GCAGACGATTATGTGTCAGTGGGTAGAGCCAACGATTATGTTTCTAGCGGCAAAGCTTCAACCTCATCTTATGGTGAAAGAATGTTATTTGACAAGGGCGACCTTGTTGCTCTTAACGATGGAGACACAATCATAGCAGGAACTAATGTTCAGTTTGCAAACGATATGGTGTCCACGGCGGCGAATCAGAGAACAGGGATAGCTGCAAACAATGCAGCAAGCAGCCAGCAAAGAGCACCAGCCCCAGCAGCCCAGGTTGCTAGCGGGCCCTCGACTGTGAATTTGATGTTAGATAGAATAAATCTTGGTAAGGTCGTTGGCGACTTGGTAGAAGAAAAGATGAGTGTTGCTACTTAATATGGAGACACAGTAAACTATTATGAGTAATACTAAGAAACCTACTGATCTACCTAAACCAGATTCGCAGGCAGATAGGCAACAAAAATCCTTACAGGGTGTTCTGGATGTTCCAAATGATCTAGGAGGTGCAATTTCATCTCTATACAATCAGGGTCTAAGAATAACGTTTACTCACGTACCAACTAGCTACTCTGTTACATTTGCCGCTATGGTAACCAGCTTTGATGATAGTTTCAATGCAGAGTTCCAAGGCACAAAAGTTTATGGTCGCATGGACCAGATCGCTGTCTACACGGGCACCACTAGATTAATTAACTTTTCGTTTGATATTGTAGCAGAAGATGAAGTCGATGCACTTTTCAACCTTGGGAAAATAAGTCGTCTTGAGAGTTTTATGTATCCAGCATATGATGGCAGCGGTGAAACTGGAACAAGCACAATTTCAGCCGCTCCTTTGATGAGGATAAAATTTGGCAACCTCATACAGGGATCTAATGCAGAAGGTCTTCTAGGGTATATAAACGTTGTCAACACTGCACCAAACTTCGAGCACGGCTTTGTTATAGACAAAGAGGGCAAAATGTATCCAAAAGGTTATACCATGAATATAACATTCAATGTTCTTCATGAACATGAACTTGGGTGGTTTAAGGATGGAGAAAACTGGAAATGGCGAGGCGATAAGAACGGGCAATACCCATATGATCGTAACCTGCCACACGGCGCAGCTTTCCAAACACCCCCAGGACAGCCAAGCCAGGCGGATTCAAATTCTACCAATAACCAGTCAGGTACACCTAGCACGGATGCCAACGCCGATGGCGTCTCGCCCGATAGTAAAAACAGGAAAGCTGACAAGATAAAGGCAGCTAAAAAGAATAAGGTTACAAGCTCTGCACTAACCCCACAAGGTCGTGTGGGCATGTATCGACCAAAGTAGGACGTAGGAGGCAGCAATGAAGAATAGATATTTCCAGAGAGAAGTCATTAGGAATGATGATGAGAACTATAAAAGAGAATTTCTAGACAACAAACGTGATGCTAAAGTGCTCAATCATTATGATACTCCTGTGTTCAGATACCCAGATACCGATGAGATAGCGCAGCTTCAGATAATAGAAGTCATTTGGGACTCGAAAGCTAGGCTATTCAATCTAGCTAACAAATATTACAATGATCCTTCCCTTTGGTGGGTAATCGCATTATTCAATCAAAAGCCTACAGAAGCTCATTTTGTATTGGGTGAGACAGTATATATACCCCTACCATTGGAACAAGTCTTAAGAATTATGAGGGCATAAGATGGCCAGCAATGATAAACAAGATAATGCAGTACTAAGAGGTAACGTACAGGCTTATTTGATAAATAGCCTGAAGATCCTTGAGCCTGCAATTCATAAGAGTAATGGCACAAAGTTCACTAAGCATCTTATCCATACTAAATTTGATCCTTGTGAGCTTGTCTCTCAATTTAATAAAACTACAGGTATCGATGCTTATATGAGAGCACTACCAGCACAGTTGAGTGGGCTGATGCCAAAGATAAGATTATTCTTGAGGCAGGGTGAAGGTACTGACGGAAAGCCTAGACCAGATGTGCCAGTTCACTTTAGCGGTCACACATCAGCCACATATAGCCAGGCAACTGAGGGCGGCAATTTAGATATATTCGCTAGCCAAGCCAAGGGTCGAGATGTGGGCATCACTAGGTTCCATGTATCGATCGACAATAAATTCAAGTTCAAATCAGTCCAAGCCAGTATGGAATTGTATTTTAAGAACATGGCAGACTTATCGCAGGGTCCTTACTTACATTTGATAAAACTGATGAAGAAGAGTGAGGCTTACAATAAAGGTGGGCAAGATAACCCCAAGACACAAATGCAAGCCTTAGCACAAGAGCGCAAAGCAATGGCAGCTAGGCTAAAGCCAGACAAGGCTGGGCGAATAAAGTTATTACCAGAAGAGAAGATAAGACCTGTCGCCAAGCGCATAGATCCAGCACCACTCAAAGCTGTGATTGGCTGGGCTACAAATAAGGGCGCAGATTTGCCACAAGATCGCACTGGTAATGTGCCAACTAAAAACTTATATAATTTCTTAGAAAGGTCAGCCCTTACGCTGCTACTCAACGTTAATAAATACAGTATTGATTTTGGTGACCAAGGTGAGATAAAGCTATCCATAGAGATGACTGGTTATGCTGATGATACCATGTCTGCAAATGAATCTAACATTTTTACAAACCCATGGAAAGTGCAAAGATCAACACCACACCATAACATTAAGAATCGTAAAGGCGACCCAATTGGTGTGACGAGCACAAAGTCAAAAAACTTGCTGCCTGTTACGGAGATATTCGGTAAGCCAATTCATGAGGTCATACTTGCAGAGTTGCCGAGGATTAGAAACGCAGGTGTAAAGGATGGGTACTTTTATAGCCTCATACAGCAAAAGAGGAATGGTCTTAAGAATGCAACTGCACTATCGAAGAATAAAGCTAGGATACGTTTAGATCCTGATATTACGCAGCACCTAATTAACATCACCAAAAAAGATATTGAAATAGTCAAGCTACAATCATCAGCAGATAGCGGTAAGGAACTTAATCATCTTCGTGAAACTTTGAGTAAGTTTAAGAAGATACATAAGAAAATTGGTGATGCTATCAAGGGCAATGTCTATAGGAATTTCTTAGAGCGTCTTGAGGCAACTGGGGGAGTGATGTCCTTCCAGGTCAGAGCTTCTGAGCTTGGAATCTCTGCTGAACTCAATGATGAAAATACAGACAAAGAATCAGTATCTTCCTCTGTTGAAACAACTGCATCAAGAGGACGGGGCTTATCTAGCCCACCAACCTTTTTGGCAGCCTCAATCAGTTCAGCAGTTTTTGACGCTGCTGGTGCATCGAGCAAGGAGTCGAGAAAAAACCAAAGAGGCGGCTTAGCTTCTGGCGTGCCCTTTACAATTTCAGCCGCAGCAGCTAAAAATAAAGACAAGGATGGAAACAGCGCCTTCATGGTGCCGATTACATTTGTTCGACTTGGGGATATACTAGATACTGCATTCCATAGTTCGGGATTCTTTACTCATAACTTAAATAAGAAAGAGGGAACATTTAGAATAGTCTTAGACACAATCCTCCTTGACTTGCCAAATGCCAAAGGACTTACCCCTTTTAGCATAGCTGATATACCAATTCAGCTAGCGGCATTTGAATACTTCTTTTTTGAGAAATATGTAAAAAGAAACGTAACCAACATACCCCTTCGTGGCTTTATAGATGATTTCATGAAATTTGTAGCTGCTGAGATGTCGAACGCAGGTCTAACTGGTGAAGGTAAATCTAAATTTGAGCCATTCATTGTCCCCTTTACAGCACCCAATGTCAACGGTAAAGCACTGAAGCCTGGAATAGAATATACGAAATCATCAATAGAGTTCAACACGAATACCACAAACCCAAGAGGATTTTCCGTCAAAAGAGAAGCCGAGGGCAGCATCAATATGGAAGACTTGAACAACTATTTGATTCTTTCCTTAGTCCAGAACCCCTCACTTCCAGGCGAAGAAAAGGTCGATAATGGTAGGGGCATATACCACTTAGTTTTAGCGGCTGGCAGAGGACCTGTAAAATCTATCAAGTTTAGCGAGATGGATGTGTCAGAGCACATCAGGACAATGAATATTCGTGACGGATCGGCAGACTTCCCAACAGTGCCACAAAACGCTACAGTTGATTTAGTTGGTGCCCCGCACTTTTGGCAGGGCCAAATGGTATACATAGATGCTGATTATGCTATGGAGAACGCCTCTATAAAAATTGGAATCGGTGGTTATTATTTTATTACCAAGGTAACTCATGATTTAAATGGTGGTGACTTCAAAACCACGCTTGATTGTCGCTGGCAGGCATATAAAGAAATTGCCCCAAAGAGTACCAGCAAGAGGAGCAATAACAAATGACCAGACCAGTGTCTTTTGGAAATAACTCGCTTGGCTCAACAGACAGCTTTAGGGAGAAGAAGGCTTACTATGAACAGGTTTTCCCTGAGGATCTTATTCCAAACCATATATCTCTGTGGGATGACAACAGGTTGTACGGCAGAGTGAACACCGACAATGAGGTTATAGCCCTTAGGGAAAGCACTCTTTCGCCGCTAAAAGCCACTAAAAACAACGCTGCCATGTTCGCACCAGGCTTTATAGCTGATGCTTTTGGTGATTTGGTTGATAAATTAGACGCTTGCCTGAAAGAGGGCAAGATAGTACCTAGAGGTCCGTTTGCTAACCTAGAAGTGACCCGTGGTTGGAGTAGCGTCAACCAAGAATACGATAGATTTATGAAAGATAAGATTTTTAGTGTCTTTGTAGAGCAATTTCTTATTTTTAGCAAGCAAAACAAGAGAATAAAGGGTTTTTCTGGATTTTTAGAAGTTTTTGGCGGCTTTTCAAAGCATTTAGGTAAATTATTGCCACTTACGAGGACAGGATTCGTTGAAAGCACTTATTGCACTCCATACACGACAGGATTAGTGATTGATATAGGCAGAGGTGACTATTCGGATGATTTTGAGAAGTCTTCAGTGTATATCAATGATCCAAACTTCCTATTCTTTGCTGATACCGTAAAACAGTTTGGATTTTTAATTGACAGGAACGCACCCTGGCGCTTGGTCGCTAATTTGGGCTCTGCTGCTATGCAACGTTATGCAGCAAAAAGCGGTCTAGAATTAACAGATAATATAACAGAAAACATTGCAATAATTCAAGATTCGATGTATAAGATAACTAGCCCTGTTGATATGAACATTTTAGCGGCGTACCTTAAAGATATGTACAATGCTTACGTAGAAAGAAATCCGTACTTGTTTGAACAGATCATAAAAGAAAATTATAAGTGCGGTTCAGTTAGCAAGGTATACGAAAGAGACCAAATAGGCGACGCTACGATGGATGAGTCGTTTGTAACGGGTAAATATAAATACCGCTGGGCTGTAAGAGGTCATTATTATATGAGGATGTTCGAGCGAGGCATAAAAATAGAACTTTATAAAGATAAGAAAAGACTTCGGCATTTATATAACATTATGGACGCAATGACGCCCCATGGTGCGCCCACTGCAAGAGGGTACAAAGAGGCGGTCAGAACCATAGAGAATGAAATAATTGGACCTTTTGCTCCGCTACCTACGAATGTGCAGGATGACGAGGATTTTGATCCATCTTCATTGATTCCAAACTATTAAAATTGAACAAAACATAAATTATGTGGTAGAAAGGGATTATGTTATTCCAAACCATAGACGATAAAAAAGAGTGTTCTGGCATCTTTCACGGTGGCAGTATGACGTACAACCCAAAAGAGTTTCCTGAAAACCTAACGAGAACATGGAAGTACACAGCATCCATGGAAGGTTATCGAGGGGTAGACTATGCAGAGATATATGTTTTAGGTCAGACCCTTGATGAGATTTGCCCTGAACATCTGGCGGATGAGTGGAAGATCGTAAAGGAAAGGATGCAAGCCTTCTTTAAGGCAAACGCTACTGCCAAGATAAGTACCTCTCAGCACTGCTTGTTTGAGCTAATCCCAGAGAAATTCCTAAAAGATCTCTGTAACATGAAAAATCTAATTAGCAATTGGGTCATAGAGAACACTAAGCGCCCGCCGAATTACAGACATCTGTTATCTACCCTAGAGATGCTTCGTGACGTTGAGGCCTATGATATCAGTATTGATCCGATGAAGGTGCGGGCTATAAAAAATGAGCCAAGTGCTAGATTGGTTCTTGAGAGACTCAACAGGGGTTACACTAAAATCAAGTACAATCTTTTCTCTACTAGGACTGGTAGGCTAACGTGTACTCAGAGATCATTCCCGATATTCACCCTGAAGAAACAACATCGAGAGATCATCGTACCCTCAAATGATCTTTTTGTTGAGCTAGACTTCAATGGTGCTGAGTTGCGGACACTGTTGGCACTCAGCGGGCAGGAGCAACCAACTGGTGATGTCCACGATTGGAACGTAAAAAACGTTTTTGATAGCCAAGTTTCACGAGAAGAATCAAAAGTATTGTTCTTTTCCTGGCTGTATGGGTCTAACTCGGAAGAACTGAAAAAGTGGAGAAATTCGCTAGCAAAGGTTTATGATACCAAAGCACTGAAATCTAAACACTTAGATGTTAATTTAATTATGACTCCCTACCACAGAGAGATACCAGTCAGCGAGCGTTTATTTACCAACTACCTAATACAATCTACAACTGCTGACTTATGTTACGAGCAGTTTAGGAAGGTTTGGGATATTGTCAAGGGCAGCAGCAGCGAAGTGGCGTTCGTCCTACATGATGCTATTGTCATAGACCTATCGCTAGCTGATCGCCCACTGATAGAAAAAATGATGAATACAATGGCGCAAACTAGATATGGTCAGTATGGAGTCAATGTTAGTGTTGGCAAAAACTATGGTGATATGAGGAAGACAAAACTTGGCTTATAGAATACTAGGATTGGGTGACGCAGCTTGTAAAACAGCAGAAGCTTTTAAGAGCGAAAAGAACTATTTGGTTGACACAATCAGCGATGAAGCACTAGGTGGTCATGCTGATATGGAGACATACGAAAAGAAGTTTGATTCTAAGAATTTGACAAAAGTTTTTAGAAAATATAGGAAGAATGATGAAGTAATGATCATCATCAATGGCTCATCTGCATCTAACGGAAGCTTCTTGAGGGTTGCGGAGATGATCAAGCGTTGTTCATGTTCAATACTTTTCCTTTCTCCGAGCTTGACTTGGTGCAGCCCAACAGAAAAAATAAACAATAAGATAACATTTGGTGTCCTACAGGAGATGACTCGCTCTGGTCAATTTGAACGGTTTTACATGATTTCTATGGAGGAGATGGAGAAGCATATAGAAAAGGTTTCCCTCAAGGAAATAGAGTCAGAACTAAACAATAAAATATATTCTCTGATTAGCATGTTGATATACATGGATCACGTAACTCCTGATCGATCAAATTATGAGGTCACTAGGCAATCCACTAGAATTGCGAGCTTGGGTTATTTTTCTGATGCGGGAGAGGATCACCTTCTTTACCCACTTGAAGAGTCCGATGTAAAGGAGAGGATATACTACTTTGGAATCCCAGAGGAAGACTTTACAACGTCCGTACTCATGGAAATAAAGAACCACCAGACTCTTAAATTAGCTCAGAATCCCAACACATACTTCAAAGCATACTCTATGAAAGGCGATACGAGTGTTAGGTATTCTTTGTACTTAACGGATATTCCACAATCCACACCCTATTTATAAAAGAGCGAGAAGTCTCAACATATAAGAGGTAAAGTGATAATGGATAGAGGAGTTTTGCTAGCTACGTTTGTACGTGGCGAAGAAGAAGAGATAGACAAAGCAATAGAGAAAATATTAGATACGGTCTCTTTGACGAATAAATTTATCTTTGTGCTGTCGCAAAAGTCTGATCCTAAAAAGAAAATCATAACATATAATTCATCCTTGCAGGGACAAGCAGTCATCAAGAATGAATATTACACCATCAGAGTACATCGCAAGAAGAAGACTAATACTCTTTATACGATCAACGGGCTCAACCTCGCTATCGAAGCAGAGCACGGCGGCCAGCGTGGCAAGCACCTAAAGCTGGACTGGGAAAAATATAGAAGTCATGTTATAGTTTCACACGGTAATGCCCTCAAGGCAATCCCAGTGATCCTAGAGAAGATACTCGAAATCAAATTCGACTAAAACTATTATAACAATAAGAATATATTTCTCTTTACAAAGAGAACAACCTGAAGTATACTTACTATATGGAAAACGGTAAACTAACAAAGCGAGCTATGGCATTTCTTAGTGGGTATTATTTTATACTTATTTTCTTGACAGCTTGCATTTTTTATGACATAGTAGTAACTGAAGTCACGGGATTTACCTTTGGATACATCTTTGCCATATTCTATTTTATATACAGACTCAAGGCTGTGCGTCAGCTTCTTGAAGACAACGATCACTACAACTAACTGCATTGCCAGTAAAAACAAAAAAAGATTTTAAAAGCGTTACACACCGTAAAAAGTGTGCTAATATGGTCTCAAGGTCAACTAACCAGTAAAGGAGAAATACAATGGGTATTGACTTAAGTAAGATGCGGCAGAAGCACTCTGCCTTGACTAATAAGGGTGGCGGTTCAAACGACACCTTTTGGAAACCAGAAGAGGGGACACAGACTATTCGTATCGTTTGTCCGAAGGATGGCGATCCATTCCGTGACTACCTCTTCCATTACCGCATGGGCGCTGATAACAACACCAGCATGATTAGCCCACGCACCTTTGGTCGGGTCGATCCGATCGCTGAGTTCGGCAATCAGTTGTGGAACGAAGGCACGGAAGCTTCCAAGCAAGAGGCTCGGAACTTCTTCCCTCGTATGCGAGTATTTGCACCCGTCGTCGTTCGTGGCGAAGAAGAAAAGGGTGTTCGTATTTGGGGCTTCTCAAAGACCACTTATGAGTCTTTGTTGAACGTCGTGCTTGATCCAGACTATGGTGATATCACTGATCCACATTCGGGTACTGATCTTCGTTTAGAGTATGGCAAGAAGGCAGGACAAATGTATCCTACCACGGAGATCCGCCCAATGCGCAAGACGTCTAAGCTTATGAAGACTGACAAGGAGATCGATACGATCTTGGAAACCATGCCTGTCTTCGCTGAAGTCTTCCCAGAGACTTCGACTGAGGATGCACAAAAGCTTCTCGATCAGACGCTTGAGGGTGGCAGCACGGACGTTTCAGAGGGCACTACCAAGTATGGCGGTAAGGCTGAGACGGAAACCAACGACATCGATAAGGCTTTTGACGAGCTTCTGGCGTAGTTGACCTTCGCTAATCCGCAGGGAGGCACGGGATTACAGGTGCCTCACCCTTCGGGGATAATACTTTATAAAGGAGAATAGTATAATGACTACTAGTAAAACAATCAACGTTCACTACGTTGGCACTTTCGATGACGGAGCGGTCTTTGATGATTCAAAGAGCAGAGGCGCTGCACTGCAAGTCGAAGTTGGCACTGGGCAACTAATCCCAGGCTTTGAGAAGGCTGTTTCAGATATGAAGGTCGGTCAAACTAAGAAGATTCGTCTTCGACCAGAAGAAGCTTATGGACCCACTAACCCAACTCTTATTCAAGAAGTTGGTAAAGAATCGTTTGACGAGAACTTCAACTTTCAGGTTGGTGAGTATGTGTCTGGCCAAGGGGAGAATGGAGAACCTGTAACTGCACAGATTGTCAACGTTGAAGATACTAAGGTAACTCTTGACTTCAATCATCCGATGGCTGGCAAGAACCTTAACTTTGAAATTACAGCAGTAGAATCTTAGTGTATAATATCAGTACTAGGAGGTATGATGGCAAAAACTAATGTACTTGTAAATGATTTGAGGAACTCCCTCAATAAACAAGCAAAGCATACAATCGCTTATGACTTACACGGTGAAAATCCCACAGAAGTCAAGACTTGGATCTCTACAGGGTCTACAGTCCTCGATTTAATTATCTCTAACCGAGCAGACGGTGGGGTACCAGTAGGAAAGATCACTACTATTGCAGGCGAATCGCAGAGCGGTAAAAGCTTAATTGCGACACATATCTTAGCAAACACCCAGAAGAAGGGTGGAATCGCTATCTATATTGATACCGAGAACGCTAGTGATCCTGGGTGGATGGTGAACCTAGGTCTTAGTACTGACGAGGATTTCCTATACCTGCAAACACAAACCCTAGAGGACACCTTCCAGGCAATTGAAAATGTTATTGCTAATGTAAGACAGAAGGCTCCAGATCGTTTGGTTTGTATTGTATGGGATAGCGTGGCGGCAACCCCAGCACGGGCAGAGGTCGAGGGCAGCTATGACCCCAACTCTCAAATCGGTGTATCAGCACGAGTTATCGCTCGTGGTCTACGCAAGATTACCGAGATGATTGGTCAACAGAAGATCGCTCTTGTTTTGACTAATCAACTCAAGACAAACATTGGACAAATGTTTGGAGATACGAGAGTTGAACCAGGCGGTAAGGGACTACCCTACCAGGCCTCTGCCCGTGTATGGCTTACTAGGCACACAGGTAAAGCTAACGGGATTATCACCAATGACCAAGGAGCACTTATCGGCTACAGAACCTCAGCCCAGATTGTAAAGAATCGGTTTGGACCACCTAACAGGACCTGCGAGTTTGATGTGTTATTCGACCTGGCAAATAATAAAGTTGGTGTTGATGACGAGGGTTCTTGGCTCAAGGTTGTTGCTGGTACAGATGGCTGTACCCGAGCGGGCGCATGGTATACACTAAAGTATACTGACGGTGAGGAGAAGAAGTTTCAGAAAACTGACTATCCACGCCTAATAAAAGATGAAAGATTTCGCAGTAGAATCCTTGACGTTCTACACAATGAACTTATTATTGGATATGATCAAAGTGTAGACACCAGTGTGTCGCCGAAATAAGTTTCTTAGCGCAGCTATCAGAAAGATAGACTCTTCCAACTCTGATTATAGCGTCCAGCACAGACATGCTGCCGTTATTGTCAGAGGGGGAAGAGTTTTATCTTCTGGGGTAAACAGGATCAAGACGCATCCTAATGCTGTGGTGGAAGACGAAGACGGCGAGATGGTCTGCAAGTCTATACATGCCGAGATGGACGCTATCTCCAGAGTGAAGAATAAAGAGCAGCTTAAAGGTGCTACTATCTATGTCGCCAGGAAAGGCAGAAGTGATCAGATTGGCATGTCGCTACCGTGCAGTATGTGCCAAAGAGCTTTAGAAGCGCACGGCTTTCGCAAGGCAGTGTTTACAACAGAGCACGATCATGGAGTAATATATTTTGGAGGTGAAGAATGAAGGGTTTTATTATGCTGGAGATGCCAAGGCATATCAAGATTGCGGTACCAATTGAAGACGATGGGCAGATTTGCGCATTTACATTGAAAAACATGAGAGACCGAGCTTGGAACATAGTAGCAAATTTGGAGTATGAAGATGATCGACGTGACGCATAAAAGATTATTACTAATCGATGGCATGAACAACTTTATTAGATCTTATGTGGTGAATCCTAGCTTAGATGCTAACGGTTCCCATATTGGTGGAATGGTGGGGTTCATCAATTCACTCAAGAAAGCTATGTCTGAAACCAAACCTGACGCTGTAATCATAGCGTGGGAAGGCGCTAACGGCTCTCGTAAGCGTAAAGAAATAAATAAAGATTATAAGGCGGGACGTAAGCCACCACGTCTCAATCGAGAATATAAATTCACTGCCGAGGAAGAGGCAGAAAATAAGTTACAACAACTTCTCATGCTGATTGAATATCTTGAGAAGCTGCCAGTATTACAGTTGTCGCTAGACGATATCGAAGCGGATGACGTTATAGCTTGGGCTACAAAGTCTAATCACTACGCAGAATATCAGAAAATTATCTACTCAAACGATAAAGATTTCCTTCAGCTATGCGATGATAAGACTATCTTATACAGCCCTACAGCTAAAAAGGTTCACAATAAAAACTCCATTGTGGAGGAGTTTAAGATCCACCCTAGGAATTTTGCTATCGCTAAAGCAATCGCTGGGGACAAGTCAGACAACATCATGGGTGCTCCACGAGTCGGTATGGCCACCGTGGCAAAGAGGTTCCCGTTCCTGTGTGAGGATAAAGATTATATTTTACAACAGGTGTTTGACTTCTGTGAAGAGAAGGCAAGAGAGTCCACGAAACAGCCACAGGTTTATGGCACTATCTTGGAATGTTCAGGAACACTAAAAGACAATTATGATATTGTACAGTTGTATGAGCCGATGATTTCCCTTCAGGGTCAACAAAGATTATCAGAAGCAGTCAGCGATTTTACACCAGAACTACAAAAGAATGATTTTAGAATGTCTTTGTTGAAACATGGGATCAGCGGTATTAGCGTAGATAACTTATTTCAAGCTTGTATGCAAATTGTAGTAAACAAATAGTAGCATTTGGGGTATTGTAGTATACCCAGGAGAATAGCATGACCGACCAAAGGTTAACAGAAGAAGATAGTTTTTCTAAGTTTGGGAAAAGTTTCCAAGAAAAGTTAGGTAAGCTGGTCTTGCTTGATCGCTCCTTTGCCAATCAAATGACCGAAGTACTAGATATCAAGTTTTTAGAGCTTCGCTACTTGCAAGCATTCGTAGAGCTAGTCTTTCAGTACAAAGAGAAGTATGGGGTTCATCCTACATTTGAAACTATGGTTTCGGTGATTAGAACTGAGATGGACGATTATCCTGATGTGGTACGCAAGCAGGTGATTGAATACCTATCTAAGCTCAAAACTGATCAAATAAGTGATGAAGATTCTGACTTTGTAAAAGAGAAGTCACTTGACTTCTGCAAGAAGCAAAAGCTCAAAGAAGCCATTCTTAAATCGGTCGGCTTGTTGCAAACATCTTCTTTCAACGAGATTCATAAGGTTATTGATACGGCACTCAAGCTCGGTCTAGATGACAGCCATGGTCACGACTTCGTTCAGGATTTTGAACAAAGATATATCATGAAAGCCAGAGATCCTGTTATTACCGCCTGGGAAGAGGTTGATAATATCACCAGAGGTGGTCTTGGTAAGCGTGAGCTTGGTGTGGTTATTGCCCCAACAGGCGCTGGCAAATCAATGGCTTTGGTTCACCTTGGAGCTATGGCAGTTGCTATGGGCAAAACTGTTATGCACTATACGCTAGAATTGGCTGAAGGTGTAGTCGGTATGCGCTATGACTCTTGTCTTACTACGATTCCACTGTCGAACCTTCATGACCACAAAGATAAGATTAAAGAAAAAATTACTACTCTAGATGGGCAGCTAGTTATTAAAGAATATCCTACAAAGTCTGCAACTACAAAGACTTTGGAGTCGTCCCTAGAAAGGCTCCGACAAAGAGGCATTGAACCTGAACTGGTTATTGTCGATTATGCTGATCTATTGCGCCCTGTGACTACTAATTACAGGAGCGAGCACCGCCATAATATCGAAGGTATTTATGAAGAACTGAGAGGCATCGCTCAAAAGTTTGACCTACCAGTCTGGACAGCCAGCCAGACCAATCGAAGTGGGTTGAATGCGGAGGTTATTACAATGGAATCAATTAGTGAGGCTTTCAATAAATGCTTTGTCGCTGATTTCATTTGCACCATCTCCAGAACAGCAGAAGATAAGGTTGAAAACGGTGGACGAATGTTCATTGCGAAAAACAGGAATGGTCCTGACGGCATCGTGTTCCCTATGGAAATTGATACTAGCAGAGTCAAGCTTAGGGTTCTGAAAGCTCAAGAAGGTTCGGATCTCAACTCGGTAGTCTCAAGGACCCAGGCGGAACAAAAGCAACATCTTCAAGATAAGTATCAAAAGTATAAAACTAAGAAGAGGAAGCTGAGTGATGCAAATGAAAGCCAGAAGGCCCAAAGCAACACTGGCAAGCATTCTAGTCTGAGTAAAGAAGAATTTAGAAAACTTGCTAACAAGCAAGCAACCCAATAAATATATTATAACAAGGAGTGACACATCGATGCCCGAGCCAGAATTATCAAACAAGATCCTATCTGATATAACAGTTTACATGAAGTACGCCAGGTTTTTACCTGAAGATCAACGTAGGGAAACATGGTCAGAGTTAGTTACTCGGAACATGAATATGCACATCAAGAAGTATCCTAAACTGGAGGGTGAGATTCGTGAGAAGTATCAGCTTGTTTATGACAAGAAGGTTCTTCCATCGATGCGCTCTATGCAGTTTGGGGGGAGACCAATTGAGATCGCTCCCAACAGGATCTTCAACTGTGCCTATACACCAATAAATGATTGGCGTGCTTTTGGCGAGACAATGTTTCTCCTATTGGGTGGCACTGGTGTGGGCTTTTCAGTCCAAAATCACCACATTGAGGAACTACCAGAAATTCGTAAACCTAACCCAAAAAGAACTCGGAGGTACTTGATCAATGATAGTATTGAAGGATGGGCTGATGCCGTTAAATATCTTATGCGTAGCTACTTCTATGGCGGCTCGAAATTACGATTTGATTTTAGTGATATTCGCCCTAAGGGTGCTCGCCTTGTAACATCTGGCGGTAAAGCCCCAGGACCGCAGCCTTTACGTGAGTGCCTAGTGAAGATTGAGGGCTTATTGAGTGAGAAGAGCGACGGCGATAATTTAAGCTCGATTGAGGTACATGATATCATTTGCCATGTGGCTGACGCTGTATTGGCAGGCGGAATCCGTCGAGCCGCCTTGATTTCTCTGTTCTCAGCCGACGATGACGAGATGATCGCAGCGAAGTCAGGCAACTGGTGGGAGATTAACCCACAGCGAGGTAGAGCGAACAACTCCGTCGTTTTATTGCGGCACAAGGTTGATAAAGAGTATTTTATGAATCTATGGGAAAGGATCAAGGCATCAGGCGCAGGAGAGCCTGGTTTTTATCTCTCGAACGATAAAGACTGGGGTACAAACCCATGCTGTGAAATTGCTCTTCGACCACACCAGTTCTGTAATCTAACAGAGGTTAATGCTAGCAATATCAAAAGCCAAGAAGATCTAAATGAAAGAGTCCAGGCAGCAGCCTTCATCGGCACGCTCCAAGCAGGCTATACGGACTTTCATTATCTACGACCAGTCTGGCAACGCAACACGGAAAGAGACGCACTTGTTGGTGTTTCCCTGACTGGCATCGCTTCAGGTCGTGTGCTTGCAGACGGTATATCCCTAAAAGAAGCATCTCAGAATGTAAAGAAAGAGAACGTTAGGGTAGCCGAACTTATTGGTATTCGCTCGGCGTCTCGCACCACCTGTGTAAAGCCTGCTGGCACCACGAGTTTGACCCTGGGAACCTCCAGTGGCATCCACGCCTGGCACAACGATTATTATATTCGGCGGCTTCGTGTGGGTAAAAATGAAGCAATTTATACGCACCTATCAGTTCATCACCCTGAGCTTGTGGAGGATGATTACTTTAGACCTCACGATACAGCCGTTATCAGTATCCCACAAAAAGCCCCTGATGGATCAATCCTAAGAACAGAGTCAGCATTGGATTTGTTGAAAAGAGTCAAGAAGGTGACAAAAGAATGGATTCGCCCTGGGCACCGAACAGGGCAGAACACTCACAATGTTTCGGCAACTATCTCAATCAAGAATGATGAATGGGAAGAGGTCGGCGAATGGATGTGGAAAAACAATGTTAGCTATAATGGCCTAAGCGTTTTACCTGACGACGGTGGCTCTTATGTCCAGGCACCATTCGAGAATTGCACTAAGGAACAGTATGAAGAAATGGTCAAGTCTCTAACCTCTTTGGACCTCACTAAAATTGTTGAGTTTGACGACAACACAGATCTCAAGGGTGAGGCAGCTTGTGCAGGCGGACAGTGTGAAATTACTTAACATTCTAATCAGAGTAAAGTAATATATAAAATATAGAAAGGAGCCCGTTATGGCTACCCTAAACTTTATTATGCCTGAAAGCCTGAAAGAAGGTTTTTGTGCACGCCAACCAAAGCAGAACAAGATCAAGCATAGCTGGCTTCCCTCTGGGCGCACTCGTGCTCTCCCAGAGGGCAATGTTGCTGTAGAGTGCTACTGCAAGCACTGCAACGAGCGTGAATGGAGCACAGTAACACAGACACAATTTATAATGCTTACCGAGCAATGGAGAGAATTATCATGAAGCCAGTTAACAGAAGACTGATGGTAGAACCCTACGAAGAGCAACAAGACACGGGATCATTTATCATTCCAGAAGAATACCAAGAGAAGTCTCATATAGCTTATAAAATTACCGCTACCTCTACTGATTGTAGTCTAGGGTTGAACGTGGGTGATGTAGTGGTTGCGCACAGTACCGACCCAGAAATTATTCACTATGAGGGCAGGCAATACCATCTGTTGTTAGAGAATCGTGTGGTTTGTGTTACTGGCTAATCGCCCATACATAGATCGTCAAATATTTGCCTTATCTGCAAGAACACTGTCTCAGAGTTGACAGCGGGAGTGAATAGCCTTCGGTGCTCTCCGTGAACACAAGCTAGGAATGTGTTTTGGTGTGGTCGTAGGGCAAAAACAAAAAGCTCAAAAAGATCGTCTTGGGCAATCGCAGAGATCTCTGCACAGTCTTTTCCTAAGACAGATTGAGCTACCTCATCAGTCATCGTTATAATTACCTTTTGTGCTTCAGCCCTCCAGTTGAAAGGGTAGAGAGTCATCGACCAGAACATTGTGTCAATGGTTGGCTCCACCCCAGAACTCTGTATCATCCTGGCGGCTTCTAAGATCTCCAGGAATTCATCAGCAGCGACAAAATCAGAAACCATCCTTGCATACTGATGAGCAGGTCTTATCTCGCCATTGCCTGCGGTACCTACAGCAACCAGTCCAAATCGAAATGTGCTCGTTATTGGGTCGTCTAAAAGGGGAGCGATACCCTGTATCATTGACTCTATCTCTTGGTCAAATGAGCCAGATACGTCGATAACAAAAACCAAATCTACACCACGAGTATCGAACCCCTCATCGACTACCCCATCGCAATCGTTATCCCTGTTATCACAAATTTCAATACTAGGTAGTATCTGTCCATCACAGGGAACATTGAAGCTTCCATCCGTACAATATCGAACACCAGCACGGCACTCGCCTACTGCCATTGTACCTTCTGGGCCTTCGTAACATACGATGGCTGTAGAATTTGCTATTCCCTCATCTGTTGTCCCGTTGCAATTATTATCTAAACCATCACAGATTTCATCAGAAGGACCAACGTGCCCACTACAATAAACAGTTCCATTATCGCAAGTCATGACCCCAATGTTGCATATGCCTACCCCATAGTTTGCACCCTCTACAAAGCCGCATAACTGACTCTCCTCGGGATAAGTCTCATCTATTACGGAATCACAATCATTGTCTATCCCATCACAAACTTCTTCTGAGGGTCCCATAGCTCCAACGCATTCAGACCAGCCACGAAAATCGCATGTCCTCAAGCCGTAGGAGCACTGACCTGCTCGATCGGGTACGGGGTCTGTGTCAGCTTGAGGATAATCTATCCCTTCATGGTTACACAATACTTGTTCACCAGGGCGACACTCAAGTGGTACTAGTTCCTCGTCCTCAATGCACGCCTGGCAGGAGCTTAGTAGAACTATCAGTAATAGTTTAGTTACTTTATCCATTCGGCTACGCTCTCTAAGCAAGCCTTCTGGTCATAAAAAAGTTTCATTTTGAACATCTCACTACCAAGCCAGCTAAAAGATAATTGTTTTGCTGGTAGGGTATCGGGAATGTCCGCACTTAATATAATAGGAGGGTTTGCCTCCATTCCTGGCATTGCGAATGCTAAAAGTAATTGGTTTCCTTTTGAGGCTTGTATTACGCCTTTGATGACCCCGACTTTAGTAGCTGATGGTATCCCAATGGCAATACGGGTCATGACGTTATCACCAGTATCTAAGGTGTCTAGGGTCTGGATAACCCACAAACAATTACGTTGCTGACCTTCTAAATAATATGTTGTTTGTTTAGGAATTATAATTTGCGGAGTAGGTTCGGCAAAAATAAGAAAAGATAATAGAGTCCCAAAAGAGATTAGAAAAAGTGTTAGAGCTAATACTTTTGTTCTTTTAGACATCCTTGCATGTTACTTTGCTTCCCCAGCATAGGTTACGAAAGGAAGTTTAGTTATCTCCTTATGTAGGGGTTTGTGAGTTTCTATATCCATAAACTTCACACCCTTTACAAGAGTAACTAGAACTTGCTTGGTAATATTTACATCGTCTTTGGTATATTTCCAACGACCCTCAGTAGCCTCTTTCCAAGCCTGTTCAATAACCAAAGAAGCCCTCTTCTGGTTAGCGACACTGACGTTATTCCCGAGAGAAGCCGAAGGAGCCAGTAGTAAAAACGATATTATTGATATGATTGATAGTAATTTCATAACTTGTTAGAATCCCACCTTTGAACACAGAAGTGTCATAAACATTCGTAACTAGTCAACAAAACACCAAAATGCCTCATATTTACTACATGAGAGTAAAAATACCAATACTAAGATTAGCCACTCTGCTGGTGTTATTTCAAATGGGTTGCATGGGTGGATGCTATTCTACCAAGCAATCCCTTACAGAAACTGCCCAGCCTAACGAGAGAATGCCATTTGCTTCATTCGTGCGTGTAGAGGCTACCCATGCCATTCAAGCATGTCAGACGATAACAGACAAGGATGGCAAAAAAGGTGAGAAATGCACAGTCGGTGCTGTTAGATATACTTCCTCAGGGGCTATCATAGGTCATAGTGATGTAGACCCTACGATAGCGTATGCTTTGACAGCGGGTCACTCTTGTCAGAAGAAAATAAAAGATAAGAAAATTGATGGCTTCTCCTTGACTACAGTGGCTAGTACATACGTTACACTATCTTATCGGGGTGTTCTAAAGGGGGCAGAGATTGTTGCATATGATATGACCGCTGATGTATGCGTGCTGAAGGTTACTGGTTACAAGGCTCGCCATCGCCCTAGGGTAATACCAATCTCTAAGAAGATGCCAAGAATGGGCGAGAAGGTATACAACCCAGCAGCACCAAGGGGCATATTTGGACCAGGGATGCTGCTTATGTTCGATGGCTATTATGCTGGCGTAGGATACAAAAGTTATATGTTTTTCACATTACCCACAAAGCCAGGGTCTAGTGGGTCACCTATCCTTAATGCAAAGGGTGAATTGGTGTCAATGATCTTTGCAGGCTTCCCAGCTATGGAGAGTGTAGGTCTAGGATCGAACCTGAATTCAATACGTACATTTGTGATTGATACAGTAGTCTCTTCGGAAATGGACCTGTGGGCAAGAAAGAACATGAGCTTGGACTCTACAGAAATAAAAACCATTGAGCCCCCGAGACCGTGATGCCGCCCATGAACGATAGAGAACGGGAAGCTTACAGAAGGATGAAAGAGAACGCTTATGCTTCTGTTCAAGATCAAGAGCCACAGTTTTATGACGTCACACCAGAGCCAGTATCAAAGCCAAACTATCTTTCTGCGGCTATGTGGACATCAGTAGTAGCCATAATAGTTTGTGCTGTTTTTATGGGATTCTTGCTTTATCTTTATAATCAGATAAATTTAGAAGAGAATTTGCATAAAGCTGCAAGCCACGCAGTGCTTAATCTGGAGAGAGTAATCACTCAGCAGAGCAATGATATAAATAAACTAAAAGAAGAGAATAAGAAAATTCATAATCATCTGAAGTTTTGGCAGCCAATTGAATGTAAGCCAAAAGAAAGATGGATAATACCAGGTTACGGGCTACCCGAAATACCTGTGCGAAAAGATGACAAAAATAAAATACAAAGGTATGGTGACTTTCAATGCTTCTCTTATTAGTAATAATATTATCATTAGTTTTCATTCATGAGTTGGGGCATTATGTTGTCGGTCGATTATGCGGCATCGGCATCAAAGAGTTCTCAGTGGGCTTTGGACCGAAAATTTTTTCATTCAATGCATTTGGCAACAAGTGGTCTCTTGGTATATTGCCTCTTGGCGGCTATGTTAAGTTCGAGGGAGAAGAGGATTATAATAATGCAACAAGGAATCCTAGATCCTTTTGGGCGGTACACCCACTTAAAAGAATGATAACTGCTTTAGCAGGACCCGTCACTAACCTCGCCCTACCTTATGCTATATTCTTTTTGTACCTTTGGGGAATGCCTTGGCCAGATGTGAAGGCACCAGATGGTTCAAACGTGGGCACGGTTAGTGCGCCATACGCTTGGAAAGCAAGTGTTGACACAACACACAAGATGTATTATACTATATACAAGGCAATAGATGTGATCAAGGAAAGAGGGGTGTCAGTAAAAGACGTTGGCGGACCCGTAGCTATCTATGAGATCACAGAGCAGGCACAGGCAAGATCAACCCAAACTAAAGACAATGGCTTTATATATCAGTGGATAGCTTTCTTGAGTATTAACTTAGGTTTAATTAATTTGTTACCAATCCCTTTACTAGATGGCGGACATGTGGTATTCTCTATAACAGAGGCAGTCATGGGGCGAAAGGTCAAGTACAAAACTCGTACTTGGTTGTCCTATGTCGGTTTAGCATTTGTGGTAGGAATAATGGCATTAGCAATCACTTCGGACATAGGAAGGTTGATCGGATAACATGAACATCGGCGACGTTGTTTGGCAAGACCATAACGGTTTATTGAGACTCGGCATAATTAAAAGTATTGCAGAGGGCGATGACTCATGGTCTAGCCTTAGGATAGATTGGGTGGAAGACGATATGTATGAGTATTGGAATCAGCCCGAACACAGGAAAGAAATTTACCGAGGAGATGAGGTCAGAACAGTTTGCAAGAACAGATTAAACAAAATCGTTACTGCTGCTTTGTTGTAGACCCATGGAGGAAATGAAAATGTCAGATGAAGAAAATAAAGTATCGGACGAAGAATTGCCAGATGACTTAATTCCTAAGCCACCTTCAAAGTTGGCACCTAGAGGGATTACTAGTTTCACAGTATATCGCCAGGCAGACGAAACAGGAGTCTCAGGCGAAGGCGTGGTAATCGAGGGAGTGAAGATGGCAACAGGTCAATGTGTTGTCCATTGGCTTTATCCTCCACCCCGTGGCGGTATCGCTATCTTTGATAGTATGAGCGACTTCGTGAAGGTTCACATTGAACCACATCCAGCCAATCAGACGATCATCACATATCAAGATGGCACCAAAGAAGTCTTCGGTAAAAAAGAAGAGCTTGACAAATCCGAAGAAGAATAGTATAATATAAAAAAGCAAAGTAAAGGTTGCACATGACAAAACGAATCGAGAGCAAGATTCCTTTTGTGGGACTCCACGCCCACTCAGGACTTTCCCCGTTTGATGGCTTAGGTATGCCAGGCGAACATATGGACTTCGCCTTTGAGAATGGGATGAACGCCCACTCGCTCACAGACCATGGTCATATGAACGGGCTATCATTTCAGGTTGAGCATCTTAAGAAGATGCGTGAGGAAGGTAAGGAGTTCAAAGCCATCTACGGTTGCGAGGCTTACTTTATTAAGTCGCATAAGAAGTGGCGGCAGCAGTACGAAGAACATAAAGCCAACAGCAAGCGCCAGAAGAAAGAAGAGTTTGCTATGGTTGTCGAGGATGAGAACAGGCAAAAGAAGTTCAACCCCCTCAACATCCGCAGGCACTTGGTCATCCTAGCGCAGAACCAAGTCGGTTTGAATAATCTATTCAAGCTTGTATCGGACAGTTACCGTCCCGAGAATTTTTACCGTTACCCCCGCATTGACTTTGAGATGTTGGACAAGCATAATGAGGGGTTGATCGTCAGCAGTGCTTGCATGTCGGGACCGCTCTTTGGGGACTTTTGGAAACACCGTGATCCAGTCACACACGAGTACGACGCAGATATGGTTTTAGCATCGATGCGCCAGACGATCGGTGAGTTTCAAGACATCTTTGGTGATAGGTTCTATGGGGAGATCCAGTGGAACGATATTTCCGAGCAGCACATTGTCAACGATCTAATCATCCAAGCTTGCACAGAGATGGGCGCAGAGGTTATCAGTACATCCGACAGTCACTACCCACGACCAGAGTTGTGGAAGGACCGTGAGATGTATCGCCGCATTGGGTGGGGAGGTAAAGCTCCTTATGAAGATCAGGACGCCCATCGACTACCAGAATCGGTAGAGGAGATCGGCTACGAGTTGTATCCTCGCAACGGTGATCAGATGTGGGAGGCATATGAGAAATATGCAGGGCGATCTAAGATTGAGTATGATGACAGCTTTGTCCGTGCCAGCATCGAGCGCACACATCATATTGCATACGATCGGATTGAAGACTTCCTTCCAGATAGTCAGGTGCGGTTGCCAGACTTTGTTGTTCCAGAGGGCACGACAGCGATGGAAACACTAACAAGGCAGGCTTTGAAGGGACTAAAGGAGAAAGACCTAAAAGATCCAGAGTATGTCGAGCGGCTCAAGTATGAGTTGTCTGTCATCAAGGACCGTGGCTTCGCCCAATACTTTTTGACTATGAAGGCTATTAGCGATAGGGCACAAGAGGAGATGCTTGTTGGTCTCGGGCGAGGCTCGGCAGCAGGATCGTTGCTATCCTACGTCCTAGACATTACCCAGGTTGATCCGATCAAGTACAGCCTTCAGTTCGAGAGGTTCTTGACCAAGGGCGGCAAAGGCTATCCCGATATTGATTTCGATGTTGAGGAGCCAATGCAACTCAAGGAGCAGCTAGCAGAAGAGTGGGGCAAGCTCGGCGTCAACGTCGTACCAATTAGCAACTTCAATACACTACAGTTGCGCTCACTTATCAAGGACATTGGCAAGTTCTATGGCGTCCCCTTTGCAGAGGTGAATAAAGTTACGGGCGTCATGATGAGCGAGGCTACCCCCAAGGCTAAGGCAGCGCACGGACAAACAGCGGGCGTTTATGTTCCAACGTTTGATGAGGTAAAAGAATATAGCGAAACGCTTCAGGAGTTCTTTGATAAGTATCCGCATATTGCTACACATGTTGATAACCTGTTTGGTAATGTCCGCAGTGTTAGTAGGCACGCAGGCGGTATCGTAGTGGCAGAGAATCTAGATAAGCATATGCCATTGATCAACTCAGGTGGCGTGATGCAGACTCCATGGAGCGAGGGTCAGAACGTTCGACACTTGGAACCGCTAGGGTTTATTAAGTTTGACTTGCTTGGGCTATCAACTCTCCGCATGATCTCGGGAGCAATTCGCCACGTCTTGAAGCGCCACCACGGTATTGAAGATCCAACGTTTGAGCAGGTACGTGCCTTCTACGACGAGCAACTTCATCCTAATGTGATTGACTTTGATGACCAGGCAGTCTGGGAGAACATCTTCCATAAGGGCAAGTGGGCAGGCGTCTTTCAAATGACTAGTGGACCTGCACAGGCCTTCTGTCAAGAAGCCAAGCCAGAGTCACTTATGGACTTTGCAGCCATCACGGCGATCTTTAGACCAGGACCTTTGTCGGCAAAAGCAGATCAGATGTATATCGCCAACAAGAGTAATCCAGATCAGGTAGTATATAAGCACCCGCTTATTGAAGAAGTGCTAGGGGATACATACGGACTGTTAGTGTTCCAAGAGCAGTTGGCTATGCTGGCTCACAAGCTGGGAGACAACATCACACTAGACGAAGGGAACCTCCTCCGCAAAGTTCTTACTAAGCGTGGTACGGGCAAGGACAGTGTAAGAGAGAAGATCTATGCTAAGTTCCTCAAAGGTTGTAATGATAAGGGACTATCGGAGCAGGTTGCTAAAGACCTTTGGGCAAAGATGGTATTCTTCTCAGGCTATGGCTTCAACCTGTCACACGCAGTTTCGTATGGGGCAGTGTCGTTCCAGTGCGCTTGGTTGGCACATTACTATCCGACCGAGTGGATCGCAGCGTTCTTAGATAAAGAACCAGAAAAGCGCAAGATGGCAGCAATCAACACAGCTAAGAAGTTTGGGTTCAATATTGTTCCTGCTAGCATCAACAAGTCAGGGATGGTTTGGGAGATTGACGCCGACGGCAAGAACTTGATCCAACCATTGACTGCGATCAAGGGCTTGGGCTCAACAGCCATTCAGCAGATCCTAGATAATCGACCCTTCAACAAGATTGAAGAGTTTATTTTCAATGAAGACATTACGTACTCCAAGCTCAACAAGAAGGCGTTGGACGTCCTAGTGCGCAGCCAGGCGCTCAATGAGTTGATGGATGATCGCTTCACAGGCATGAAGCACTTTTGGTCTTCTGTGGCTGTCGATCGTCCACGCAAGGAGAAGAACCTAAATGAAAATATCGAAACATATAAAGATGAAGGTAGCTTCACAAAGGAAGAAAAGATAGAGCATCTAACGACTCTAACAGGTATCTATCCTATTGACCTTATCATGGATGACTTTACACGGGAGTCTCTTATGAACAAAGGCTGCCCACCGATTTCCGAGTATGATCCAGAATTGATTCTTTGTTGGTTCATCCCAAGAGAGATTAAAGTCAAGAAGACAAAGCACGGTAAGAAATATTATATTGTGTCAGTCACCGATCACAACGGGGCGGATGAGCAGATCAAATGCTGGGGTGTGAAAGACACGGACATCATTAAAACTAATCGTATTTACGTTGGCAAGCTCAAGCACGAACCACGATGGGGATTTAGTACCTATAGTATCAAGCATAATCTTAGGCTTTTATAACATATAGCAACTATTTATATTGTATTACCGCACCCACATGGTGCCCAAAGGGGATTTACTAAATGAAGATTACTAAAGAACAACTCAAAGAAATCATTAAAGAAGAAGTTGCTAAAGAACTCAACGAAGAGTACAGCACACAAATGGAAGTGCTGTTCCAAGAGCTTATGCGAGTAGCCCAAGAGATGGGCGGAACACCAGAGATTATGGATGATCTTCTGGCTATGCAGAATCGCCATGGCGGAACGAAGCCAAGCGGTGAGCCTGCTGGCGATATCGATATGAGCAAGATGGACGTCTAGAATGAAGATCACCAAAGCAAAGCTAAGGCAGATTATCAAAGAAGAGGTCGGGCGCTACGCTGACCTTGGTAAAAACCCTCACGCAGACCAGCCACATGTTGCAGCTTTAATGGAGATGCGTCAAAAGATCGGTTCACTTTCAAACGACCTTGTTGATAAGATGGGTGGCAGTGTTCCAATCCAAGATGCGCAGAGTTATCTTGATGATGCTGCTAGGAGCATCTCTAAGGCAATGGACGAGATCATGTTAGCCTTGGAGATGGACTCATGAAAAACCTATTACACAAATTAGTTAATCTATTCAATAGCAGCCACTGTTGCTGCTGCTGCGGCTGTTGCGCTTGCGCTAGCTGCGAAGGGGCATGTTGATGAAAGAATTATTATCAGAGTGGCGCAAGTATATTACAGAAGTCACATATAAAGGTAACCAGCTTGAGCGTCGAGACGAGGTTGTCAAAGCAATCCTCAAGGAGCTTGGCTTGGATAAGGAAGAAATGACTGACAAAGAGACATACCAATACACTTATGTCCTTAGGGCTGTGGCTCTAGGCAAGACTCTCAGCGACGGTCAAAAGGCGATGCTGAGCGATGAACGTTTTAAAGCAACCACTGGTGTGTTTATGGAGTTCAAGAAGGAACTAGAGGACCAAGGCGCAGACGAGCAAATAGCTGTGGAAGCCGCTCAGATGCTAACCAAAGAGTCAGGTCGCCGTCTACCAGACGAAGACGACTGGGGCTAAGAAATGAAAATCACTAAAGAAGAGCTACGAAGCATAATCAAAGAAGCGTATACTTCACAGGTGCTAGCCAGCGCACAGGGCGCTTTACAAGACATTGTGGATGACACAAGTAACGAACTTAGTTTTGAGGATTCTCGGATGAAAGAAATTTATAATGCTCTAAACACCTTATCCAGGGGAGCAGATAGAAAATGAAAATCACCAAACAAGAACTACAAAAGATTATTAAAGAAGAGTTACTCAAAGAGTTTGAGGGTGATGCCCCTTATGACTCCTACGGCGGTCCTCTCGCCAGAGCCCTTGATCTTCTGGAAGACGGCTATAATGCTCTTACGGAGTATATTGAAAACCAAGAAGGCGATTATCACCCGCTTCAGGAGGACGCCGATTCACTGCGTATGATAATGCAAGCAATAGCAAATGAAGACGGCAAGAACTAATGAAGATTAGCAAAGGCGAGCTAAGAAAGATTATTAGGGAAGAAATCTCAGATAGTGACAAAGACACGATGAATGATGTTATAGCAGAGCTTAAGAAAGCCGTGCAGGCACATAAGTCCCAATATGAAAGACTGCAAGCTATCCTAGACAGACTGGTAGATAGCGAAGGATAGCAAAATGAAGATTACCAAAGATCAAATACGTCAAATGATTAGAGAGGCGCTCAGCACCGACGAAGCGGACGTGCAGAAAATGGTTGACGTTTATATTAAGCAATTTGGTGGTGTTGACAAAATTAAGAAGTTTACCAAAGGCAACAACAAAGAAGAAAAGATACAATACACTATCAAAAATCTCCAGAGTAGATTTGATAAGATACCTTTTGACCTCGTAAACAAGGCTGCGGTACAGATAGTCACAATGTATGGCGGTCTAGATGAAAGGGAGAATAAAATGAAAATCACAAAACAACAACTACAAAATATTATTAGACAAGAGCTAGCAGAAGAAACCCAAGGCGAGATGAACCTGGCGGCGACGAACAAGGCCATCCACGCTGGCTTGCTAGATCGTGGTAGAGACAACGACCTTTATGATGCATTGGTCAAAGCTGCTGTAGAGTATGAAGATCACTTAGCTAAAGTGCTGGCAAATATTATTCCAGATATGAAGAACAAGCCAATTGCTCACATAGAGTCAATCACCACAGGTGTTTTGAGGTATGATATATTCTACCCAGAGCATATTGAGATAGAACTCAAGGCTATTCCAAACCGAGGCGACACATCTAAAACCGCATTCAACCTTAGTGTACAGTTCCCCTTTGGTGATGATAAGCTCGAAGACGAGAAATATGATGCCCTCAAGAAACTAAGAGGTGGTCATGGAAACATCGGCAGCGTAAAGGGTGTGTTGAATCTATTGGCGCAAGGCGGCAGCCTTTATAAGAGTCAGACCAAAGGTTTGGCAGCCGAGCCAGAAGGTCAGGGCGAGCTACCATTTGGCGAAAGCAAGCAACGTCATATCAAAATGACAAACAGTGCTCTAAACAAAATCATTCAAGAAGAATTTAGGAATGTCTTGTTAGAAATGGGAAGTAAATAAGTAGCATGGATATCAAACAACTTAAGCAACTAATCAAAGAAGCACAGGGCGAGATGCTACAGGAGCGTCAAAGTTATTTACTTGATCATCCTGGGGTAGTCAACGAAGAACTACTGGATGAGGGTGTCTACGATAAGGGCATTCTCAAAGCTGTATTTACGGCGGGCGGACCAGGCAGTGGCAAGTCTTATGTGGCTGATGTAATGTTTGATGCCCGAGAAGCTGGTCAGGCTAAGACCTTCGACGCTTCTTCTTTCGTGGGTCGCTATGGGCTTAAATATGTTAACAGTGATAACCTATTCGAGATCGGGCTAAAGAAGATGGGTATCCCACTTGCTGACTTGGGTGCCATCTCTCAGCTTGCTAAAGAAGCAGGCGAGTATAAAGGTCAGGATGCAGCAGAACTTGCAGCCCAGATCGGCCTATTGGGCGACCGAAGCGATTCTACCCGAGCCGTCGCTAAAGGTAAGTTAGCAAAGCTTCAGGGCTATTATGCCGCAGGTCGCCTGGGGATGCTGATTGACGGCACTGGTAAAGATTATAGCAAGATGGTGAAAAAGCGCCAACGCCTAATTGATCTTGGCTACGACACCTACATGATCTTTGTGGACACCTCGCTTGAACGTGCACTAAAACAAAATGCCAAGAGAGAAAGAAAGCTAGACCCTGAAGAAGTAGAGAAGATGTGGCAACAAGTTCAGGACAATAAAGAAAACTATCAAGAGTTATTTGGTGCCAATAACTTTACAATCGTTGTCAACAACGAGCCAGTACCACCAACCAAGGAATCGACAAGATCAGTGCAGAGATTCGCCGAAGCCCCAGTTGAAAACCCATTGGGTCAATCTTGGATGAACGTACAGCTTGCTGCTAAGGACACTTCAGGTGATGCACCTTCAGAAGAATCTTCAGAAGAAGAATAAATAAATCCTTTACAAATAGTGTAGGTATGGTATCCTTATAGAGAAGGGGATGCAATGGACAAGAAGCAGAAGAAGCGCCTTAAGCGTAAGGCTAAAACCAAAAAACAAAAGCAGGCGTCAGACGAAGCCCAGCAACGTATGCAAAAACAAATTAATTTGTTTGACAAACTACCCAAAACATGTTCTACTTGTAGTATAGAATTTCCTAAGACAAGGGAGGCACACATGAGTTGGAAAGTCGTGGTTAGAGCTAAGAACGAAATGGTTCGCTTGTTCTGCCCAGAATGCCAAGATAAAGTTAATCAACTAGTAGGAGAAGAAGGTGAAGTTTAAAGAAGCTGTCACTTATGACGACATGCTAATCGTGCCGCAATATAGCGACATCGAAAGCAGAAGCGAGGTGGATGCAACGAGCTACCTAGGACACAGGGAGTTCACTCTGCCTATCATAGCATCGCCAATGGACACAGTGTCTGAAGCACAGATGGCGGTTACCATGAGTAAGGCTGGTGGCTTAGCTGTGCTCCATCGTTATAACTCTATTGCAGAGCAGCAGAAGATGGCGATCGAAGCAGCCAACTCTATTGAATGGGTCGAGAAGAAACTCGCTGCTGCGATTGGTGTGACGGGAGATTACCTAGAACGCTCAGAAGCTCTAATCGCTTCTGGGGTAGATATCCTTTGTGTAGACGTAGCCCACGGTCACCACTCCCTGATGAAGAATGCTCTTACGACTCTGCGGGAAGAATATGGAAATCATGTTTATATCATAGCAGGCAATGTCTGCACGCTTGAGGGCATCAACGACTTAGCCGACTGGGGCGCTAATGCAGTTCGCTGCAACATTGGCGGCGGCTCCATCTGTAGCACTCGGTTAGTGACTGGTCATGGACTCCCAGGACTACAAACTATTTTTGATTGTGCTAGAACTGATAGAGACGTTGCCATCATCGCTGACGGTGGACTCAAGAACTCTGGCGATATGGTCAAGGCTTTAGCCGCAGGCGCTGACTTTGTGATGTGTGGCTCTATGTTAGCGGGCACCACGGAAAGTCCAGGGGATATTATTACTCTGCCTGATAATAGTCGAGTGAAGGAATACCGTGGCATGGCTTCTAAGGATGCCCAGATGGACTGGCGCAGCAAATCATCCACGCCAGAGGGTGTTGCTTCTTATATCCCATTCAAGGGTAGTGCTGTTGACATTCTTAAGGATCTTGACGGTGGCATCAGGAGTGGCTTATCTTACTCTGGTGCACGCACTGTTGCCGAGTTGCAACACAAAGTAGAATGGGCCCGTCAAACTTCTGCTGGACTAATGGAAAGTGGAACACATATCATGACTGCACAAAACGGTCGGAGAAAATAAATTGTATAAATTAGAAAACGGTAGCATTTGCTTTGACTTCTTTGACAGGCTCAGTAAATCTTGTGATAAGCAAGAGTGTAGGCACTGGATTGATTATGAGGGTGATAGCAACTGCTCTGTCGTTTGTGCGAATAAAAATCCAGGTGGTCTTAGCTTGCGAGATGTGGCAGATCGATTGCAGATTAGCTTCCCTAGAGTCAAACAAATTCAAGATAAAGCGATGGAAAAAGCAGGTAAAAGAGGACTTTTTGATTTCATGGAGGAATAATACTTTTTACACAACTATTTACTAACAGTTGACGAATGACGTCATCTAAGTATATCTGATTTTTAAGGAGTTGAATAAATGACAAAGCAAGATAAACTACTAAATGAACAGACCATCCGCAGATGGGCTAAGTTAGCTGACGTTAGCGTCATCAGCGAAACATTCTTCACAGAAGAAGAAGAAGTAACAGAGGAGACTGTCACGGAGAACTCCAAGACAGACGAAACTGATGAAGATGAGACCGAAACAGAAACGGTAACCGAATTGGAAGCCGCTACTGGGGAAAACGCCATCGAAGAAGAGGCTCACGAAGAGGGCGAGGAAGAAGGTGATATGGAAGTCGAGATGGAAGAGGACGGAGCATCCGATGCCGACGGCATGGATGTTGTCCAAGCTATCTTAAAAGCTCTTGAGCCATTCGGTGTTGAGACTGAGGAAGATGATGAAGGGGAAGAGTCACCAATGCCAGAAATGGAAGCTGGTGATGAAGGGGATGCTGCCATGGCACACGAAGACCCAGCAATGGCAGATCCAGCAATGGATCATGGCATGGGCGATCACTATAACCGCAAAGACGATACCGTCGTAGAGGTTGTAGATGAAGAGGCTTTAACAGAAGCCGTACTCAAGAGAGTTCTTGAGCGCATCCTTAACAAGAAGTAAAGAAAGCTTTACACTTTGTCATTTATAAAGTAAGATGTAGGCCAGGGCAACTTGGTCTACATCTTTTTTTATTTAGCCCTAAAGAATTAGGAAGTTATGAGAGCGAGAGTAAAAGATATTCTAACGCTGCTAAAGTTTACTAAAGTTAGTGACGATGATAAGGTAGTCTCTGCTGAAAAGCTTTTTGTTGCCAGCAGAGTACTCAACTTTGCATATGACCAGATTGAGAAAGGTGCTATGCAAGTAGGGGATCTAACCCAATATATTCAAGCATTGATCGAGTATCGAGATGATCAACTTGAATTTAGATTTGAATTTGATGAACAAACTGGTGAAGATAAGGTATACTTTACACGCCAGGAGCAATCTATATACAGTAAGTACGCTAGCCAATTTAGGCAAAGCGATCTTATGAAAGACCTATTACCCGAAGAAGGAAGAAATACTTATGCCAACGAAGAAGACGAAGAGGAAGAGTAGCAAAGAAGAGGTCGAGGTTCTGGTACCAGAAACCGAAGCTGACCTTGACATTGCTTTAGAGGTTGTCTCTATTGAAGACATGACCGAAGACGAGATAAGAGAAGTGGTGCCAACCTTGGTTGAGGTGCCCACCGAGAAACGTACTCCACGAGCAATTAACTTTTGTGGTAATCTTGATGAGGAGTCAGCATCTGCTATTATCTCAGCATTGATTTATCACAACTACAACAATAGTCTTGTTCTAATAAATACAGAAAAAACAAAACAGTACATGGCAGTCAAGCCAATGCAGTTTTATATTTCAACCTTTGGCGGTAACGCTGCCGACATGTTTGGTATCCATGATTTGATGTTATCGATGAGATCATCAACGCCTATCGAAACAGTAGGGCTCGGCAAGGTTATGTCAGCAGGTGTTCTACTGTTAGCATCAGGTGCGGAAGGCTGTAGGTTCATTGGCAAGAATACCAGAGTGATGATCCATTCTCTACGAGCAGGTCACCATGGTGCTATGCACGAGCTTGAAACTGAGTATGAAGAAACAAAGTGGTTACAAGATCAATACGTAGAGGCTTTAGCTAGTGTCACCAACATGAATAAGAGAATGATCAAGAAGATGATGGAGCGGAAAACAAATGTTTATATTAATGCTAAACAAGCTATTGAGTATGGTATTGCCGACAGAATCCTCGACCAGTCTTTCTGGGATGTCCCAGAATAAGCAGGAGATAGAAGTGATGAACTTAGAAGAAATTATTGCTGACAAAGATGCGGTCGTTGCTGCTTACGAGAAAAAAGGCTATATGTTTTTTGACGGCAATAAAGATTATAATGTCAATATCTTTGGAGTCAGAGTAGACAACCCAGAGAGTAATCGTTTCGATGACTACATCTGTGCCGTCTACCGAGAGAATGGAGAGTGGAGACACCATGTCTGGAGTGCGACTACAGACCCAGGCAAGCACTGGTTAGAAAACCCATTGAGCCCAAAGGGCACAGCTATTCTCATCCCAGGTCAATATCGTTCGACTTGGAAGCTAGCTAAGCACCAGGGTAAATACGAAGCTCTATGCCAGAGAAAGCCAGTTCGTGTTTGGCGAGATAACAACAAGGATGACATCTTGGATTATGGCTGCGAAGAAACACAAGAAGGCCTATTCGGAATCAACATTCATAGGAGCAACCCTAGGACACAATCTTACTTAGTTGAGAGGTGGTCGGCTGGCTGCCAGGTGTTCCAAAAGGTGGATGATTATAATACATTTATTGAGATTTGCAACAACTCGGCTAAAGCATTTGGTAATTCATTTACCTATACTCTGTTTGAAGAGCGGGATTTTGCCAGTTAGAAAACTATTTATACATTGAGGAGTACTTTTTTACCATGAACACATTTCAAATTACTAAGGCTAGGCTTAAGGAAATCATCAAAGAGGAGCAGCAGAAGCTCGATGAAGAGAGCCAGGGCTTAGAAGAAAAATCAACTAAGAAGTATGACGATAATCCTAAACTCAAGGGTGATCAAGACGAGTTACCCGACGGTCTTCAGAAAGCTATCATTGATAAAGAAGGCGGTGACGCCGATGAGGAAGAAGAAGAGAAGAACGAAAGTTTGGAACTTGAAGCTATGATCCGACAGGAAATATTAGCAGCCTTAAGCGGAGAATAACATGCCAGGGCACAATCCCTACCAATCTCTAGCGTCAGATCCTAACGTGGCGATGGAATACAAGAATAAGATCAACCAATTGAACCAGCGACTAAACGTCAATGGATATAATTACGATCGAGACTTTGACGCCATGAACGATAAGCAGCGTTATATATTTACTATGGGGTTATTTGTCAGCCCTGAGCAAGCCGACAGTATCGATGATTATGTTGAGTTTGGTCATAATAATTGTGACTGCCCTGATATGGTAGATGACCTACGTCAAACTTGCCCCACTCTGATGGCTGGGATAAAAGATACCCAACATAGCATGAGAGAGACGCAAACAAGAACCATAGAGATGGGGCTAGAATTTCTCATAGAGCAATGTATTAACGAGATTATTCAAGAAGGCAGGGGTGTGATGCACCCAGACACCGTTGGACTTAAGCTTACCAACAAGGAAGGTCAAGCGATTGAGACAGTCGGGCAACAGTTTATTAAGATAGGCGAGCCCGAAACAATAACAAATCAAGCGCAACTCGCTCTAGCTGTTTATCAACTTATAGCCAAGCAAAATAAAATTCCCACCCCCAACGACTTGAAGTCAGCCCTGTCTAACAGCAAGCTCAGTAAGCTTGTCCTGTATAACAGCGCCGAAGGGCAAGAGGATAAATTACCCTCCAGAGTTAAGTCAGTCCAGATTCTCTTTGCTAAGGCAGATAAAGGAAAGGCTCTGGGAAAAGAGGTGTACGCTTTTATAAAATATGGCAGCGGGCAGACAAGCCCAGGACCACCATGGCAGCAAACACAATTTCGACAACAGACAGGCTTCGGCTCTAAGACCACACAGGCTGGCAAAGAGATTCAAGAGGTAGGTCCTAGTTTACTGGGCGGCAGCCGTGATCAAAAGATGGCTCTTGATTCAGTTCCAGGCTCACTTGATGAGTCCGTGTTGAGCAAGATAGACACCGCTTTAGCAAGAAGTCTTCCTGCTTATCTCAAAGCAGCAGTGGCTGGGCAAGCCTTACCTGTTCTGCAATTCGAGTCAGAGGAAAACAGAGATCAGTACTTACCATCAATTTTCAAATACCTAAGCGAAGTCACAGGTCCAATATTCTTAGCCGCAGGCAACAAGACATACTTGGGTAACGACGCTGTACTCGACAGTGCCCTAGAGAATTTACTCAAGCCACGAGGCGTTAACAACTGGACTGAGAGCGACGGTGTATCATGGCCCATGTCTAAGAACGAAAAGCTAAAAGATAGCTATGTTCACTTTGGTGATAAGCAAGATATCATGGTTAGTTCAAAGGCTGGGAAAGGTGCTAACCCAAGCGTGGCAGAACTCTATGCAGAGTTGGCGGATATAGAGCAGGAAGAGAAGCAGCAGCTAATAGAATTGTATGGACCAGGCAACCCTTCAGGGATAAACTTATACACTGGCAATACAGAAGACCCAGGCATTGTGGATATGATGGCTGACAAAAGATATAGTTGGTGGGATTTAGTTATACGGATGCATGTTGAAATAGCAGGCGACTACAATCTGACAGGGGATCAGTACAACCAAATTAGAGAGTTGATGAAGGCTGAAAAAGCTAAGAGATGGCCTAGAGAGATGGCACCAGTAGCAGACAAAAATATAAAAGCCAAACTTGATAAGTTCAAGGCACTCTTCAATCCCAACACAGGCAAGTCTGATTATAGCGAGGCGCTCCATATTATTGCTGGCATGGCAAAACTTGCACAACAGACAGTCAATAATGCGCAAGATAAAAATGGAGAAAAGATCTTTACAAACTTTGCTAAAGCGATGTATAATAGATTACCTTTAGTACAGATCTACGCAAAGAGGGGAGCTTATGTGGCAGAGGGTGATACAGGCATAAAGTCGGGACCATTAGATATTATCTACCCAGCTAAGTTTGATGGCGAGATCCGAGTTGACGGTGGCAAGAACTACTTTGCTACTGGCAACAAAGGTAAGATGACAATTAAGATCCCATAGAAAGTGAGGCTCGGTGAAAGCTAAGAAAGCTGACCCCTTTGAGCGATTCAAAGATTTAGAAGCAGAGCATTGTTGGCAATACGAAGTTAGGCTTCGCAACATGCAAGAAGACCTACAAGAGATAGGTAAGGACTTGGCATGGGCTGAGTCTCTACGCACTACTGACTTTGACTTTGTGGCTGTTGCGGAACCCGCTAAGCTGATGCTGCCACATTGTTATACTGAAAAAGTGTATAAGAAGAAACATAAGGAATACAGAGCCGACGTCAAGAAGTACAAAGAACAATGCGATGAGGTCAGAGACTTTATTATTCGCCACGAGTTCCTAGGTTGTCTCCCTAATCGACCAACCCACAGGTTCACAGCTAGGATGAAAAAGACAGGCGAGTTAGCAGGCGTTGTGGTTATGGCAGTTCCTAATACCTTCAGCCACCTGATCGGTAAAGATAACAAGAACATGGTCAAGCTAGTATCACGAGGTGCGTCTATCAGTTGGGCTCCTAAGAATTTGGGATCTTGGATTGTATCCAGATCGTGTAAGTGGATGGTTCAGAACACAAGGTTCAGAGCGTTTGAAGCCTACAGTGATCCTCTTGCTAAAGAGTTAGGGACAATCTACCAGGCACTCAACTGGACCTACCTTGGTCAAACGTCGGGCACAGCGAAAGTATATCGTGATCCTAAGGACAAAGCCCGAGGTTGGTTTAGTGATAGAGATTTTCGCAAGAAATCTAAATATAAACGCTATGCTGAGTCATTAGGCATAGGTGCTAGCGAATGGAAGAAATACATGGGTAAGTATACTCCCAAATGGAAAGAAATGGAAGTTACTACCCCTGGCTTGAAAGACAAGCTCAAAGCCAAAGAGAAACAGTACCGAGAAAGCTGTGAGTGGCGTGTCGTGCCACCGAAGCACAAGTACTGTTTTATCTTAGGCAGAACAAAGAAAGAAACAAAACAACTATACAAGTTGTTCAATGATAATAATCCAAAAAAGGTAGGCTTGTCCTATCCGAAAGAACGTGGGGAGTAGAGTAAGATGGCAAATATATTATTTGGCGCAGAGACACAGAACAAATTATTGGCAGGGGTGAACAAGCTAGCAAACGCTGTTAGCTCAACGCTCGGACCAGCAGGACAGAATGTTATCCTGTATCAACGAGGGGCACCACCCATTGTAACTAAGGATGGCGTCAGTGTCGCACGAGTAGTGCAAGTGGAGGATGACTTTGAGCAGGCAGGGATTGACGTGGTTCGCCAGGCTAGCATGGAAACGGAGAAGGCTAGTGGCGATGGCACGACTACGACTGTCGTGATTGCCCGTGACTTGCTCAAGGAAGCTCAGAAACAATTAGCGGTAGGTGTTTCAGGCGTTGAGATGAAACGTGGCATTGACATGGCTACTGAGGATATCCTGAGTACGCTAGATACTATGTCTAGTCCTATTTCGTCAGAGGAAGACATCCAGCATGTTGCCACAGTCTCAGCGAATGGGGACAGCACTATTGGTAAGCTAGTCGCATCAGCGGTAGTTGCAGCAGGTAAGGACGGAGCAGTTAAGATTGAAGAGAGCAGGTCGTTAGAGACCAAGCTAGACGTCATTGAGGGTTTCAAAGTTGCAGCAGGTTATGTTTCAGCTAAGTTTGTTACTGACCACAGAAGAAATGCAGTAGAATATAATAATGCTTTAGTGCTGACAACAGATCACGAGCTTGATTCACTGGAGGAGATGCTACCAGTACTTGAGGTCATCGCTAGAGATGGAAGGCCTTGTATCATTGCCGCCGAAGAGATCTCTGGTCAATTGCTGGCAGCCTTGATTATCAACCGTATGCGTAACGGAATGAAGATCGCTGCAATCAAGGTACCTGAATACGGCGAGGAGCGCCGAGCTATCTTATCTGATATTGCTACGACAACAGGAGGCACATTTATCAGTCGTGACAGTGGCATCCGTCTAAGCGATATCAAGTTAGAGCACTTAGGTACATGTAAGAGTGTAGAGATCCTTAAGGTTAGGACAACCTTTGTTGGCGGCAACACCAACTTTGAGGAGATGGATTCTTTAGTGGAGACCTTGAAGAACGAAGTTGAGGCTACGGAAGATCTTCATCAGGCAGGTAAGATACAGGAAAGGATCACCCGTCTTGCATCAGGGGTGTCTCTGCTACAGGTCGGCGGTGCAACAGAGGTAGAGGTCGAAGAGAAGAAGCATCGATTTGAAGATGCGCTTGAGGCTGTGCGCAGCGCCCAAGAAGAAGGTGTAGTACCAGGCGGCGGCATCAGTCTGATCAGAGCGGCAATGGCTTTACCAGAGAGAAACTTTGAGACTCGGGGTGAGTTGCTTGGGTATCAAACCTTGATCACAGCTTGCTACTCACCGCTACGACAGATCTTAGATAATGCTGGCATCTCTAGTGACGTTGTTATCAACTCGATCCCTACAGAGGAGGGCACTGAGTTGATAGGTTTCAATGTCCGCTCAGGTCGCTTCGAGGACTTGATCGAGGTGGGTGTTATAGACCCAGTGAAAGTAACAAAATCAGCAGTTACAAACGCTTCCTCAGCAGCGGGTATTTTAATTACTACAAACTGCTCGGTTTTACGGGAACAAGTGGAATAAAAGACAACCTGAAAACTATTTACTGATAGTTCCATAAAACTATAAAGCCCAGCATTTGCCTGGGCTTTATTTTTTTCTACGAGGTGAAAAATAATGAGTGATGAAATACTTAAACTTTTATTAGAGAAGTTAGAAAAGGTTGAACACAAAGTAGTTAACTCTCCTGCGATGAATGGCGGCTTTGATAAGCTACTGTCCGAGGTAGATCACATCAAACAGGCCCAGACTGAAATACTAGATTCCGTCCGTGGTATCAAGCAAAGTCTTTATGAGCCAGACTCTGGTTTGTACAGTCGCATAAAGCAATTAGAAACAGAATCCAAGAGCCGTCTTCAGTATGTTAAGGATTCAAAACCAGCACTTGAATTTGCTAAAGAGCTTCAAGTTTGGAAAGTTAGAGCAGACAAAGATCTTGAAGAGGTCGAGCGTCTACACCTTGAAGTATCTAAGCTTCAAGACTGGAGAGATGGGATGCAGAAAGTTATCTGGCTCCTTGCAACCGCAGCAGGCGGCTTGTGGGTCAAGAACTTAGCCGACCTGATGATGAGATGATACTTGCCACAATTATAATAATAGCAATTGTGTTTTCAATCCCTACTGTTTATTATCGTATCAAACTAAGGCAAGCAGAGAAGAAGCTCAGCCAGCATATGGAAACCCGCTGGCAATGGCAAGACTGGGGAGAATAAAATGAAGAATTGGAAACCAATTTTTATAGAGAACAGTAAAATACCTGTCTGGTTATCATACCTTGCTCCGATCAACATTGGTGCCATAACACTTTTCTTTCTGGTGTTTAGCCGTGGAGAAATAAATAAAAGAACCCAACGGCACGAAACTATCCACTTCCAGCAAATGCTGGAGACTCTGGTCATCGGCTTCTTGCTATTGTATCTTTGGGATTATGCTTGGGGTTACATCAAGTACAGAGATGGTGCAAAGGCTTACCGTCGCATTAGAGCAGAGCAAGAGGCGTATGGCAGAGATTTTAAATCAAGTTACTTAGAGAAAAGAAAGAGATATCAGTGGATATATAATTACAATGTATGAGTACAAAGCCATGGTCACAAAAGTATATGACGGCGACACCATCACGGTAGACTTCCACCTTGGCTTCGGGATTATAATAAAGTCTCAGAAGATAAGGCTCCTCGGCATCAACACTCCAGAGGTCAGAGGCAAGAGCAAGCCTGAAGGCATCAAGTCCCGAGATGCTTTACGTAAAAGAATATTAAATAAGGTAGTAGTCATTAGGACGTTTAAGGATAAGAAAGGTAAGTATGGTCGTTGGCTCGGCGAAGTTTTTATTGATGATGAAAACATAAATGGCTGGCTCATTCAAGAAGGCTACGCTAAGGAGTACCTTAAATGAATCACCAAGGCCTAGCAGATGAATTAGTTAAGTTAGCAGAACACCTAGTTGGCGGCTATGGTATTTTGTTTGTAGCGGCGTTTCTTACTTTCATGTTCAGAGACTTTGTTACGAACTTTGCAGCAGGTCTTAGATTTATGTTTGGGTCCGACTTTGATGTTGACGACTTAGTGTGGATTGATGGCAAAAAGAAAGCAAGGATCATGCGCCAAACACCAGTCAAAACTGTCTTCCACTTATTAGACACCGATAGGAAGCTTGTTATCCCTAACACTGATCTCTATAAACTAAAGATCGAAAAGGCATTGCCAGGCGCAAACGAAGGACGGGATATCTAAGTGCGACTAAACGCAATTGAAATTTTAATACTGCTGGCTCTTGCTATGCTCGGTGGTGTAATTTATTTATAATATTTCCTTGACCAATACCTAATATGTGGTATTATAAATTGTAAGGAAGAATAGATATGAGTTACTGGTCCCAGATGTACCGCCGCCCTCAACGAGCAGAGCGCCTTGAAGTTCAGAACGGCGATGCTCGCTTTGAGTCCCTGATGGCTAAGAAGTTATCGGAGGGGGACCGTAGGTTCGCTGAGTCTCTCAAGAAGCAGTTTGAGGACAAAGGCGATTTGAGCGCCAAGCAGATTGAGTGTATTGAACGTATGGAACAACGCTACTCTGACGAGTCTGTGTTGAGGCGTGAGCAGTGGGCTCAGTCCTACAAGTCTGACCACCGTGAGACCGCTATCATCGTGGCTCGCTACTATCGCACCACTCAGTACTTCCGAGATCTTGCCAGCAAGATTCTCTTAGACGAGGAGTTTATTCCTACTGAGCGTCAGTTTGTTGCCATGACCAAAAACAAGTACGCCCAGAAGGTTATTGCTACTGCGACTGAGCCAGCCGCCTTCCCTATCGGTGCGCTCTGTAAGATCCGTGCTAACGCTAACTTGGTGCCGCAGCGTGACTTACATAACCAAGTTGCGCTTGTTTTGGCTAACCATCCGATCGGACTCCACGCTAAATCGACCGTGCTGGTGAATGGTCACAAGGTCAAACTTGAAGACCGTTGTCTAAAGGTTGCCAAATAGTAATAATAAATTATACAGTCAGGGTAATAATGTGGTAAAAGAAGATACATAATACTGAAGAGGTTGCTGATTTGAACAAAGCAAAAGCATACATATTTGACATGGACGGGACCTTAACTGAGTCCCGTCGTCATATCATGGACACAACAGCTAAGGCGATCAAGAGCCTAGTGCCAGCTAAGCTGTATTTAGTTACGGGATCTGACCTTGGCAAGGTTGCGGAACAGCTTGATAATGATTTTATCTTGAGCACATTCGAGCGCATCTATGCATGTAACGGGACTAGAGTCTGGAACTGTAATTTAGACATGGATGACGAAAACTTGCCACCTGTGCCTGAACTGATTCACAAGGTCAGCCTAACAGATCATTACTCCCAGGCTGACCTAAATCATATTACCAGCACCCTGCTTAAACTGGCGGCTGATAATCATACGAAATTTAAAACGGGTACGTTTGTCGAGTGGCGAGATCCCCTGATCAACTTCTCTCTGATTGGCAGGAACTGTACTCTTGAGCAGCGAGATGATTACGCCAAGTGGGACAGTAAATCAGGTGAAAGAGATAAAGCGATTGAGCAACTTGAGAAGACCTTCCAGGGCTGGGGACTATCCTTCAGGAAGGGCGGACAGATCTCTATCGACATCACCCGCAAGGGCTGGGATAAGTCCTACGCTTTCAGGAACATGCATGAGAAACCAGAGGAGTGTGTGTTCTTTGGCGATCGCATCGACGGGAACGGAAATGACAGCGACATAGCTGTTTTGTGTAAAACATATCACGAAGTATCTGGACCGCAGGAAACGGTTGAGATTATAAAATCTGTATACAGCAAAGGGAGAAAATAAGTATGCGTGCAAATATCAATTTGAATATCCATATTGATCAGGTAAGATCATTATCTAGATCTCTATTAGCAAACGAGGGTCAGCGGTTGCTTGACATGATCAAGGGGTACAACGAAAGTATTATGACCCCACTTGACGAAGACAGACTAGGAGAAGTTTTAGGTAACCTTGATGAACTTCGGGAGCACCTGGCAGACGTTGACATGATGCTAGCCCAAGCTGGCAATATTCTTAATGGCTATCATAACCGTGAAGAGACCGATGCTGAGGTTGAGGCAACGAGGCTCAAATCAAGTATCGAGAGCCGCCTGGTTGAAGCTGAGAGGTTCAATAGCTTCCTAGAGAAGATCTCAGACCAAGTGGTAGAAGAGCCCGAGGAGAATCCTGATGATGGGGAAGTCTAATATCAGTAGTTTCCTGGCTCAAGGTGACTTGGTTTATTTGCCAGCTAAAACATCGCTAACAAAATATGATTCGGCAGGCGTGGCAAATACTATTTGCTACACAAAAGAGCCGAGAGATGTTGTCTACAATCGTGGTCTTGGGCGTGGCAGGGTAGAGATTTTGTATGAAGGAGAACTTTGGTGCGTTCAGGAAGAAAGCTGTTTCATGACATGAGGATTACTAAGCCAAACACCTGGCTGAATCTATATGATTTTTATGCTACCAACCACCTGATCCCTATTGACTTTTGGTACGATTCAGATCAGCCTGGGGGACCATATAACAATCCATTCTATGAGCCTATAACTAATCGTAGATTTAATCAGGTATCTTCTGGCAAGAAGGACCCTAACAGAGTGCGGCTTGTATTCCTAAGGACGCTCCTGCATGACGAGCCAGGATATAAAAGACTCTGCCACAAAGACGGCAGACCAGTCTGGGCCTATAATATAAAATACGAAGGGGTCCGTCCTTCGCAGGGTAGGATGTTGTCATTCAACCTACATGGCGAGTCAAAAAGATTTATGGTTAGTGAGAAGCACACGCTGTTCCTAGAGGATGATCAGTATATCAACCCAAATCATCACTTCTTTATGCTTAGTCATAGATTAGCCTTTTCTTGCTTTGGTAACCCTTTTGGGGCTAATAGATGTCTCAGTCTAATGTACCAGACTAGCGAGACTGGCGAGACAGAAAGCGACTTCATTAGGCGAGTGCAGGATGACGCACAAATAAAGGTTGGATCTTTAGTGGAAGTTAGGATGGGACTATTCGCACCTGATTTCAAATATCGAAAAAATCTTTTGATCACTATGGCTGAGAAATATTGTGATAAATTGGAGTACGAAGAGTTGCACCCAAGGAGAGTGAAGTTATTAAAGTTTCTAAAAGGCTCCTCTTCTTTTCATGGCATCTCGGAGAATCAAGAACCAGCTTATGTGGAATTTGTAAACTGGTGTAGAGATAGTAAAGATTGTATTTTTCCATTGGGGCTTGTTCTTAGAAAAGATCCAGTGCCAAGCCACTTTCTATCTAATGGGCAAGAATCATACACCGTGAAATTTGGTGATTTAGTATACGAGGATATTCATCCCGTACAATTGGAGGTAGTTAGAAATAATGTATAATGTAGTAGCCAGGACAACATGTCCTTATTGCGTATCGGCAATTGAACTATTGAGAGAGAGTGGCTTAGCCTATCAGGTGACGTCAGTTGATAGCAACCCTGAACTTTTACAGGAAATGAAGTCTAATTATAATTGGCAGACTGTTCCCATCATAACCGAAGTAACCCCAAGTGGAACTAGGTTTATCGGTGGTTACACTGATCTTCGAGAGCATCTCAAGACGGGTAAGACGCTGCTAAGGGGATGATTTGGCTGACGATAAAAAGACCTACGGGATAAAAGTAAATACTGTTATCTCTACCGTCGAATACTTGATGCAGATAAGAAATTATGCAGAATCTATTCTACTAAATTTTGAAGAAGACGAAGAGTTCTATACCAAAGAGATGCTCAGGGATCTTTGTGCGTTTGTCAGTACAGTCACAGGGCAAATTGATTGGGTGATGGAGGAATTGATAATGAGAAGACCAAAAGATGGCGTGGTACCAGTATCCACAGAAGAGGTCGATACCATGAAGCTTCATAGTGAGATGGTCAACGACAGGTTAATAACTCTAAAAAAATATCATATTTCTTTCAAAGAGCATTAACAAATGCTGCAAAATGTAATAGAATATAGACATACCATAGTCAACGCAGCATTGGGCTTTGCGTTCTTGGGAGTGATAGCAGTCATACTGGTCGCTGAACGAATTGGAGATAGGTAGAATTGAGCTTGCATACTAAAGCAGAATTAGTTTTCCTTAGAAGTATGATGGGCGGCGATAGTGTAGAGCAATCAAAAGCTAACGTTGCTCGATTGGGTCTGACCGAGATATCACCACCAACTATAGATTTGTGGAAGAATCTTTATATACCCATGTTGCAGGATAATAGAATGTACGTAAATAGTGTTGTAACGGGCCGTATGTCCATGATCGACGTAATCAGTAACATCCATAGAAGGATGAAAGGTTAGAGTATGAATGAGGAAAAGTCTTGGTTTAAAACGTTTTGCGAAAGCAATCGTCTTCGTTATCGGCTAGCAGAGGATTCACATGCAGTTGCTGTGTCTTCTGGGAAGTGGAAGAACGATCAGTTCTTTGACGGTTTTGGAAAAGGCATCGTTGGTATCTATGTGCAGAGAGAAACAAAAACACAGTACACATACCTTAAGAAGCGCCTCATCGATAAGTTCGGTTGTGAGGTGACGCAGGATGGCGAAACTGAAGGGTGTTTTACCGTAGAGGCTTGGCAAGCATTGCCTATCGCTAAGCATCTACGTATCGTTATGCACAAGGCAAGGGTTTCTAACCCAAAGTGGCTCCATAAAGATGAATAATCCCTTCAAACCCAATATATCTAAGGATGATATCGCATTTGTAGGACAATTGCTGATTAAAAACTCTAGGACAGACATAGATAAATTAGTAGGTTCTTTAGCGGTTCAGTTAGCCCAATGCCACCAGCAACGGGAAATGCATCGCTATCTAAACCCAATATTTTTCTTAGGCGGGGCTCTTATGGGATATTTCATAGGAACCTGAAGGGGGTTCAGTGGAAGCCAAGGTCGCTTTCTATAAAGGAAAAGGTCGATGGCATAATCGCTTCATAAGGTATTGGACCAGGAGCAAGTATTCACACGCTGAACTAGTAATAGATGAAGAATGTTACACAATAGAGCCGTTTATAGTTGAAGGCGTTAGAAAAACTAAATGCAATTATGTTGAAAGTGAATGGGATTTTATTTCATTCCACATAACAGAAGAGCAAAAAAAGATATTCTTAAGATTTTATAGCAAAACCAAAGGACAAAAATATGACTGGGTTGGAATGTTGGTAAGCCAAGCGTTACCGAATTACTTTGTAAAATGCGTGAGCAAGTGGTACTGCTCAGAGTGGATCATATATGCACTAAGGCTAACCAATATTATCGGACCAGTATATGAATTGTCTGACTTATCTCCAAGTAAACTACACCAACTTCTAACTGAGGAAAAAAATGATGCTATCTGACGAGCAAATTTACTACAACTTATCGTCTCATATTAAAGATGCTGCTGGGTTGGCAGATCGATACTGGGACTTACCACTGGAACAGAGATCATTAGTGAGTGACCTGATCGAGACCTGTGCAACACAGTTTAAGGATCACATCCTTTTGGATAAAGACATCTGCACAGACCTTCTCTTAGATTCTCTGGCTCAGATCAAAGATGCGGCTGAAGATATTGATCAGGTCAGGAACCGTATCAACAGCTTCAACGAAACAAAGTAATGTCTAGAATGCAGTTTGCTGTAGGTGACCTAGTGTTTTGTGCAGACCAACCCTCTGAAGAGGAGAGGTTTGTCATGTGCTCTTATGGACCAGACCACTGGGTTAGCCAGACATCGAATCACCCCTTTCTTCAACCAGAACTTAAATCGCTAAAGAGCATTGTTGATCCTGTGTTGCATAATTACAAGCACTACCATGGCACCTCAGGGATAATTACTAGAGCCAAAGCGCCGAAAGGTAAGGATTCAAAAGGAATATATGAGATTTTTATCGAGGGTACAAAGTATATCGCACAAGACTATGTGCTTCATCGGCATATGACGACTGACCCCCTAGAAGCGGTCACCGTACTGAGCCATCACCATATCTAGTAGTCTTTGCTTTTCCTCGTCGCTATTCGCCATGAACCATAGATAACCAAGCGTACTCTGTTTGCTGTTGATAGATTGCTCCATCTCTTTAATAGATTGCTCCAAAGATATGTTCTCGGCTTCCACTAAGTACTCAGGCACTTCAATGTTATACTTCATGCACAAAGCTACAAGTTCAGCTAGGTTGCTGTTTTCATATGCTTCTCTAGCTTTGAAGAAGTCTTCTACGTTATCATTTGAGTTGGTTTTATCTGGGTGTGTTTTTTCTATCAGTTTCCTAAAAAGCTTTTTTGCGTTGGGGTCTTTGGCTGATTTACTGGCTTCAACATCCTCGCCATCATCTGGGTCATCGTTATGGCCTAGGTCTTCTGGGGTATCAAATATGTTAGCATCATCGTTGACCTCTGTTGAAATAGGACCACCAGGCTCATCGCCCTCCTCCTCCCCAGGACCATACCCACTGTATATGCCTCGTGACTCCATAAGCTTACGCCAAAGATCTGAAGATTTCATATCTCTATCGCCTTCAGCGCAGCAGTCACTTGTATACTCCTCTTCGCTTTTAACCCACCCGTACTTCGATCTGAGTCTTTTGTTTTTCATCTTAGATCTTTTATTAATATTACTCATATTATAAATAGCTTTACGGCATCAGGAAAGTGTGTTATTAATAGTATCATGAGCGAAGAAAATAAAAAGACACCACCGAGGAAGAATCGACTGCGAGCTAAGAAGGGTTCGCATAAGCTGACCGAGCGCCAGGTAGAAATGATTAGATCGCAAAAAGGTAAGATGAGCGTGAGAGAGATAGCCAAGTGGTTCGCTAAGAAGAATCACTATCAAATTAAGATCAGCCCATCGCTAGTACACGGGATACTAACTGGGAAGATGCACAAGAAAGAGGATAAAGTTTCTATTTACGACCTTATTGACGAAGATGTTTCTGACGAAGAGATTGAAAACATGGACCCAAAGAAAGTGAAATATGATTAAGATTATCTTAGCAACTGCTTTAGTCACAACCTTGGCAGCGCCAAGCCATGGCAACAAGCGCCCTTACATGGACAAGCCCCAGGTGCAGCGCCATGCTAATCAAATAACGAATTACCTGAAGCGGACAGACCCACGAGTTTTACGTGAGGTTCTCCGCCAGATGAAGTGGGCTCCAGTCAAGCCAGCTAAGAAACGTAAGCGACCCAAGGCTAGTTCTTTTAATGACTGGTATCTTGATATGATGTACGACTTCGGTGGAATTCCCAAAGTAAAGTAAAGGATTTAGGATGAGTAGTAAACTAAAAGTAGAGATCGGTGACGTTGAGTACAGTGGCCTATCAGGAACAATGAAGTTCACAGTGTCTCTTGATCAGACAGCAATTGATTGTATCGTAGAGACATTGTTCACTAGCAGCGATATGGTTACCCACGAAGAAATCGCCCTGGGGGCAAGAGACATCTTGTATAGAGGCATCATTATGGATCTTACTCGTGGCGGTCTTCGATCACCAGTGATCAATCCTTTCGTAGAAGAAGAGGAACAATGAAAAAGATAATTCATGTCAACCAACACGTCATCCGAAGGAACACAAAGAACAAAACCTTTGAGCCAGTCTTAACAGTAAAGACATACAAAGAGAACAACTATGCCCATGAAGCCATCATCATGACCAAAGAGGGTGTAGAACTAGCCAGGGTTGTATACAGCCCACACAAGCCACTAAGCTGTGGTGCTCGTGTTTGGGTCGAGACAGACACAGAAAATACTGATGTAGAGCTAGTGGTTCACGATGGGGAGTAAACGATTACCTACTGGTGGTAAGTGGAGGTTCCTTGGCGGTAGGCTTGTGCCTTGTCTGAAGACAACCCTGGAGAAGACCAGCGCAACTGATAAGTATACGTTCCATGTTGGTACCGACAGTAAGCCGTTTACAGATTATACAATTGTTAGCACGGCTATATGCCTGCGACAAAAGGGCTCAGGGGTTTTGGTGGCCTATCGAAGAGTAAAGGTTGACAATTTTAAGTCACTAGCAGAGAGACTTTTATTTGAGACAACGGAATCAATCGCAGTGGCGCAAATGATAGAAGACATCACTGGTAGATCTCCGTTGGTACACGCAGATGTCAATGTCAAAGATGAAACCGAAAGTAATAAAATGCTTGCAACTGTTGAAGGTATGATCCAGGGCATGGGCTTTGAGCCTATCTGTAAGCCGAACGCCTGGGCAGCAGACATAGCAGACATGTTCACGAGGTAGAGAAAATATGATTGATTTGAAGCACGCAGATTGTTTGGAATATCTTCGCACCCTTGATGATGAATCAGCCGACCTTGTTGTGGTTGATCCGCCCTACTTTGAGATTGTCAAAGATGCTTGGGATAACCAGTGGGACTCTGAGCAAGAGTATCTAGATTGGTGCAAGGTTTGGACTGAGGAATGTTTCCGTATCATGAAGCCAGGTGCCTGCTTTTATGTTTGGGGCACAACGAAGACAGACACGTTCCTAAGGTATAAACTGAACGTTCTCAACGAGATACCAGACGCCCATTATCAAAACTGGATTATTTGGGCTTACGACTGGGGCGGCAGAACAAAGAAGAAGTTTCCCCGTAAGCATGAAGATATATTAATGTATTCCAAAGGTAAAGAGTTTCCATTTCATGCTGATGATATCCGAGTGCCCTACAAGATGAAGAAGAATGTTCGTGCCACTGCCAGCAACAATCCGCTGGGCAAGATACCGACTGATGTTTGGACTAAGAACAACCACACCACAAGCAAGGAATATGCAGGCTGGCACACTACCCAGAAACCCATCTCATTGCTAGAGAGAATCATAAAAGCTCATACACAACCTGGCGATACTGTGGTAGACTGTTTTAGCGGCTCAGGATCAACGATGATTGCCTGTTCAAATACAGGTCGATCGTTTAGGGGCTGTGAATTTGATGAAGAGTATATTAATAAATCCCTCGAAAGGTTAGAGGTTCTATGCAAGACGAAGTAAAGAAATATCAGATTATCTATGCAGATCCGCCTTGGGATTATAAGGGGCAGCTTCAGCATACGGGTCAGGGTGGTAGCGACAGCGGCGGCGCAACCAAGCACTACGGCTGTATGAAGCTCAAGGATCTAAAGAAGTTAGATGTACCAAGTTTGTGCGACGACGACTGCTTGATGTTTATGTGGGCAACGAGTCCGCACCTTGATCAAGCGATTGAACTATTGAAGGCCTGGGGGTTCTCCTGGGCAACTGTGGGGTTTGTCTGGGATAAGCAAAAGGTCAACCCAGGGTTTTATACCATGAGCCAAGTCGAGCTTTGTTTGATTGGCAAGCGAGGCAAGATCCCAAAACCACGAGGTGCCCGCAACATTCGGCAGATGGTCTCAGTGATGAGAGGGAAACACAGCGCCAAGCCAGAGGAAGTAAGAAAGAGAATTGAAGAGATGTTCCCAGAACAAGCCAAGTTAGAAATGTTTGCCAGAACCGCCGCCGATGGCTGGGACGTGCATGGCAATGAAGTTGAAGCAGATGTGGAGTTAGATTTTGTCAGTCAGTGACCAAAGTAATTTATTTAATGTTAGTGATGAATGTTATGACTGCGGGTGTGACTTGAAGCCAGCCTGCGCAGACCGACCAGGGAATAAAATGAAAGTAGAGAAAAAGAATATGCAAGTAAGAGTACAGCGAGTTCATGAAAATGCTAAGATGCCAGTGAGGGCCCACAGCACTGATGCGGGTATGGACTTGTTCTTTTGCCCGACGCCAAAGCCCGAGCTAGATTCTCAGATTGAAACCGTGCTACCGTTTGGTTCATCCGTAATCCCAACTGGGTTAAGGATCGAAGTTCCTGAGGGTTACATGCTGGAGATCAAGAACAAGTCAGGTATTGCTAGTAAGCGTGGCTTGCTTGTGGGTGCTTGTGTTGTTGACCGAGGGTATACTGGTGAGATCTTCGTGAACCTTCACAACGTTACCCACCGCAACCAGACTCTCCACGACGGCGACAAGATTGCCCAGGCGGTCTTCGTAAAGGTTGAAACAAATATCAGCCTGGTAGAATCAGATAATATTTATGACGACGACACAAGCAGAGGCGATGGTGCACTAGGCTCAACGGGCGACAGGTAAAATAATAATAAAATATATTTGCCAGTTTCCTTGACGTATCCCCTATCCGTGGTAATATAAATTGTAAGGGAGATACAGATATGGGCTATCGTTCCAATCAATGTCAACACTGTGGTCAATACGGACACAACCGTCGTGGTTGCCCGCAAATCAAAGAAGCACACGCCAGAGTTGAAAGACTTGCTGAGAAGTATGGCGTTTACCGCTCGGAAGATGAGCTTGCTTATGCTTCCACCTCTTGGATCAGCAGGATCAACGAGGCTGCTAAGATTCAAGACGCCGATGAGGACGAAATCTCCTGGCGTGACCGCTGGCTCTGGGAAGAGATTGAAGAGCGCAAGATTGCTCAGGTCAAGAAGAATGCTCGTGGTCGCCAGTGTGGCTTCTGCGGTGAGCATGGACACAATGCTCGTACCTGCCCAGCCAAGAAGCAGCATCGTCTTGATGCTGACGCTATGCAAGGTCTGGCTCATCGAGTTCTCGCTGCCTGCTTGAGTAATGCTGGCGTCGTCCCAGGCGCTTTGATGCGGCTCAGAGAGTACAACTGGAAGATTGAAGACTATGAAAATGTGATGTGCATGGTCACGGGTGTCAACTGGGAAGCGGTTGCCCAGCCTAATTATGACGACGAGTCGGGCATTCCACGTGATTTCAACGACTGGTTCAAGGGAGCCATCATCAAGGTTCGCAAGCCTGACGGTCAAGAGGGTATGCTTCGGATTCCTCAGGACCTCAAGCAGCAAAGCCACTACCGCTACTATGCGAAAGAGCCAGACGGGCACGGCTTGGTCAGCGGTTATGTTGGCGGTCCTGTCAATAAGGACAGCGGATGGAAGGGTGACAATGTGACCCTTATCAGTCCCGAATGCTCTGGTGTTTATCACTGGGTCGTTACCAAAGATGACGACTCGGGAGAGCGGCTTGTTGACGCTAGCCTTGAGCCAGAGATCAATCAGCTTATCAGCCAGGTCAGCAACTGGTCGCAAGACTAAGAGAAAGGAATCTACATGGGTTGGGCAACTAAAATTGATAAAACAATTACAAGCTTTGAAGAGACAGCAGGCAGGATTCAAGATGCCATGGATTGGGCCGAGAAGGCTATGGACTATGCACATGAGTATGACAGTGGCTGCACTAGCTATGTTGATATGTACAAGGCTCATGCTGCACTAGAAGCTTTGAAGAGCGTAGTCGAGAAAGCATCTAATGATTTAGCTAAAGATATGTTTGGTGATTGAGTTTTTTACAATAAAATAGCTAAACACTTGCTTGAACATAGTATATATTAGATAAAGAATAACCATTAGGAGGTTACGATAATGAATAACATTTTAAATAACTGGGCTGAAATCAAAAATCTTATTGATATGCTGGAAGTAGATATGGGCAAGTCCGCAAGTGGCAACAAGGCTGCTGGCGTTCGTGTACGCAAAGAACTTCGCAGGCTCAAGACACTAACTTCAGGACTTGTCAAAGAAACTTTGAATAAAGAATGAAGATTGACGTCAAAGTAATCGTTACGATTGCTACCTTGTTGATCCCACTGGTGGGATTTTATTATACGACAAACCTCAGACTTGACAGCTTAGAGGCAGAGATCGCCACGATCAAGTCAGATATCGTGCAAGTCAAGAAAGCTAAGAAGAAAAGGAGCCGCAAGAAATGAAACCACTACTAGCAAGATTATACTTCTGGTTAGCGAGGGTTTTGTTATCTCGTGGTCACCTTGCTGGACAATGGTTCCAGAACAAGGGTATCTTAGTGCTTATCAAAATTGGAGTGAGAAAGCGTGACTAGCTGGACTGGACTTGGATTTGCCACACTCGCCGTCGGCACCAGTGTAATGACCGTGTTATTGCTTGATAAGCTGCACCAATCAATTGGTAACAGGCTGTATAAAAACAAAGTTAATAAAAGATTATGAGCGTTCATGACATGGCACAAGTTGGACTTGTATTGGCATGTATGGTTGTTACCTTTTGGATAGGATATGAATTCGGTGCGAACAAAGATAAATAAAAAGACTTATCTTTATGCTTGCCCTTCGGGGCCTGGTCGCAACAACAAGCTACTTGAGGCTTGCGGCTTCCGATATGCATTTAGAGAAGTTGGTAATTGGAATTGTCCCCTTTGCGGACACAAACTAGAATTAGAAAGCGAAAAACAGGATGAAGAAGTTAAAGAATCTTAGTACCATTGACGTGGTTACTTACTTAGGAATCCTAGCTAGCTTGCTGTTAGTCTTCGGAGCTATGAGCGGCTGCTCTATGAAATTCTATAAGAAATCACCAGCAGATATTCGCAAGTGTTGCGAAAGAGTCAACCTGCATACTAAAGAGATGGACAAGTTTGGTCGATACTGCAAGGTTGCGGTATTCTTAGCCAACAGTGAGAACATCAAGGCGGTTGGCTCTGGCGTGCGTAAAGGTGCGCAAGAAGCTGTTCGAGTTTGCAAATTTGTTTTCAATGTAGAGACGGACCAAGACTTGATCTCAGTTTCAGACGAGCAGCATTATTATAAAGTTCGCAGCTATGTTGTCGATAACCCAGTCGAGAAAGGCTGGCGGCTAAAGTTAGACTGCGACCCAGCAGAAATTCATTGCGAAGAGTTTTAAATAAAACCTTAACGCATATCAAAAAATAATATAATATAATCTTACAATAGAAATACAGAGGAGGTATTACGCTTGTCAAACACAGTAAGACCAACATGGGATGAAGGTATCAAACCAACGCATCACGCCCAGATCGCTACACTATCGAGTGGGCAGGTCAGGCATCAAACCACTTATCGACCGACCTTTAGGCAGGTGTTTATCGGTTCCCCTGCCGAGACGTTGCCATCAGGCGTAATAGTTCCTGCTGTCGAGCCGATCTATAAAAAGATCTGGCTGAACTTGGGATTTCAGCGACGAGGATTTTGGGATAAGGCAACTCGGAGCTTTTACATGGATTCGGTAATGCGTGGCATCCCCTTGCAGCCGTTTACTTTGGTTAGTCTGGTGTTACAGTTTCAGGCAAAAGACGCTAATGGGGCCTACTTGATCCAGGGCGAAGACAGAGGGGAGCTTGATCAAAAAATTAAAGATCTTTTTGAGTTGATGTCTTTTGACTGTAACAACAGAGTAGAGACAGGCGCAGCATACGTCGCTGATGAATTTAAGTGGTATCCAACCGACCCCGAGCATAAAAAGCTGTATCCTGACGGTGCTCTTTACTCAGAACTTACGATTGACCATAGGAATTACCTTAATAACTTCACCTTTTCGGTCGATGTTTTCGCTGGCTACACCAATCCAGAGATTTACATGACTTTCGGTCGCTGGCACTCTACAGGGACCACAAATGATGCCGAAGATCGCAATGCGTCAAATACACAGATTTGCATACTGGCCCGTGACGATGCAGCAGAAGAATATAATACTTGGAAGGCATACAAGGCGGAACATAACGCCCCAGCACCAGTGAGGTACTTCAAGGTCAGCAGTAAGGATAAAGACATTTATCCAAATTGCTATCGTTACTCCAACGATGAGTTGATTGCTTGTGCATTCAGTATGTACGCTGATTATCAGCAGTATGAGAAATACCACGAAGCAAGAGTTTCTGGAGAGATTACTGGTGGTAAGGTGCAGACACCTAGCACTATTAACAATAAGCACAGGCTTAAAGACATGTACATTAGGTCTGCTGATGTGGTTCACTACTACCCTAGGTTTTCTAACACTGTGTGGGCTCAATTTGTTAAGATCTGGAATGCAAACGTCAAAACTGATGGTGAACCTATTGGTGATATGGATCAAAGCGATCGTTCAGATATCTTGAGCTTACTTGTTGCATTTGATAAGCAGGGCTTTGAACTAAACGACGCCTCGGCTTTCTGGTCCATGTATGAGAAAATGCAGGATCGGATGGATAAGAAATACACATTCTCAGAGACCAGGGTGAGGCAGTGGGATAAAGCAGCAGACGCTGCTGAGAAAAAGGCTAAAAAACTAAAGAATCCAAAAATCTATTCTTGGGCACACAGTAAGAAATCAGCCTGGCGTATCAAGGGCATGAATAAGCGCCTTGAATATATGCTTGATTATTTACAAGCTGACGACGCTAAGAGGGAAACACAGTGGTTAGCTAGTCAAGCTATCAAGTGCAGGCGAACTGCCGCTAGCAGTATGCAGGATCATATGGAGTTATTTGATGCTGGCGTTTGCGCTCCAAACGTAGAGCTTGAGGATGTAGAGGAAGGTCGCTGTGAGGTCGATCACTACATCCCCCTTGCTAGAGGCGGTCGTGATGATCAGAGTAACTTCTGGCTTGTATTAGCTAAAGATAATAATTCACGACAAACAACTGATTGGTTTGAGTATTGGGAGAAAGTATACCCCAAAGAAGGCAAGGCATTGCTTCTTGAGCATTTGTACGAAAACCGCTTGTTTTTCTTAACCGATCGAGAGCTTAGTTTTGCGGGTAAGGAATGTAGCAAGTGCAAGCCAGGCGAAATGATACCATGGAGTGAGTATGCCTTAGACAACACTAAGTCACATTTAGATGGTGTTAAATCGGACTGTAACGAGTGTAGGAATCCAAGAGAGCGCAAGCTCAAGGAAGAGCGATTGAAGTTAGTTGAGATGAATAACTCAAAGGAAGAAATGGAAGCACAATGAGTAATAACGAACAAGGGTTTGCTTACGAGACAACGGTCATTGAAGCTTTGAAAGCGGCAGGGGTCGCAGGCGATATTCAGGAGGGGGCAGGCGCATCGGCAACACTTGCCGACGCAGATTTTTTTGTCGGCGGTAAAAAATATTTATTAGAAGTGAAGCAGGACTCCCACGCACAAATGGGAGGCACCTCTGTACGCTACGATAATGGTGGCTTTGAGATGGTAAGTGAAGCCGTAGATGGCAACACAGCAGAGCTAATCATCACAGCACTAGGTCAAAAGGTAGATGCTATTGAGCGACTACTCTCAGCCATTGGTGGAGAGAAGTTCCCTACCACTTGCGACAAGTACACTTGGACGGCAGCAAAGCAAAAAGGATTATTAAAACCTATCAACGCTAAAATCAAAGAGGACGCTTCTTTTATTATTGACCACTACAAGAAGAAGGGCATCCACTATATGCAGATTGGTGGAGCAGGCTTATTCTATTTGGGTGAGAACCCAGCGAACCTACCCGTACCCAAGCTCGAAGGCGAGATTGACATTGAGTTACGAGCGGGGCGCAGTGGCTCTACACTAAACGCCGCAGGCGTTCGGCGAGTCAGCGGTTTGTTGCGGGCCCAGGCACGACTAAAGTTCAAGGGTAAGTCACCGATTAGCTTAGACTCCCCCAGTGGCATTGCCCAATTGAAGCGATGAAGAGAGCAGAGGTAATCAGGTTGATCCGCTACCAGTTGAATAGCGACGAGCATCCAGGCGCAGAAGCTGCCCTTGTTCTACTCGACCTGCTTATCAGCCAAGGCGGAGCAACATTGGGCGACGTAACAAAAATAAAAGAATCAATACTAGAGGACTTATAAGTTGTATACGTTAAAAGTAGTAGCGACAATGATTGTAGCATTTGCAGCAGGCATCGTAATAAACAGATACCTCTATAAGTTCTTTGATTGGTTCTTAGATCTAATGGAAAGCTTTGATGATGACAGGGACAGACACTAATGCATAAGCGATATGATAGATACCCAGCATGGACCGACGCCCTAGCAGAACATAAGAGATGGAGCAACAGAGGCAAGTCTTGGACCAAAGAGTATATGAGATTATACAAACGAGCCACACAAGAACAAACAGAAGAGGAGTGGTACAACAGAGCGCCCGCTTCCTATTTCGAGCCAAAGATCTACTAGCAAAGGAACATAAGAACAATGGCAAACTATCACATAGAGCAGAAGCTCAACAAGACAATCTCTATTTTCGCTAACGACGTAGAGGGATTGTATACAAGAGTAATCAATGCAGAATCCAAGGTCGAGTTGTTAGAGCAGAACCACAAGCGCACCCAAATGAAGCTAGGTATCCTAAGCCTTTTGGTGCTGCTAAGTTTGATCCTATAATATAAGCAGCGGGCGACAAATAATAATGTTTGAATTAGAAGACCCTAGTGAAGAAATGATTGAACACATCTATAGGATTGCAGATGAGTACATCCAGAAGAACATAGATGATCCTAATGGAGAGACAGAATGGAGAACCCCAGGTAACTGGTTTGCTTCTATGGAGGATATCGAAGGTTGGGTTAAGTTGATTACTACACACAGAAACTTCTATAGTCATGTTACAAGAGAGTTATATAAGTTAGGCTTTTATGATGAAGTAGGTAATGAGTACAGTGGTAGTGCTTTCAGCCGAATGTGGCATGGCAGAGAAGGACTTGCTGCCAAGGGTGAGTACGGAGTGACCGATGTGTCGATTAGCCAATTGAGGATACGACGGAACAAGAGAAGAAGAGCCGCCAGGGTCGCCGCCGTTGAGGCCTCTCGTGTTTAAAGAAGCTTTGCCTAATATTTGTGCATAGTTGTGTTTAGGAGTGACAATAAATGGGCGCTTTTTTTCAAGTTGACAGCAAAGTCATAGGGGTGCCTACTTTTTATGCAGGAGGTTTGCTTATTAATTGTGCAAAAATAAGGTTTTGATTATAAAATAGGCAGTGGTATGACACCAATGTCTGGTCTGCCTTGAAGTGCGGAGGGACCTAATACATAGATGATGTAAAGGCGTCAAGCGGATTATTTAGCAGGCTAAGGGGAATAAACTCTCATTATACACCATATACTAATGGTTGTTAAACAGTTTTCGCAGGGAGAAATAAAGTGAAAAAAGTTTAGCAGTTTCCTTGACTCCCAGCGTATACATGGTACTATAAGATGTAAGGGAGAGAGATTGATATGAGTGTAGACTTCAAAACCTTTGTGAACTTAGCGCCTGCGGTATCTGCCGCTCGCCTGCCTGTCCTGCTTCGTGGTCGCCACGGTGTGGGTAAGAGCCAAGTTGTTTACCAGATTGCTAAGGGCATGGAGCTTCCAGTAGTGGAGCGTCGTGCCAGCCAGATGACCGAGGGTGACTTGGTTGGCTTGCCTAGCATTGAAGGCAACCGTACCAGCTTCAATCCCCCAGATTGGTTCAAGCAGGCTTGTGAAGAGCCCGTTGTTCTCTTCTTGGACGAAGTTGACCGTGCCACCTTGGAAGTTCGCCAGGGTATCTTTGAGTTGACGGACAGCCGAAAGCTCAACGGGCACTACCTTCATGCTGATACGATCGTATTTGCTGCCATCAATGGCGGTGAGCACGGTGAGCAGTACCAAGTCAATGAGATGGACCCTGCTGAACTTGACCGTTGGTCGGTTTGGGACATTGAGCCCACGGTAGAGGACTGGTTGTCTTGGGCAAAAGACAATGTTGACTCCCTGGTTTGGGACTTCATCAACCAGAATCGTGATCACCTTGAGCATAATGGTGACATCGAGCCTAACAAGCGGTACCCTAGCCGTCGTAGCTGGGATCGGTTGAACCAAGTGCTGGCTAAAGCTGAGCTTCTGGAGTCCCCAGGTCCCCAGATGTTCGCCCTTGCTCAGTCCTTCGTGGGCTTTGAAGCTGCTGTTTCCTTCAACGACTTCGCTGCCAACTACGAGCGGCAGGTTACGGTTGATCAGTTGCTCAACGGTGAGCGTTCGGAAGCCCTTGCTGGGTTCTCCTTGAATGATAACTGTGCTTTGATTGAGAAGCTTGACGCTTCTGGAAAACTCAATGAAGAAGACCTTAGTGAAGAACAGGTTGTGAACCTGGCTAAGTACTTCGTTACCCTTCCTAGCGAAGCTGCCATGAAGCTGTGGCAAGTTGTCGCTCGGATGCCACAACCCAAAGTGAAGCTGTTTCATGCTGCTGAGCTTGCTGGCGGTGATTCCGTCGCTGGGTACCTGGCAAAGATCTTGGGAGCCTGATTCTCTACCTTACACAAACTAAGGTTCCCTTGAGATCGGCAGGGCCCACCGAAGTAATGGTGGGCTTTTGCTTTTAAAGGGCAAATAAATATAGTAGTTTACTTGACAGGTAGCCATAGTGTGGTACTATAAATTGTAAGGAAGAGATGAAATGAGTTTTGATCTAAGACTACATGCTTATCGCTTGCTGCTCAAAGAGCCTTTCTTTGCTGCACTAAGTCGTAAGATTGAAAAGAAGGAAAACTATGGTATCCCTACTGCGGGTGTCAGAGTCAATCCAGAGAATGGTCACTTTGAGATGGCTTACAACCCAGACTTCTTTGAAAGCCTGAGTGATGTAGAGAAAGCTGGGGTACTCAAACATGAGTTCTACCACTTGATCTTTGATCATGTTACCAGCCGTAAGCCTGAAGGTGTCCCTCATCAGAAGTGGAACATCGCTGCTGACCTGGCTATCAATAGCCACTTGGTTGGTGAGCTACCTGACAACTGCTGTATGCCTGGTGTCGCTCCCTTTGAAGACATGCCCAAGGGTGAGTCTGCTGAGTGGTACTTAGCCAACATGCCTGAAGACCAAGAGTCCGAGGGTGAGGGCGAGAGCCAAGACGGTGATGGAGAGGGCGACGGTGAGGGTGAGTCATCTGGCGGTGACGACTCTGGCGGGCAAGAAGAAAATAATAGTAATGGCTCTGGAAGCCCTGGTAACTTTGATGATCACTCTGGCTGGGAAGAAGCTGCCAGTAGTGAGGTAGCCCAGATGGCTAAGGAGCGACTCAAGAACGCCATCAAGGAAGCTGCGCAAGAGGCTGCTCAGTCTTCCAGTGGCTGGGGCTCAGTGTCAGGTGGGGTACGCAAAGAGATCATGAAGCGCCTTGAGACCAAGGTAGACTGGCGCAAGGTACTCAGGTACTTCATCAAGACCAGCCAGCGTGCCAGCAAGAGCAGCACGGTAAAGCGTATTGATAAGCGTTACCCCTACATCCACCCAGGCAAGAAGGTACGGCGGCAAGCTAAGATTGCTATTGCCATTGACCAGTCTGGTAGTGTCAGTGATGAGATGCTAGAAGCCTTCTTCGCTGAGTTGAATAACCTGGCTAAGCTCGCTGAGTTTACCGTGGTACCCTTCGATACCCAGGTCGATGCTGATAAGGTCTACGTCTGGAAGAAGGGCAAGAGCCAAAAGGCTGAGCGTGTTATGTGTGGCGGTACCTGCTTCGATGCTCCTACCGACTGGGCTAACAACAACAGCGTGGATGGTATCATTATCCTTACGGACATGGAGGCACCCAAGCCTAAAGCCTGCAAGGCGCAACGCCTGTGGCTAACGGACAGCCGTGGTGCTAGCCGTCCCTACTTCCAAACCAATGAGCGAGTGATCGCTGTAGACTAATTGACACCCCTTGAAAAAAAGCGACAGGAGTTTGACGCTATGCATTCACCCTTCGGGCGGCAGAGAGTAAACATTATTAACCTAGAGGATAGTATCCTAGTGACCGAACACTGGTGGAGTAGTATACCAGAGGACATTGACAAAGCCTACGGTTACCTAATGGCTAACGATGCCTACTGGGAATACCCTACACACAATGAGTTCAGCAGACTGCCCACCTGGCATAGGCTAGGCAACGCCTGACAGCCTGCTGTAGCCAACTGTGATACACTAGGGGCCCCCACCCCCCTGGGGTACCCATGGGCCCTCTCCCTACGGGAAGTATGTCCCTAGGGGGCAGGGAGGGTATATAAGCCGCCTAAGGACATTAACGATGTGTATGAAATTTCTGTAGAATTTAGAAAACTTGAAAAATTGTAAATTAAAAAAATGAGACTTTTTTGGAAAAGAATAAATTGACTAACTTAGAACTAGAACAATTCGTAAGAGCGTTCCTAACATTAGAACGTGCAGTAACAGCCCTGTACTCTCTGACAACCGATATTAAAGAAAGAGTGGTTTTGTTAGAAGAAAAGGCTGAACTAATAGAGAAAAGTATTATAAAATCGGATACCTTACAATAAGGAGGCTACCATGGACTTAGCAGAGAAGATTAGCGCCTATGAGAAAAACGCTCTTGACGACAGCCAAGTGGTTGAGTTGTACCAAGAGCTTTATGAGACAGGCATCGTGTGGGAACTTCAAGGGCACTATGGGCGACGAGCTTATCTAATGCTCAAGGAAGGCACCATTGAGGAATGAATATCCAGTTGGGCAGCATGGTGCAAATATGCGTACCCCAGGAGGCAGGCGATGTACCAGATCTAGTGGGCATTGTAGAAGTGATTCAACCGATGGCTTGGGAAGGCAACATCGGCAAGTACATTTGCACGGTGCTGCTAAATGGCGGGGGTAGAGAATATTGTATGCTAACAGACTTAAAATTGGTGAGCTAAGAATGGGCATCGGTTCCTTAGTACAACAAGCAATCCGTGGTGGGCTCCATAGCGGCCAAGTCGTCTCATCGACTTTAGGTTTGATTGTAAATGAACTTAAAGAACCAGGCGCACTACCGCAGTACAAAGTGGACTGGTTCAAAGGACCAGACCGAGGTAAGAAGCTTTGGTATTATCAACATGATTTAAAGGAGGCTAAATGAGCCAAGAGAATATTGTAACTTTAGAGAACCCTGGTTGGGACTACAAGCATGTAGCAAAAATCGGGGAAGAGCATTACTTTTACTTAGCTAAGCTGACCCATGAGAGTTTCATCCAGCTTTGGCAAGCGTGTGACAGCGTTGAGCAGTTCAAGGCGTCGTATGAAGCCATGGGTGGCGGGACCTGCCGCCTTGCGCACGAGGAGGATTCCCCTATTCCAGTAGAGTCCCTACCAAAAATCCAGTTTACGCTTGGGGTCCTTAGGAAAAAAAATGTTGTCCTTAAGGACTACGATGCAAGTGATCCCACTGAAGAAGCCATGTGGGAAGATCTAAGGAGACTAGCCAGTGCCCGCTCAAGGCGACAAGTTCAAAATAGGTGACCTTGTAAAGTTTCCGCCTAATCATCTACTGGGTGGTGTTGGGGGTAATCTCTACATTGTCGTAAGGCAGCACAAAGGGGGCTTTGTGTACGTACATAATGCACACCCATCGCACTACGGCAATACGGAGGCAATGCTTTATCACGAGGACGACTTTATATTGTTCTCGACTGCGCCTTAAACTTGAAAACACTTTTTGCGTTTCTGCAATAAAAAAACCTTTAGCCTACGGTAGCCCTACCTATGTGTCTGTAAAGCATGTTGTTTACCAAAGCTAGCCATTTAAGCGGAAACTATAAGAAAAAAAGAAGTGACCAAGGAGTCTGCGGTAGCCTACCTACTATATGGAAGGAAACCACAGCGGATCAGACGCCCTTAGGGCGCAGCTAGCCTACGAAAAACTTGCGCCGCCTTTAAGACAGCGGCTTATAAAAAAAATTACGGAAACTTCTATTGGCGATTTGGTGGAATCAAAGTTTGTTATTTATGGACCTGCGTTTACGATGGACGGTTATGAAGCTTCTTATGGTTCTGGGCCAGGGTGCAGTAGTGCTGGGAAGCAAGGCATCGGCACGAGTTCACCAAAAATTTACGCCGACATGCTGGATGAAATTTACGGCGGGTCAAGCGTTAGTATCGAAAGGGGTACCCTGGGGATCGTAGTGGACATGTCATCATTTAATGTACATGTGCACTGGCTGCCCAAAGGACCTAAGTGGTGGATCTTCCCTGAGGAATATGAGATTGTCTCCAAGAATAAAGAAAATACCACTCGGCTCTCTGGTTCGCATTAAGCACTACGCCGACTTTGATGAACAAGAAGACCTTTATATTGTGGTAGGTTTGGAGCCTATGAGCCCGTACGAACTAAATGACCATAGGGCAGAGCATTATACATTTTGTTATGTTTTAGCGCCCGCTAGCGATCTTGATGATTTTAAAAAATATCATTATCATAATGAACTAATTGTGGTATCATCAAGTTAGGAGAGAACTATATGACTGAATCGATTGTAATGGGACTATTTGCATTTATAGCCTGGGTTGGTTTTAGTACGGTAATTACATTTGTTATTGCATCGGCTTTCTTTGGACTGCCAAACAAAAAGGAGAAGAACTAGTGAACAAGCTAGACTTACATGGCGCACCTCATGATGAGGCAAAAAATTTAACGGCGAGCTTTATCGAAAAAAATCTGCGGCGAGCGAGTATTCTTGAGGTCGTCACTGGTCATAGTAGCGCCATGCGAGATATTGTATTGGACGTGCTGACTGAGTACAACCTTGAGTGGTACCTCGGCACTGGAAATCTTGAGGGCTCGATCAAAGTGATTGTCGATGACTACTCGGAGTATTATGATGACTTTATTGATAATTAATATTTTACTTGCTAGCCCGCAAATCGATTGCCCACGAGTTCTGCCTGGTAGTGAGACCCCGTTACCTGCGGGCGTCAACCTTTCACAAGAGGATGAGCTACTGCAACGTGTAGCTTGCTTTTGTAATAGAGTGATGACAGAAGAGCGCAACTGTCTAGAGAGGGCTTTCACTCGGCAGGCTAGGGAGCGGTGTAAGGAAGCAACTGCTGCTTGGGTTGCACAAAATCTGGCGCTGCCCCGCAACTGGGTTGAGGCAGGTGGAGTAGCCCCTCCGCCGAACCGATCGATGCCTAGGAATATTAGGGTAGTATATTGAGGAAAGGGTTCGCACTAATTGTAGCTGTTACTATGGGTATGCTGCTTACTGGATTAGCAATCATGCTTTTCCAATCCACCAATTTAGAAATGATGATCGCTGGTAATAAACGTAGGCATAACCAAGCGGCGATGGCTGCACAAAGCGGTATGAATCATTTTGCGGCTATGCGATTTGAATATGACTATCTAAAAAATTTAGCGGGAACCAATTTGCAACTTGACCTGATCAATGAGAGGATGTCTGAAAAACATAACTATGAAGTCACTATCAAGTTCTGCTGTGGTCAGTATGGTCAGGCTTTAGGTCGTGGTGATTATTATGTTCAGAGCACTGGCTGGTATAAAAGAAATACTAAACATGAGTCATCTGTGACATATCAAAGTTTTTATTCTCTTGACAATAATGATTTTTAAGGTATAACTATTATAAGGGGTCATAAACTTTAACATGAGGATATTCCATCATGAAAATTTATCCATACTTGCCCGACAAACGACGCCGTAAGGAACGTTACAAAGAACAGGAATTAGAGTTACCAGTACCACAGCATAATGAAATATATGAAGAGTCTACCACAGCACCTACAGGTTCTGATCGTGGCATTTGTATTATTGATATGAACGAAGACATGACTGGTGGCGTGATTATTGATTAGAACTATTTAATAAAACCAATAAGGAGGTTACATAAAATGGCTAAGAGAAGAAAAAGAAGACGATTGGCATTCATAAATCGTATGAGGGAAATGATGCAGGATGATCCCACCCTGCCACTAGAGCGTGCTAAAGTACTAACGGAAGTTGAGGTAAAGAAGGCTCTTCGTAAAGCTGATGCAGAAGCACGTTATGATAAGGAAGAACACCATAAGGTATTTCAGGAAACACTTTTTGGTGGTAGCGCCACAACCACGTCTACCCCTGTAGAAGTTAAAGCCAAAGCAACTCCAGTGGAAGTTGAAACGACTGCTGCGACGACCACTACGACCACGCCAGTGACTGCTAAGACTACTAAGGTGACGACAGAAGTTACAACCACCCCAGTTGTCAAAAAGACGACTACTGAACCTAAAGCAAAGACTGTAACTAAAACAAGAACTGCTAGTAAGACCGCTACTAAGGCAACAACTAAAAAGCGGTCTACCAAAAGAAGCAGAAAGAAGGCGTAGATGTCTGATCACTTCAAAGAGATTCTAGGTGATATTATCGATAAACTCAAAGAGGACCGTCCAGAGCACGCTCTGCCGTATGGTACTTGGGTAAAACATTATAAAGATCCTTCTCTTTGGGGTGTGGTGACAGAGGCCCATGACGTAACAAACGAGAATCTTGCTGGTGAAAAAACATGTAGTTACATGGTTTACTGGCTCAACAATGGAAAATCAAGCGGAAAGAAAAGTAAAATGTTTAAAACAACTATTGAAAACGACTTCTCTTTGATTGTCCAGTTTGACGAAGATGGTGAGCCATTTTTGTTTGAAGACGTATAAGGATGTTATGAGTGTTTCCATCGATTACTCTACTGGCTGGTATTCTGTTAGCCCTGCTTTTGCCTGGTGGAACTATAATGTTCATCGCCTGGCTGAAATCAAAGCACGCAGAGAAGCAGAGAGAATTGTTGAAGAGGATAAAAGAAGAAAGAATATTAACTCTGCAAAGATTGCAGAGGGAACAATATCGGTATATGCGTAATAAGCGTTCTCGAAAGGATAACAAATGAACTGCTTTCAAATCGAAGTCCGTGGTATGACCTTTACAATCTGGGCACCCACCATTCAGGATGCCCTAGAAACCTTCATGATCGACATGGAGTTTTATGAGGTGCCAAAGGATGCTGCTAGTTTTAATCAGTCGGGAGTTTCAAATAATATGTTTCCCGATGAATGCTGTGGCTTCTAGTTAGATCATTATGTTGTGGTTATTATTATCTTTAAGTTTCCCGTCGTACTTCACGGTACAACAGACGTCTATGGCTCATACAATAATTGAAAAGGCTAGACCCGTTGGAGAAGACCCATACCTACTGGTTTCAATAGCGTGGGTAGAATCTAGACTAAATCCATTCAGTATATCTAAAACTAATGACTATGGTCTATTTCAAATCAACTGGTCTTTCTGGGGCAGAGAGTGGGAATATAAAGACAGAAAAACATTTTATAAAGACATGTCTAATCCTTACCATGCAACGGTTGCAGCGATGGTTGTCCTGAAAGAAATGAGAAGGTATAAAACATGCCAAGGACTAAATCTTCCTGCCTGCTATAATGGCGGACCAGGGTGGAAAGTTTCAAAGAACAAAGATAAAATATTAGCTTACGCCAACAAGGTCAACCGACTAAGAATATATTATAAAAAAAGATTCCCTAACTGGGGTAAATAAATTTAACATTTGCACAAGTAACGTGCTATTTATTATAAGCCCGACACACGACCATAATTGAGGGAACTTACGCCTCGTGTCGGAAGCATGTAAGATAGGAGGATATTATGGTACAATCGGTATTTAGTGATGGAAAGGGTTTGGTACAAAGTGCTGGATCTGGGGTTACAATTCAAAATTCACTCTCTGTGACGGGTCAAGTCGGGATGACGGGTGCAGTTTCGGTACAATCAACACCACTTTTTGGTGGAGGTTTATCAGTCGGAGCGCAGGCTGTTACAGCAGCAGGGTCTAACCAGGGCGATGTGACAGCTATTAGTGCCACAGGTGGTGCAATGGTTGTAGTTACTGGTGGAGATAACACCAAAGGTGTTAAATTGCCCGCTTTAGCTGATGTTGGGGCTGGGAATATTTATTTCATCCAGAACTCCTCAGGTAGCACCTTAGAGGTATTTCCTTCAACGGGTGATAAGGTTTCACCTGGGTCTGATAATGCTGCAATTACTGTTGCTGCAAATGCAATGTTGGTTTGTATCGCAGCCGATGCAACCCAATGGTTTGGATTCGAGCCTACTGTTGTCGGTGCCTAATAGGTAATCTACAGCTTTGGCTAAGAGAAAGGCACTCCTTCGGGGGTGTCTTTTTTTTATCTTTTTTTATTTTGATTTCCTTGACATATAGCCGTGCTATGGTATTATAAATTGTAAGGGAGATAGAGTTATGAAGTTAGAGAATGCTATCAAGAGAATCCAGAAGCGTGCCAGCATCGTTGGTCGTGAGGTTGAAATCGACCAGAGTGATCGCAAAGTTTACGTTCGCTTTGAGGGTGCTTTGAGTGAGATTTCATTTTGGGTCAATAGTGATGGTCACATCAGTAACCCCCATGTGCGTCGCTATAATGACCATAGTGATGCTATGGTTGATTACTTCGCTGGTTATCATCTTGATAATCTCAAGCAAGCACTTGATTCGCTGGCTCCGCTGCCTCCGAAGTACGAAGTCGGTTCACTTGTTCAGTTCAAGAACAGTAAGCGTAATCAGCGTTGGAAGCTGGCAGGCAAGGTTGCCTTGGTGATCCAAGCTGAGTCTGGCGGTAACTACAAGGTTCAGTACCCAGGTAGTGAAGACAGTTACAATCCTTTCTACTCCGAGCGTGATTTAGAGTTGGCGGCATAAATGAGAAGCAAAGAAATCTTAGAAGAAATCAAAGCACGATGCCCCATCAAGCTTGGGGATCTTGTGATGGCAGGTGGCAACTTTGACGATGCAGGTAACAAAGCAGTTCCTGTTATGTGCTTGGTGGAAAGTTTGTCATCAGCTAACGACGATGCTTTTGATCGGGCCTACGAAGGTGCTGAGGATCATCTGATGTTTCGGCTGCAACCAGTAGGTGTTAAAGAGTCTAATATCGGATTGTTTGTTGACTACGCATGTAATCTAGAAAAAGTTTAAATATTTGCTTGACACTTTGATATAGTGTGGTATTATAAATTGTAAGGGAGAGAGAAATGATTCAAGTAGGTTCCAAAGTTAGTCACCGTTTTCACCCGCTTTACCATAATAGTATTGGTAAAGTTATTAGCCTTGAGGGTCACCAGTTTGATGGTCACCAGATGGTCGTTGTGGATTGGGGTGTAAATAAAAAAAGTATGTACCCCATCCAACATCACCACGCAGAAGCATTACGAAAGGAAGCATAATGGCTATTGCAAATCCCGAAGTTGAGTTTCATCTGCAAGACTTCATTGGTCAGTGTGTTGAGATTGTCAGTGAACACTACAGTTCTAAGTTGCCAAACTTGGAGGTTCCCAAAGTCAAAGTCAAAGAGGGCGGCAAGTATTACAAAGTCATCAAGTCACAGGGCGAATACAACCAGCACGTTTGGTTCTTCGTCAGTAAAGAGGATGGCTTGATTTGGAAGCCTGCTTCTTGGAAGTCTCCTGCTCGGAACTTCTCTCGTGGAAACATTCTTGAAGACAAAGCAAAAGACGTCATCGGCGTCTACGGAATCTAGGAGACAGTATGAGTCACTTAAAAGAGTTTGATAATACAGATGATATGTATGAGTTTCTTCTCAAGTGTCTTGAGAGTGGTAGATTGACACCAGAAGAAATGATGACTCCTGATTGGGGTGTATCACCTAAGTTCATCATTGATGCTTCTATTGACGCTGGTCGGGCTTACAGATCACGATGGATGCAGCCACTAATGTTTCTGGCAGGAATCAGTGTTGGTATGATTGGTGGAGCACTTTTGAATTTAGAACAACCTATTTACTGGCTAACCTTTTAAGGAGATCGTAATGCCTGAAAATAAAAAACAGTGGAAGTGTAATTTTACAATCGAGATCATCAGCAGAGAAGGGGCATCCCTTGACGATTTCAACGCTTCTGTAGATAAGTTTGTTACTGATTGGGTTGATGTCATCCCAGACACAGGGACAGCAGCACCAGAAAGTGCTATTGATTTCTGGCATGGCGGTGTTGGCTTTGGTAATTGGGTCCCAGACGAGGAAGAATAAAATGAAAAATAAATACACAAGACGAAGATAAGTGTCAGGGCTAAACCCGAACCGATCTGGCAGGAAGCATAAAGAGCCAGCGTCCCTACCTTCAGTAACCACATACCTTTGAAGAGTTGCGTGTGGAAAACGGTTTGTAGGGTTAGATACAAATATGGACAGGAGCCCTAAGCGTACTTGGGCGAAAACTCTTCACTTTTGCGGATGTAGCTTAGGGATCAAAGCGTTTGGATACCATTCAAAAGACGTAGGTGAGAGTCCTACCATCCGCTCCACATATGGTCCAGTAGCTCAGTTGGATAGAGCAACGGTCTTCTAAACCGTGGGTCGCAGGTTCAAATCCTGCCTGGATCACCAAGGAGTTTCGAGATGCTGAAAGTTTTAGGGAAGTTACCCAGGGAGTTAGTAGTCGCCGTTAGTGGTGGTCCTGATTCTATGGCTATCTTAGATTTCCTTAATAATAATCATAATGTTACAGCATACTATTTTGATCATGGTACAACCTTTGGCGACGAAGCTTATCACTTTCTTAGAAGCTATTGCGCAGGTAAGAAAATCCCATTTGTAACCAGCGTTTTATCAGAATCTCGTCCAAGCGGCAAGTCACTTGAGGAGCACTGGCGGGATGAACGCTACAAGCGATTTCATGACTATAAACTACCCATTGTAACTGGACATAATTTAGACGACGTTATTGAGTGGTTTCTATTTTCATCTGTACATGGTAAAGGAAAGTTTATCCCTTATCAAAATAAAAATGTTATCCGTCCTTTCTTATCTACCTCAAAACAAAACTTAGTTGACTGGTGCACACGGAAGAATGTTCCTTTCCTAACTGACCCTGGCAATAATAATAGAAAGTTTATGAGAAGTATTATTAGACATGACATGATGCCCGTTGCAAAAGAAATTAACCCAGGTATCCAAAAAACATTTAAAAAAATTGTAGAAAGCAGGTATAATAACAACTAACAGAACTGTGGTCCACTAGCTCAATTGGTTAGAGCAACTGACTCATAATCAGTAGGTTCGAGGTTCGATTCCTCGGTGGACTACCATGCCCGAATGGCTCAACTGGTAGAGCAGCGGTTTTGTAAACCGAAGGTTGTAGGTTCAAGTCCTACTTTGGGCACCAAACACAATAAGCTCCCGAAAGGGGGCTTTTTTGTTTTATATACAATCTATTTATTTTGTATGCCTAATATAATAATACAGGATCTCTTTATATGACTGCTAAATTAGTTATCGGAAATGTAGACTTATTTCCCTTCAACGGTGATGCTGCCGTAACAGGTAACTTAGAAGTAAGCGGAGTACTGAATCTCTCTGAGGTTACTAGTGTGCCTGGTGCACCTGCTGCGGGTACTGTAAAGATGTTTATGTCTGGCAATCAGATGTTTGCAAAGTTCTCAGATAGTACTCTAGTAAACATGTCAAGCTCAGGGCCAAATGTTGCCAATGCTTCTGACAATAGGCTTATCACTTCAGTTGATTCAGATTCTTTCAATGGCGAAGCAAACCTAACCTTTGATGGTACTGATTTAGAACTTACAGGCGCTCTAAATGTATCAGGTAACATTTTAGTATCCGACGATGTAACAACAGGGTCAGTCGCTGGACCTGGAAGCTTCTTAGCATTAGATGCAAATAATAAAATGGTTCTAACAACAGGTGGCGGTTCTGTAACGATAAGTAATGATTCCAATAACAGACTCACCACTGCTGGTGGTGATGGATCAATCAATGGTGAAGCTAATCTAACTTTTGATGGTAACAAGCTAGTTGTCAACGCTGGATTGGTTTTGAATAGAAGGGCAGTTACTTCTACTGTTACTGCTTCTCAAACAGATTATTATCTTGCTATCAGAGCTACTGATGATTTAGATATTAGACTCCCAGACGCATCCAGCTTAACTGAGGGTCAAACTCTCGTGTTAAAGGATGAGCTTGGGAACTCACACACGCATAATATCGCTATTTCCGCCTCAGGCGTACAAACAATTGATGGTGCAGGTTTTATTCTTTTACGCTCCCCTTTTGCTGCGATCAGCCTATATACAAATGGTAGCAATGGTTATTTCGTTTACTAACCAAAATAGGTTCCGAAAATACAACACATTATAGGTTATCATGGTTCCATGAACTGATTGGCGTACCCAAACAACGCTAATAAATTAGTTTATAAAATGTTATTTAGATAATAAGTTTTTCTCATATTTAGGAGGAAAATAAATATGGCTTATAAATTTCAATCGGGTCTTGCGAGACTCAACGGTACTATCGCTCTTGATGGTGCTAATGATAAGTTACAACTTTCAGGTGGTATTGAATTCGCCGACAAGTCAATCGATGTTGCAGATCTAAACCTAGCTGCTGGTACAAACTACAATCTAGGCGGCGGTGCTGACGGTGCTCTAGCGCACACTGATGAACTCATCCTTATGGATGACAGTGATAGTGATAGCAATAAAGTTCTATCTCTAGCACAGCTTGGCACTTACATGTCAGGTGTTACTGCTGTTACTGGTGCATTCGGTGCATCAATGATCCAAGCGGTCAAGATTGGTGTCAATGCCGATAACGACTTGTTAGAATTAGCAGATGGTGCTCTAACGGTTAATGGTACAATTGCGGCTGCTACCAGCTTTACTATCGGTAGTGCTGTCATGAGCGAAGCTGACCTTGAGCAGCTTGATGGTATTACTGCTGGTACAGTTGCAGCCTCTAAGGCGGTCGTTGTAAATGCTACTAAAGATGCTACTAGCTTCAACAGCTTAACTGCTGTTGCTGTTACTGGTTCGGTCAGCGTTAGCTCACCATCAGGTTCAATCACCGATCTTTTTGTTGGTGATGATCTAGAGGTTAAAGGCAACTTGATTAGTCATGCTGCTAATACCGCTCATGGTGTTGCTACTCACAATGCTAATGTTAACGTCACTGGTACGATTGGTGCAACTCACGTTGTTGCAACAGGTCTATCTGCTTCGGCGGCCGTCTCTGGTCTTACTCTAGACATTGAGTCTACTGCAAATGTTGCAGGTGTTCTCACTGCTGGCGGTCTTACCGTTGGTAGTGCTGTCATGAGCGAAGCTGACCTTGAGAAGTTGGATGGTATCACTGATGGTACAGCCGCTGCTGGTAAAGCAATGGTCCTAGATGCCTCGCTCGATATCGCAGGTGCCCGTGATATTAGCGGCAGAACCGTCTCAGGTTCTGGCAATGCTACGTTCTTAGGCAATGCTGCTTTTGATGGTAGCGTTACTGCTGGTACAAGCATTATCATTGGTAGTGCTGATCTCAACGAAGCTGACCTTGAGAAGCTTGACGGTATCACTAATGGTACAGTTGCAGCTAACAAGGCTGTCGTTGTAGATGCTAACAAGGATGCGGGTGGTTTCCGTAACATCACCGCTGTACAAATCGGTCATGCAGATGATGCTGATTTGTTGACATTGGCTGATGGCAAGCTCACCATTAAGGGTGACGTGGATATCCAAGGTGCCTTCAACCGTGTCACCACCAATGCAACAGAATTGGCTGTTGAAGATGTTCGCATCATCATTGGTAGTGGTTCAGCAGGTGCTTCGCAGCTAGACGGCGGCGGTATCTTCTTCGGAAGTCCAGGCGCTGGTAAATCAATTGCAGAAATTGCTTTCAATGATGCTGCTGAAGATGAATTGATCTTTGCTTTCTCTGGTAGTGAAGCAATGAAGATTGACTCTGGTGGTGATCTTACTGTTCAGGGTGATGGTACAGTCGAAGGTGCATTGTCTGGTGCTGCTGGTACATTTGATGCACTAGGTGGTACAAGCTTGGCACTTCAAGGTGGTGGCATTAGTGCTGCTGGTGCCATTGCTGGTGCAACCACAGTTGCTGCTAGTGGTCTTGGTACCTTTGACGGCGGACTTAATGTTGACGATGCCTTCACAGTTACTGCTGCTGGTGCAGTTGTCGCTGTTGGTGTTAATGCTGGTGGTGCTGTTACTGGTGTAACATCGCTTGGTGCTTCAGGTGTTGTCACTGCTGCTGGTTTTACTATCGGTAGTGCTGTGATCAACGAAGCTGACCTTGAGCAGCTTGATGATATTACTGCTGGCTCAGTTGCAGCATCTAAGGCTGTTGTTGTAAACAGTGATAGTGATATTTCTGGTTTCCGCAACGTCCAAGGAACTGGCATGTCAATGTTTGCTTCAGGTGCTTTCGGTGACGTGGGTATGGACACTCTTGCAGTCGGTGGTTCGGGCGGTACTGCTGCCTTAACTGTTAGTGCAGCAGGTGTTGTACAGGCTGCTGGTGGTATTACATCAGCGGGTGATTCTGTATCATCCAACATGTCAGCAGGTCACCAAGTTCTTGGTGGCACCGTGCGAACATCTGGTTCATTGATCTTGGGTCATTCATCGTCATTCTTGGCGGGCGGCTCACTTCAGTACCCAGCAAACGTCGATCTGATCGGCGGTCTGGTTTCCAGTTCAAGAATACACATTGTGTCGGGTAGTGTTAGTGCAGCTAACTTCCCATCTTACCTTGCAGTCGCACCATCAGGTTCGGAAGATATTAAACTCTTCTTGCCTGTACACGCTGCAAGTGAAGCTGGCAAGATGCTTACTATCAAGTACCAAAGTCTATCGGACGGCGCTGTCGTCCTAACAGGCTCTGGTGCTAGCAACATGACCTTTGACGGTCTTGCTGCGCTTACCATGTCCTCACCAATGGCTGCTGTCAACTTGATGTGGAACGGTACGGGATACGACATCTACTAGTATTTTGTAGATAGGTTATATAAAGTTTGCTACCTCAAAGGGGACACTTCGGTGTCCCCTTTGTTTTATATAAAACTACTTATAAGGCAGAGGGTTATAATATGGGATACAGTGGACGTCATAGCGGCAAGAGCGAAATGGGAGATATTACATTTTCTGGTGATATCGACGATCATACAAAAATAGATTTTGAAGTAGATCAAATTAATTTTGTGGTCAACGATGCAACTAATCTTTCCATTGAGCCTGGTGGTATTACCATAGGTGATAACTCAAGTGATGTGCATCAGGTGACTGGAACTTTAAAGGTAGAAGGCGCTGCTGTATTTAACGAAGGTTCAGCAGACAAAGATTTCCGAGTAGAAAGTAATCATAATACTCATATGTTCTATATTGATGGCGGCACTAACCGAATTGGTATTGGAAATAATTCGCCTCAAACAGTCTTAGACATCACAGATCCGTTTGATGCTATTACGGGTCATGAGGCTGATGCTATTATTAGATTAAGAAGCAAGAGAGATGTGGGGATTAAACTAATCGCTGATACTGCTAACACCACTGGCGAAGCAGATAATCCCTTTATTGACTACTATTCAGATAGTCTGACGGATGCCACTGGGCGAGGCAATCGCCTTGCCTCCATGGCTCTGGAGGGTACCGCAGGAACCACATATACTGACTCTTTGGCTGGTGCATATTTTCTTGACGCATTTTGCCCAAACCACGCCAATTCAAACCTTAGACCCATTCAGCTTGCCAATGATTCATCAAACAACGGACACAAAGCTCGGATTACTATTGAGGGAACTAACGGCTATGTCGGCATTCATACAAGCACTCCATCTACAGACTTGGAAGTAATAGGCACAACTAAATCAGATTTTTTTGCAACCGATGTAACAACACAAGATCTTGGTAGTGGAACTAGCAGTACTCTTTCTACAACTTCAGGTATTATATTATTAGACGCAGACTCCATCAACGGCAGTGAAATGGGTGGTCAGGAAGTGCACGCTTTAAACTTTCCAGTTGCCACTAATTCTGGTCAGCGTCTTACTATCATAGCCCAAAATGGTTCAACAAATAACACTATGATTTTACCAGCAGGACTAATCAGCGGGTCCTATAGTCAGCTAACTGATGCAGGTGGTATATCAGCTTTAACCTTTGTTTGGATTAGCGAAGGTTCTCATAAAGCCTGGTACCAGGTAAAATAGGGGGATCGCAATGTCAACTGATTTAATCAATAGTCTGATAGCTAGTGGTAGCCTGCCCAGAGCTATCGGGATGATGAATGGCAGCGGAGTAATAACCAGAATACAAGATATTAGAGAAGAATTTGATGAAGGTGTATGTGGGCCTATACCAACTCGTGTCACAGCCTTCGGGGCAGGAAGTTTAAAACAGCCTCCTAGAAGTACAGCTTATGTAGTACAAGAAGGGGGTATTGTGCCCTCTGGTGTTGAAGAAGTCAGAGAGAATAAGGTAAGAAGATTTACTGGTGGTCCTGCACCAATGCCAAACGAGAAACTATTACACTTGATTGCTGAGGATCTTAGTTTTGACGTAACAGACGAATCTCCGATTACGGTTTCGTGGGCTGATAGCAGCGGTCAATGTGAAAATATCAAAGCGCCAGATGTAGATGCAAGTCCAAATTATAATAAGCATTTACTGAACGGATTTTCAACAATAGAATTTGATGATGAGCGAGCATATTTTGAATGCAACTCGCCGCCTGATGCTTTGAAATCCCTAAAGCATAAATCACTTTATATTGTTATGAAATATTCTGTTGATGATATGGAAGACTCACCTGATGTTAATGACTTTGGTGATGTAGATTCTCATAGTATGGCTGTATCAGCTAGCTCAACATATAACAATATCATAAAGGATAAGTTTTGTGCTTATGCTATTAAAATTGACGACAATGTATCTTTCTATAGGGCAACATCAAATGATATCGGATCTTTTACTTCTAACTTAGTTTCTAGTGAAACTGATCAAGGTGACGATTTCGCTATAATACCAGTTACAGATGGACAATTTATAACAAGCCCGCAAGTTGCTGAAATTATTATTTACAACAACTGTCATGATGGAACGCAGATTGGGAGCGTACTGAAATATCTATTTTGTAAATACGCTTTATTATCCACCGCTGAAGTATAAAAACATACAACATATTTTATGGAGACTATTTAATAACGACTATGGCTAAAAAGAAACATCAAATTGTATTTAACTATCCACCACCTTTTCCGCACGACGGCGATGCGGAGATCAATGGTAATTTAGAAGCCAACGACGCTGAACTAAAGAATGTAAAAGCAACCTCTTTAGCAGCCGATTCGGTTTGTGGCGAAACAGTAATTGCAACCAGTAGGATGACTACAAAATCTATATCGATATGTGACGATACGGGTTTTGCTGATGGGCATTCAAAACTGCACGTAGACGGCTGTATCTCTCTATCCCCTGTTAGTGAAATACCAGCAGGCAGAACATTTAAAAATGGTTACCTATTTGACATGGGCGGAAACCTACACTATAAAAGATTAGATGATGCTGTCGTGGTTCTATCTGACTGTATTACGATATTAGAATCTAATGGTAAGGGAACTAGCTTATCTACTGATGACGGCAGGAAGCTAAAAACCATTACAGCAAAAGATGGTATCAATGTGTCGGAAGGCCCAGATAATATACAGATCTCTTTAGCGAACCAAATTGATTCTGCTGCTAATCTAGGATCTATAGGCGAAGGGATATTTTCTGCTGTCAATGGACGCACTGCTTTATATAAGAAGATATCTGGCGGCGAGAATATAGAACTCAGTTCAACTGGTAAGACAATCACTATTTCATATTCAGGCAGAGGTTTCATCAGGCTAGTATCATCTGAGCTTGTGAGAAACAAGCAGCAATTTTCTAATATCTTATGGAGCACTCAGGGTGGTTATAGCAACGCTCATGTTGACATCAAGCCAAATAGTAAAAACCCCTACGCTGGCATCAACTTACAAATAACTAATTTAAGAGAAGGTCAAGAATATACTCTTTATGTTACTAATAAAAGTAGAAAAGTCTATAGACCTTTTGCTGATATGGTGGTATACTATGGCTATGGCAATGTGGTAACAAATAAACAAGCTCCTAAAATAGTAGGGGTAGAGGACCTAAAGCTCGGACCAAATGAAGTAGGTATTGTAAAAATGATTTCCACTATCGAGGATGACTCACTGTGGTCGTTCTATATCGACAGAGTTAGTAAGCTAAAATAAGGAGAATGATATGGGTAGCTTTGTAAAATGGCAGGATAGATTAGTAGAGGCAATAATCAATAACAATCAAGAAGTAATTGATTATTGCAAGAAGATTTTTCCTAAGAATGAAGAAGGCAATCCTGGCGCTTTGTACGAGGAAACCGTTGCAAACGCTAAGATTGAACTTGAAAACAGAAAACCAAAAAGAACGAACAAAACTCCAAAAAAAACGTCTAATACCAAACCTAGGAGCAGGAAGAAAAATGAGCCTATTAAACAAAATAACTAAAAGTTTCTTGCTAAATGAAGAATTTAGTGCTAGTGGCTACTCTTATTCGCTGCAAGCTATTGAGGATAATTTGAGATCTGTCAAGGTTTCCTCTAAAAAAGATAAGAATCGTATCTCTTTAGCATTGGAGCAGACTAGGAAGATGAAGTCACACCTCCGTAAGCTTGAAGAGAAAATTACCCACTTAGAAGAGCAGCTTCAGGTTTTAAACGAGGATTCGGGAGATAAGTAATGGGTGGTGTAGGCGGACACTTAAATCATCTTTATGATGACAGAAGCATGACCTTTGATAAGATGATGGATATCATCGATTCTGCAAGCCGTGGTAAGCTCCAAGCAGAAGAAAAAGTAGATGGTCAAAATTTATTTATTTCCTGGTCTGAAGAACGACAAGCCTCTTTGGCTGCCAGAAATAAAGGAAACCTCAAACAGGGCGGAATGGATGCTGCTGGCTTAGCTGCCAAGTTCGCAGGTCGTGGTGCTATCGAAAAAACGTACAATGAAGCCTTCAATACCTTTGATGCTGCGGTCAAAGCAATCAGCCCAGAGGACAGAGTTAAAATCTTTGGGCAAGACGCCACCAAATGGTACAACATAGAAGTTATGTCCCCAGAGAATCCCAATGTAATCCTTTATGATAAAAAGATTTTAAAGATCCACTCAGATGGTCACAAGATCTTAGATGATAATAAAGCACCACAAAATTATGATGCTAATAGTGATGGCTCTCTTCAGGTATTAGATAACAACCTAAAGAAAATGCAAGATGCTGCAAAGGGCAAAGAATTTGAAATAGCTAGAAAGGCAACTCTGAAGCTAAAAGCGTTATCGGACGATAAGTCCGCCACAGATACCAAGACCGCTATTAATAATGCTGTTGCATCGATAGGCCTACAAAGTAATGCTACAGTTGAGGACTACCTTAAAAAAAGGTTAACCCTTACCTTAGATGATCAGGTTAAAGAATTGCCAGAAGAAAAAAGGGCTGGGATGGTTGCTCGTATTCTGCGTCTGGAAGGCTTCCCTAATCTAACTAAAATTAAGAAGGGGTTGACACCAGAACAAAAAGAGACTGTTAGTCAAATGTCCGAACCAGTCATTGTCAAACAAATGATGGCTAACGCTATCCAGCCTATTGAACTAGCTATCCATGAATTTGCTGTGGAAGTATTAAAAACTGTTCAGAGTGTTTTTGTCTTAGATCCCCGAAAAGAAGTTGATAGATTACGATCAACCTTATCTAAAACTGTGACTGATCTTGAAGCTATGGCTACCGATGGTTCCATTTCGGCAGAAGAGATGGACGCTGTTAGAATCCAGCTTCGGAAAATTGGTGGTTTAGATCGTGTGACTACTAGTGCTGAGGGCATGGTATTTGTAGTGGATGGTATGCTCTATAAGTTTACTGGTAACTTTGCTCCTATCAACCAAGTATTAGGGATACTGAAGTACGGTAGGATCAAAACAAATGTTGCAAAAGAAAATATCCTTAGAAGATTTGATAGTATTATAACTGAAGCTATCGAAACTGTTAATGAGGCAGATCCTAACGGTAAAAGAGTAGCATTCGTCCCAGGAGCCTTCAAACCTCCCCATGCTGGTCACTACCTTGGTGCTAGATCATTTGCCGAGATGGAAGACATCGATGAGGTTAGGGTTCTTATTTCACCTGGTACTCGTGATGGAATCACCGTAAATCAATCTAAGAGAATCTGGGAATTATATATAAAGAATGACCCTGATAAAAGTGTAAAAAAGATAAGTCTAATTGTTCCACCCGCATCCCCAGTCAGATATGTATACGATATGATTGAAGATAAAAAACAATTCAAGCCTGGCGATTCCTTGGTGCTTGGTCAAGGTGAAAAAGAAAGTGGGTCGGCTGCTGAAAGATTAGCTTCATTTGCAGAGCGGAAAAATCCTGGTGTTAATGTCGAATATGTTAAGACAAAGATGTATGCAAGCGGCGTATCAGGCACTCAGATGCGGGAGTTAGTATTAGCTAATAATGAAAAAGAATTCAAAAAACACTTACCAGATTTTATCCGTAAGAATGATGATCTGGCAGATCAAGCTTGGACCATAGCTACTGGTGTAAACGAGTTGCAAATGATCGATGATGTTATCGATGAAATGGCAGGCGCACATGCTGTTGGTGGATATGGGGCTCCTTTGGGCATATATACTAGCAGTAAAGATTCTAAAAGAAAAAAGAAGAAAAAGACAACTAAATCAAAACGGAGATAGTTATAGTATGACTTATGTTGACAGAAATAAATTAATTGGTGAGCAAGTATTACGCAAGCATATTCGTAAGAAACTCATTGAAAAAAGAAATAGACTAACTGAGCAAGAGAACAAATTCCGTTCTATAGTTCAGAAATTGTTATCTGAAATAGAAACAGATGAAACCTCTACTAGATCTACTGGTATCAATGTACTGGCTGATTTGCTGAAGAGGATTGTTCCTATTTTAGAGGATTCTTATATGATGCTCACAACAAGTACTGAGCAAAGAAACTCTTTTCGGAACCATATTATAGCGGCCGCTAAAAATAGCCTAGTACCTGTTGATGCTAGCAAAGAAGCAGCAAATGAAAATATAGAATATGACCTCACACAGCTTCTTGAAAAAGTTCAAGTGTCAATTGATGGTGATGATAGCGATGAAGAAAGTGAGCAGATTACTGGTGACTTTATTGATATCGAGCCTGCTGAAGAAGACGTGCTGGATGATTTCGGAATCTCAGGCGAAGATGCTACGGGAAGAAACTTTGCACAGAAAACTTTTGAAAGAATTGAAACGCAGATTGTTGATCACTATGAAATGCTAGCTGATGCTGAAGATAAATCAGTTTTCAGAGAGTACTTGCTGACTAACCTCATGTTGTATTTTGACAAGTTTGAAGATTCACTAGCAGTTGACCCAGGTGAAGAGACAACTGATGAATACGAAAAAGAAAAAGCTGATGCAGATTCTGAAACAAGCCCAGCCGATGACTCCGAAGGCGAAGAGATAGAAGATGAAGAGCCAGAGGAAGAACCACCTCCAGCGTAAAATAAATTTAACACTTCTTCAGCCTCAGGTATAATGAGCCTACTTAGCCTTTAAACTTATAAAAAAAGCTTATTGCCTTTACAAAACTTAAATTTAAGTATATACTATTAATGTGATGGGGGTAAACGGTATCGACTGATGGGGAAGTAGAAAAGGTGCAAGGGTGAGGGAAGCGTGGCTCACTAAAAACGCTTAAACTTTTAATCGCAAACGACGATTTTCAACTAGCATTAGCAGCTTAATAACCTGACTTAACTTGAGGCGACGGCAGCCAAGAAACAGAAAGCCGTATTTTTGTCCTATAAGTGCTTTTGATCATCTTAGCCATAATAAAATGATCTAGTCAAGTGGGCTGTCTGACGATAAAAACAGACCTAACCTTGTGAATGACCTTTCTGTGGAACTAGACAAGACGGGGGTTCGATTCCCCCTACCTCCACCAGCCGCCTTCGGGCGGCTTTTGTCTTTGTATTACTACTTATAACGAGAAGAGGTTTATATGAAAACTATAGTTATCGATACCAACGTGTATCTCACCGATGTGAAAGCCCTATATTCATTTGGCAAACACAACATTGCAATCCCAACCATAGTCTTAGATGAAATAGATAAGCATAAGCATAGGCAAGATAATGCAGGTCTAAATGCTAGAACTATGAACAGAATCTTAGATTCACTCAGAGCTAAGGGCAGCTTATTTGTAGGAGTGGAAATATCTGAGAACTTAGGTAAAGTGTTCGCTGCGCAATATGACCCAAGGTATATGCCAGTTGGTATGAACCCTGATGACTCAGATAATAAAATAATTTGTACTGCTCTTAGGCTCAAGATGGAAGGTCGTGAGGTAGCGGTAGTATCTCGTGATGTCAACATGCGTGTTAAGTGTGATGCATTCGGAGTAGCGGCATATGATTACCAGCCTGCTCAAGTGGTGGAATCAGTTGATAGATTATATAACGGCAAGGTGACAATAGAAGTACCACCAGAAACTATTGATAAGTTTTATCAACAGGGTGAAGTAGAGGCACCAGAAGGATATAAATTATATCCCAATCAGTTTGTTACTCTCAAAGCGCATGACGACGAAAGTAAATCTGCGATAACAAGATATATGGATGAGCACACCCCCTTACAAAAAATCAATACCTATAAAAGGATTTGGGGAATGTCACCAAGAAATACTGAACAAAAGTTTGCAATGGACTTGCTTTTTGACAGAAACATTGATATAATATCATTGACGGGAAAAGCGGGTACAGGTAAAACTCTTATAGCAGCAGCGTGTGGGCTAGAACAAGTTCTCAACAGCACAGCAGCTAATGGTGGTTATGACCGATTGATCGTTACTAGGCCTGTACAGCCTATGGGAAGAGATATTGGTTTTCTCCCAGGAACGTTGGAAGAAAAGATGATGCCATGGATTGCCCCACTGAAAGATAATCTAGAATACTTATTTGGTAATCGCATGGCTCTAGAAGAACAGATGGAACAAGGAACAGTAGAAATTGAAGCAATGACATACATCCGTGGTCGATCTATTGCCAACGCCTTTATAATAGTAGATGAAGCACAAAATTTAACATCTCATGAATTAAAGACTATAATAACAAGAGTTGGAGATGGTACTAAATTGGTGTTGACGGGAGATGTAGAGCAAATAGATAATTCCTATGTTGATTCAGTATCCAACGGTCTGACACACGCAGTAGAGAAGTTTAAGGACTATAATATTGCAGGACACGTTACTTTGAAAAAAGGAGAAAGAAGCAGGCTAGCAGGTATAGCAGCGGAAATACTATAATGAGCGCAGAAAGTTACATTCGTAAAACGTCTAACGTTATCAGAGAAAACATGTCTATTAACCAAGTAGGTATTGAAATCACCTCAGACATGCCAGAGGATATAAATCTATCTAAAGTACTAATCACCCTCAAAGGCTCCGTGCCAAGTGCATATTTTAAGAAGCTTAATGGTATCAAGGTATTGGATCTAGAAGAGTTCGAGGAAAGAAACATTAGCGCAAAGTATTCGTCAGATGATCACATCTTATATGTTAGTGCACAGCGACAAGATAGCAATGCCGACATGCTAGATGATTTGATCCACGAGATAGGTCACCATGCTGAATTTCTGTATGACGATTTTATATATGGCGATAACGCAATCAGAGATGAATTTCACCTGAAGCGAATGGAGCTACGTTTTGAAGTCGCCGCCGATGGGTATGATTACACACAATTTGATTTCAAGGATGTGGCTTATGATCCAGAGTTTGACACATTTCTATATAAAAGGATTGGTAAAGAAAAGATTAAAATGATGACTGCTGGTATGTTTATCAGACCATATCAAGCAATGTCACTACGTGAATACTTCGCAGTTGGCTTTGAACAATATTATCTTGGCAATCATAAAACTTTACATCGTGACTGTCCTGTGTTATATAAGAGACTAGAAGAACTTGATCTAGAAGCAAGAAAAGAAAGCAGATAATTGAAAAAACATATTTCTTATTCGGAGTGGAAGGACTGGTCCATCTGTCCTTACTATCATAAGTTAGTACACATTGATAAGCTTAAGGGCTTTGAGGGCAACATATATACAGCCTTTGGTAAAGCACTTCATGAAACAATCGAAGTGGATATTACAAAGAAGAAGGTAGGTAACATCGATGAGATGATTGCAAACTTTCAATCAATCCTCAAGAAAGAGATAAAAAGTTTACCAGAAGTAGAAAAGAGACGCATCCTAACGGATTTTGATATCAAAGCCTGGTTAGAACAGGGCACAGAGATTGTAAAAGAAGTATACTCTGCCCTGACTGAAAGGTTTGGAGACTATGGTGTAGGTTGGGAAGTCCTGGCAGCCGAAGAGAAACTATACGAAGATGTAAACTATTTTGATACCAAGAAGAAGTTTAAAGGCTTTATTGATCTGGTAGTATATAACAAGCACGATGAAAAAATATATCTGATTGACTGGAAGACAACTTCATGGGGTTGGAACAGTAAGAAGAAATCAGACTCCACACTTGCATACCAGCTAGCATTTTACAAGTATTTTTATTCACAGAAATATGAGGTAGATATGAAAGATGTGGAAACATACTTTGTATTGCTCAAGAGAACTGCTAAGGCTGGCAAAAAGGTGGAATTTGTTAGAGTTACCACTGGGCCTAAAAGAATAGAAAATGCCCTTAACACTTTGAAAAAAGCAATCTATAATATAGACAAAGGGAACTATATCAAAAATAAACTGAATTGCACAAACTGTCAAAAAAGGTTTGGAAGCTGCACGTTTCACAATACAGAGTATTGTCCATAGGAGGGAATAAAACTTGGCAGATAAGAAAATTAAAATACTGACTTTAAGCGATCATCCGCTTTTACCATCAGGAGTAGGTACACAGACGAAATATGTCATTGAGGGATTACTGGACTCTGGCAAGTTTCAAGTATTATCCCTCGGCGGTGCCGTAAAGCATAATAATTATGAACCTACTAAAACAGATAAATATGGCGATGATTGGGTTATCATCCCAGTAGATGGTTATGGTACTCCTGATTATATTAGAAGTATTCTACATAACGAAAAAATCGATATGATTTATTTCATGACAGATCCACGCTTTTATGGCTGGTTATGGGAAATGGAAGATGAGGTCCGCCCATTGGTACCTATGGTATATTACCATGTTTGGGATAATAAACCATATCCAACCTTCAATAAGAGGTGGTATGAATCTACAGATGTAATAGCTTCTATCTCAAAAGTAACCAGTGATATCGTCCAAAATGTAGCACCAGATGTTGAGGAGCATTATATCCCACATGCTGTAGATGAGAATATTTTTAAGAGACTGACAGAAGAACAAATTCAGACAGTGAAAGGCAACAACCCAAAGGCTAAAGATAAGTTTATAGTGGGCTGGGTTAATAGAAATGCTAGAAGAAAGCAGAGCGGGACGCTATTGTTTTGGTGGAAAGACTTCTGTGATCGTATCGGGCACGATAAAGCAGTGCTAGTAATGCACACAGACCTAAGAGATCAACATGGTCAGCCACTAGATGTACTAGCAGGTCACCTTGGTCTTGATCAAGGTCAGGTTATGTTTTCGACACAAAAGGTTGCATCCGAGCATTTGTCAACCATTTATAATATGTCAGATGTTGTAGTCAATATATCTGATGCTGAGGGTTTCGGCTTGGGGACACTAGAGGCTTTGTCCTGTGAGACACCTATCATAGTCAACATGACAGGCGGCTTACAAGAGCAAGTTACAGATGGTAAGGAGTGGTTCGGCGTCGGTATTGAACCAGCGTCCAAAGCTGTTATTGGATCACCTCAAGTTCCTTGGATCTATGAGGATAGAGTAAGTAAAGATGATTTTGTAGATGCACTTGAGAAAATGTATAATATGACCCCTGAAGAGCGCCATGAGATGGGTAAAAAGGGTGCAGCACATGTGAAAAATAATTATGGATTTGATAAGTTCCAAAAACGATGGGTTGACCTTTTGTTGGATGTACATGAAAGGCATGGTTCGTGGGACACAAGAAAAGGATATAAAGCCTGGGAGGTTATAGACCTGTGAAAAAAGTATTTGTTAGAGCACCAGTACTGACGAGAAGTGGTTATGGCGAACATGCTAGAATGATAGTGGATGCATTGTCTACTAGGCCAGAACTATTTGATTTATATCTTGAGCCTATCAACTGGGGTAATACTCCATGGATTACTGACTTCGACCATAGAAGAAAATATTATGACTTCTTAGCCAAGAAAAAGCAGCAGTTCAACGGTCCATTCGATTTGTCTATTCAAGTTACAATACCACCTGAGTTTAAAAAGTATGCAACCAAGAATATTGGTGTCACAGCAGGTATTGAATCCGATCGAGTTTCACCTGGCTGGATTCAATTTGCAAACGAGATGGACTTAATGATAGTAACATCGAAACATGCTCTCGATGGCTTTATGAGAAACGACGTACAGGTAAATTTACCTAACGGTCAAGTTGTACCCCTCAAATATAACACTGATACAAAGATTATTAATTACCCTGTGAAGTATACAGAACCAGAAGATTTATCAGATAAAATCGACCTGCCTCATGACTTCAACTTTCTCACTATTTCTCAATGGGGTCCGAGGAAGAATTTGTCTGCCTTGATCAAATGGTTTGTTGAAGAATTCCATGATGAAGAAATTGGTTTAGTGGTAAAAACAAATAAAGCCAAAAACTGTTTATCTGACAGGATGGTGTGTACAGATATGATTAAGCAGATCTTGCAACCATTCCCAGATAAGAAATGCGGCGTGCATTTATTGCATGGTAACATGACCGAGGAAGAGATACACGGGATCTACTTACACCCTAAGATCAAAGCATATGTTACTACAACACATGGTGAAGGGTATGGTCTTCCGTTATTTGAGGCGGCATATAGTGGTATGCCAATCGCTGCGCCAGGTTGGTCAGGTCATATGGACTTTTTGTGTATCAATAAAAATAAGAGTAATGGTAAAGTTAGCCGACAAACCATGTTTGAAAAGATTGGCTATGATATAGCACCTATCCAAGAAGAAGCTGTTTGGGAAAACGTCCTTGAAAAGGATAGTCAGTGGTGTTATCCAAAAGAACACAAATCAAAGTCTACTATGAGAAAGCTTTATGAAAATCATAAAGCCAAGAAGAACACAGCAATGGCTCTAAAGGATAGCTTATTTGAGACACACTCAGAAGATATTATCCAAAAGCAGGTAGTTGATGCAGTTCTAAAGGTCAGCCCTGACACTAGTAAAGAATGGCAGTCAGATATAAATCAAGTTGGCACGCTATAATGAAGTTTATTTTTATAGCAGATGTCTTTGCTGATGAGGTCCCTGGTGGCGGTGAACTAGTTAATGATCTAGTATGTCAGGGATTGAAGGATAGAGGACATTTTGTTAGGAAGATGAAATCTGAAAACCTAACAGATGAAGACTTTCAACATGCTGTATTGGATGACCAACGTGTTATAATTGGTAATCATTTGCTCATGTCTACCTCTTGTAAATTAATGTTACGTGATTTGACCACTGCTAACCCTGATTATAAGTATATCATTTATGAGCACGATCACAAGTATATTTCAGGAAGAGATCCGTCTAAGTATGAAAATTTTACAGTCCCAGACGATTCATACTTAAATGGTGAAGGTTTATATCTCTGTGCAACCGTTTTATGCCAAAGCAAAATTCACCGTGATGTACTAGCAAGAAATATAAAAGACTCTACGCCACATAATCTTGAGTGCTCTATCTGGAGTGAAGACTTTATTAAGGCGGCAGAAAACCTAGAGATTATAAAGACAAAACCAGCGGCGATATTGAGATCTAGTAACCCAACTAAAAATCAAGCTGTAGCAGAATCATATTGTAGAAAAAATAATATTGAGTATGATTTGGTTGACGCTCCTAATCCCGTGGAACTTCTTAAGGTTCTATCACAATATGAAAAATTTGTATTCTTTCCTGCTGTATTAGAAACCTTTTGTCGAACAGTAGTAGAAGCTAAACTAGCTGGGTGTGAAATAATAACAAATCCAAAGTTATTGGGAGTTGCAAGTGAAGATTGGTTTGTTAACGGTACAAGAGATAGTATAATAAAGAAAATCAAAGGATCACTAGACAACACGTTAAATATAATAGAAAAAACGTTTGCAACCGATGAGATCATGAAAAAAACAAATACTGAAATCGGTTCGGATATTACTGTGATTCTCAATTCTTATCGTAGACCTTATAACCTAGAGAAGCAAATAGAAGCTATCAGGAATCAAAGTATCCCACCAAAAGAAATATGGTTATGGATTAACGATCATGAAGATAATAGAAATTTTGATCATACTAAATTGAATGTTGATAAGATATTCCATAATAATCATAACTGGAAGTTCTACGGTCGGTTTGCCGCTGCCTTATTAGCAGACACTAAATATATTGCTATCTTTGACGATGATACAATACCAGGCTCAGAATGGTTTACAAACTGTCTTGCATCAAGCAGGCACAGACAGGCTATTATGGGCAGTGCGGGAGTGATTCTAAACAACGCCAATTCTTATGTTGACCATTCCAGGGTTGGGTGGCCAAGTCAGAATGAGGACCTGGAGAGAGTAGATCTTGTAGGTCATGCATGGTTTTTCCAACGTGATTGGTTGCAGTATTTATGGCGTGAAAAACCTTATACCTGGGATAACGGAGAGGATATACAATTTTCGTATCTAGCCCAAAAGTATGGCGGTATTCAAACTTATGTTCCTCCGCATCCTCCAGGTAAACCACAACTACATGGATCAATTTTAGGTAATGAGTTGGGAATTGATGACAAGGCAACTTCAACTGATAGTGCTGTCTCCCATCAACAGTTCTTCAGCGAAAGAGATCGCTGTGTCAGCAATGCAGTCGGCGGCGGCTGGGAAACAGTTAGGAGTCTAAAATGAAAGATTTTAAGCAAGAATTTGATAGGTTTAAAACAAAGTTAGAATCAGGAGATAACTTTGCCTTCGCTCGGTTCTCTGACGGCGAAATGTTTATAATGCAGAACCAAACAGTTGTATTAGCTCCTGGGTATTTTGTTACAGGTGACCGTATTGGTCATAACATATATACCAAAGAAGAACAAAAAGAATTCTTACCAAATAAACACCAGTTTCATCGTGAAAAGCTTATTGAAAGCTTCCAATATAAGGCTGACAACTATTATAAAGGCATTTGTACTAAAACAGATGTCGGAGAAGAGAATTTCAAGTGGCAGATGGATCTCCACGGAGAAGGGTTTGAAGATAACCTTACCTTTGCTAATGTGTTTATCAATTCCAACTATTCAAGATATGTTGAAGAAGTAGTCCCATTGTTCAATGATAGGGATATTATTTATATTGTCAACGAGATGGCAGATCTCTCTGGCTTACCCTTCAAAGTAAAGAAGGAATTTCGCATAGGAAGCAACTGCATGGTTGACAATTACGATACTGTCGATCAAGTCAAAGAATACATCGAAAAGAATAATATCAAAGATCACATTGTTCTTTGCTCTGCGGCTAGCCTGAGTAATTTTGTAATACATCAGTGCTTCAAAGAGAATCAAAGCAATACGTTCCTAGACACTGGGAGCGCCTTGAATCCTTATCAGAATTTAGAAGGATGGCGTTTTACTAGAGGGTATCTGACTTCATATTGGATGAAAAGTGATAGTCAATATGGGAATCAAATTGATGAGTGGTAAAATAAGAGTTGTTAGTTGTCAAATAGAACATTGGGAATTTGTTCGTAACCTACGGAATCACCCTGATGTTAAACAAGGGTTTATACAACAAGAAGAGATCTTCCCAGCGACACATAGAAAATATATGAAGCAGCATTCTCGAAATTATTGGATCTTGCTAAAGGATGATGTACCTGTTGGATTTGTTGGTAGCCTTGAGGGCGACATAAGAATAGCTGTACTGCCTGAGGAATGTGGGAATGGTTACGGTAAAATACTTATCAATCATGTAATGGAGCAAAAGCCATACTCACATGCTAAGGTTAAGATTGCAAATGATGCTAGTCTTAAACTATTCGAGTCATGCGGCTTTAAAAAGAAATATTATATTTTGGAAAAAGAAGATGAAACAGAATCCATATGAAGTAGTAAAGATGTTCGAGCAATCGGTGGCTGATTATACAGGTGCACCTTATGCGGTATCACTAGATTCCTGTACTAATGCATTGTTTTTGTGCTGTATGTTTGAGGGCGTCAAAAATAAAGAGGTAACGATACCTAGGCAAACTTATCTATCAGTACCACAATCTATCATGCACGCTGGTGGAGAGGTGGTATTTGAAGACCTATGTTGGCAAGGGATCTATCAGTTGAAGCCGTTTCCAATCTTTGACGCAGCTAAGAGGTTTACAACTGATATGTATAGACCAGGCACACATATGTGCTTATCCTTTCATATCAAAAAGCACCTCAAGATTAGTAAGGGTGGTATGATTTTAACTGATAGTAAAGAATTATCTGACTGGGCCAGAGAGGCTCGCTATGAGGGGCGCAGTGAAGGAATCAGATATCAGGACGATGATATAAAAACACTGGGCTGGAATATGTATATGACTCCGCAACAGGCTGCTCATGGTTTATCCTTGATGCAAAACTTCCCCAGGATCAACCCTGATATTCCAGAGTCCCCTCCTTATAGAGATTTGACAGAATTTACACTTTTCAAAGATTGTAGAATAAAATGAAGATAGCTCTATGTTTCCACGGATACTTTTTGAATAGCGGCGGAGAAAACGCCGCCTTTGCATCTTGGGAATATTTAAAAAGAAAAGTAATGAGCAACAATGATGTGGATGTGTTTTTTCACTGTTGGGAACAAGGCGAAGGTGTTAAAAACATGATACACCATATGTATGATCCCATTAAAGTCCAATACGAACAACAAAGAGATTTCAAGAGTGAACTAGATTCTATGGACCAGGGATGGTTTGATGATGGCTTTGATCGTAGCGGAACAATGTATAAAAGCAATTCTATCTTTCAAACATTCAGTTTTCTGTACTCTCGCAAAAGAGTCCTTGAAATAAAAGCAGAACACGAGAAAGAGAACAACTTTAAGTATGATGCAGTAATATTAGCTAGAACCGATATTGGCACTAGAGGTAAAGAGCACCCGCAGACATATTATGTAACCAATATAAATTTTGACCCAACCTTAGATATGAATAAGATGTACGCTGCCTACTGGGATCAGATGAACTGGGGATATGCTGACCATTGGTTTTATTCTAACAGCGAGAATATGGATTTGGTTGGCAGTGCATATGACAAAATACAGGAGTATTATACACCTGGTAGCGATTATTATAAATCAATCACCGAGGGCTGGTTTGATAGTAATTCCGAAGACGAGTTTAGTAATGAACAAGAGAAGCCAAAAGATTATCGAACAGACAAGTTGGTTAAGTTTGATAAATGGCAGTGCATTGATAATCATAAGTTCTATAAGTGGTTTTTTAAAGATATAGGGCTATATGAAAAAACAAGCTACATTGATATAACAGGTGAATAACATGCAGGATATAGCTATCATTATGTACTCACATAGCGATTACAGTGATGTGTGGGAAATGTTTACTGGTCAAATTGATAAACACCTAACAGGCATAAAAAAATATGCTTTTATCGACAAAGATACAGAGAACCTCTTGCCTGATCACTGGGATGCAATTTATTATAGCGAGAATGACCAGTATGATAAAAGAGTAGAGCATTGCCTTAGACACATCGATGAAGAATACTGTATCTTTCATCATGAAGATATGATTTTGTATGATGCTCCTGATTATCAGGGCATAAAAAAAAGCAAAGAAATCTTAGATGAAGAAGACATTAGTTACATAAAATTCATAAAGGGTGGATTATATCGGGAAAACCATCGGGATGTGCAATTCAAAAACCACAGTGGGTTCCATTTGTTAGAACACAACCCTGACTTTCTGTTTGCTGTGCAGCCCTCATTGTGGAGAACAGAAGATTTACTTGAAATATATTCCGAAACGGATATTGATAAAATCCACGAGTTTGAGATAATGGCTTCACAAATATGTAAACAACTTAACATTCAAGGTCTTTACACATATAATGGTGAGAAGAGACGTGGCATGTACCACTGGGACTCAAGTACATATCCGTATATTGCGACTGCCATTGTGAAAGGGAAATGGAATGTTGGAGAATATGAACAAGAAATTACCCCTTTGCTTAAGCAGTATAATATTACAAAGGAAGACAGAGGATTCGTATGATTAAATTAGTGATATTGGACATTGATGGTGTACTGACGGATGGCAGAAAATATTATGGATTAGATGGTATGCCATTTGCTAAAACGTATTGTGACAAGGACTTCACTGCAATCAAGCGGCTTCGTGGCGCTGGCATAGATGTCTGCTTCCTATCAGGCGATGATACTGTCAATCAAGCTATGGCTAAAAATCGAAACATTGATTTCTTTTATGCTCGTGGAAAAGACAAGGTAGACTTCATCCCAGAGTTGCAGGAAAAATACAATACAACTCCTGAACACATGGCTTATATTGGCGATGACTTATTCGATAGTAGTATCTTACAGGCCGTCAGATATCCTTTTTGTCCCGCAGATGCCAATTGGGAAGTGAAAAAGCTTTGTACCTCTGCGTTTGGCTATCATAATGTTCTCCAAAGCAATGCTGGTTGTAACGTAATAATGGAAATGGTTGGAGTGATGCTTGAGCGTGGACTAATAAATGATTGTACCATGGAAGATATAGAAGCACTTGACAAAAATGAAAAGTTTTGATTTCTGCATAGTCGGAAATATATTCCTAGACACAGTACAAGCAACCAACTCATTTCAAGTAGGTGTATCTAATTTAGGGCTGTCAACAAAGACTGACCTTGGCGGCGTTATGAATACCGCCCGAGGTTTATGTGAAATAGATAAAAAGTATAAAGTATTTGTTTCTACAGTAGTAGGGAATGATAAACAGGGCAGTGATGTAATAGAGAGGTTACAAGAATATAAAAACAAGAATCCAAATTTTGACTATCATGTAGCTCGTGCAGAGATACCTACAACAAACGCCTTTATAATATGTGAAACAGAAGAACAAAGAAGAAGCAGTATAGTCAACTGGGGAGCCTGTAAGATAAGCTCTGACTTTATTTTACCCAAATCAAAGTGGTACCATTTCATGTATTTAGATACTTTATTAGGAGTAGATAAAAAAATGTTTACACAAATCCCAGAAACTAGTATAATATCCGCAGACTTCTGCTTGGCTGCACACAGCAGCGCAGAGAGGAAGAGAATAATGAATCTAGTAAGAAATATGAATTTTGTGATTACATCGGATGATAGTGCCACAAGTGTTACGGGCGAACAATATGAAATATATGCAGCGATGTCGCTCGGCGAATCCGTTGGATCAGCAGCAATCGTACATAGCCCTAGAGGCAGCTTCGTTAGCGCACAGGGTAATGATTTCATGGTCAGTAGTGAATACATAAATGATGTAAAGTTAGATGTGCTAGGCGCTGGCGATGCATTCGCAGCAGGTTTTATGCATAGCACACAGAAAGATCCAAATAATATAAAGAAAAATGTTGAGTATGCACATGCATATGCTACAGACTTTATTCAAGGGGTAAAATGATGGATCTCTATCAACTAACTTGGAAATACTTTTCTGCATTTGAACGTAAGGATTTGGACGCACTAAAAGAGCTTTATAGTAGCACTGTGTCACTTATGGATTGGGATGTTGAATGCCATGGTAGGGAAAAAGTCCTAGAAGCAAATAGGGGTTTATTTGATAGTGTAGATGATATCAAGGTTGATATAACACGGTGCACTGTTGATAAGCTTCTCTTGACCGCCACAGCGGAAATTGTGATAACTCTAGACAAGCAAGAAATAATAGTAGCAGACATCATCACATATAGTCAAGATGGTGTAATAAAAAATATTAGAGCCTATAAGGGGTAAAGATGACAAAGAAATATAACGTATTGCTACCTGTAGCAGGTAGAGCACAGAGGTTTTTAGATAAGGGCTACACTATGCCCAAGCCGCTAATCATGGCAAATACCAGACATGTTATTGATTGGGCTATGGATGCATTCAAGGTAGATGATTGCAATCTTATTTTTGCAGTGCGCCTAGATCATATTCACAACTTCTCAATCGATCAAATATTGAGGGATAAATTTGGTGAAGACGTAAAAATTGTCGTTGTCGATCATATCACCGATGGATCAGTGTCCACCTGTTTATTGGCTAGAGAATATATTGACAATGATTTGCCTCTGTTTATTTATACGCCTGATGTATATTACGAAAACCAGTTTGACCCAGCCTCTGTGCCAGAAGAGATGGATGGATATTTGCTAACGTTCAAAGCGAACAGTCCAGCCCATAGTTATGTAGAAATGAACGAGGAAGGTTATGCAACCAGAACGGCTGAGAAGGAAGTAATCAGCCAAAATGCTGCTGTAGGTGTATATTATTACAAGACTGGTAAGATGTTCATTCAGTATGCGGAAGAGATGATCGAAAAGAATATTCGTGTAAAGAATGAGTTCTATATCTGTCCAATGTATAATCATATGATCCGAGACGGTGCTAAAGTTGGCATTCATCAGGTAGAGAAAATGCATGTCCTGGGAACACCACAAGAGTTGGAGTTCTTTGTCAATCATGTAGCACCACGATTTGGACAGAAGCCTATAGCTATCGCCTGCGACCATTCAGGGTTCGAGGCTAAAGAAATGGCCAGGAGAGTATTAGAGGCTAATAATATACCTTATGTTGATTTTGGTACTTATGTAAATCAAAGTTGTGATTACAATGATTATGTATCTCAAGCGATTAGGGCAATCCAAAACAACATTTGTGACTTTGGCATCGGCTTTTGCCGTACAGGTCAGGGTGTAAATATATTAGCGAGTAATATGAATGGCACTATTGCAGCTTTAGTATTTGATGAATATACAGCGGAACATGCGATGACCCACAACTGTGCCAACTGGTTCTCAGTGCCTAGTAAGTATGTTAGCGAGTCTACGTTTGATAGTATGGTGAAATTATGGAAGAACTCATCGTTTGATGGTGGACGTCACATGACCAGAATGAGCAAGACATTGGGGATGAAATGAGCGATAAAGTCTTACACCAAAGATTGTTAAAACTTCTATATGATCACAACGAGGAACACGTTGGGAGTTGCTTTACATGTGTGGATATAATTGACGAGATCTTCAAAAACAAAAATGAAGATGATATATTTGTGTTATCAAACGGTCATGCTGCTTATGCTTTATACGTGGTATTAGAAAAATATTATGATCATATTGACGCAGATGCTCTAGTAGAAAAACACGGCGGACACCCTAATTGGGATGAGGACAATCACATTTATGTATCAACTGGTAGCCTGGGTTCTGGTATAGTGATCGCTGTGGGTCGGGCACTGGCTAATAAGAACCGCAAGGTTCATGTTATGGTTAGCGACGGAGAATGTGCAGAAGGTTCAGTCTGGGAAGCACTAAGATACATAGAAGAATATAATGTTGACAATATGGAAATTTATGTCAATGCTAATGGATGGGCTTGTTATGACCCAGTGGATGTAGAGTATCTTGAGCGTCGCTGTAAAGCTTTCTTGCCAAGGATACACTTTCACAAAACCGATGTCAACTCATATTTCCCATTTTTGAAAGATCTTGATGCACACTATTGCAAGCTTTCAGCGGAAGATTACAAACTAGGTACGGAGATGTTGAATAATGAGCGTTAGAAAAACATTTGTCAGTTTATTACATGAAGAAATGAAAGAAAACGAAAATATTGTTTTTGTCGTTGGTGATTTAGGTTATGGACATTTTGATGAGATTCGTGAAGAGTTCCCAGACAGAGTTATCAACCCAGGCGCAGCAGAACAATTAATGATGGGGATGAGTATTGGCTTAGCCCAAGAGGGTAAGCTTGTAGTATGTTATTCAATGACGCCATTCACATTGTATCGACCATTTGAATTTATTAGAAACTACGTTGATTATGAGAAGATCCCAGTCAAATTAATTGGTGCGGGTAGGGATAAAGATTATCTTTGGTTAGGCTGGTCACATTGGGCGACTGATGACAAGGAACACCTTAGCGGATTCAAGAATATTGAAAAGCACTGGCCTGAAGACCCTGAAGATATGAAACGTTTATTTAAAGGTATCATGTATAATGGAAAACCAACTTATGTGAATTTGTCAAGGTAAAATGAATATTGATCTAATCATTCAAGGACCCATTGATGGTAGCAATGTCTTCTTATCGAAGATGGATGTGTTGTGTAAACAATTTAACAAAGTTATAATTTCTACATGGGACCATGAAGATTCAGGCACTTGGATAGAGAAGCTATCAGATTATAACAATGTGGTGATAACATCAGAAGAGCTACCTCAGCGACCTGCTGATCCAACTGGTGAACCGTACAAGGGAATCGTTGGTTGTTCCACATATTACTGGGCTTGTTTGTCAACATATAATGGTCTAGAGAAATCATCGGCAGATTATATCATAAAAATGCGCTCGGATGAATATTACGAAGATTTCTCGATTATCAAAAAAGAACTTAGAAAATCAAGCCATAAATTTATTTGTGGTAATATTTTTTATAAGAGGGCTCATATGGGCTCACCTTATCACATAGGAGACCACATATATGCTTGCAAAAGAGAAAGTATTCACAATGGTCTAAAGATAGCATTAGCATATTACAGGGATCATATAGTGTTACCAGGTTTAGAGAAAGAGGAGGATATAGACCAAACGCTTAATAGTGCTGAAGTTTCTTTGGCGCACATCTTCCTAATAGGCTCAGGAATACCTAGGGATACCTGGCACGGCGTAGAAGAAAATATACATTCTACATTTGATAAATATTTCAAAGTTTTTGATATTAATAGACTGGGAGAATACATTGCTCGCTGGGCGCAGTGTGGAGCTACATTTTCTTTTATGAACCCATATGTCCAAAGTTATTATGATAGATAAAATATGTTTATAGATGATGAAAAGAAAATAATATTCGTACACAACCCAAAAGCAGCAGGGTCTTCAATTCATGTGCTACTCAAGGATTTATATGAACTTAAGGGTAACGATAGGTCCGACCCAGAGCCACATATACACCATATGAGTTACCAACAGATCCTAAATATAAAGCCTGACTACCACAGGTATTATTCATTTGCTGCTGTTAGGAATCCTTGGTCTAGGTTGTTATCAGGCTATATGGACTTTACACAAAATAGAAAACATGAGTACTCTGGCTTGATACGATATGATGAACCGTTATTGTCTGAGTATAAGGATTTTAAAGATTTTGTTATGAGGATCGGTGAAGGCAAGTGGATAAATGATGTTCATTTTCTCCCTCAGCATGTTTATACTCATACAGAGGATAGGGCCGTCGATATGATCCTAAGGGTAGAAAATATCCAAGCGGATATGAAAGTCCTTATGAACAAATTGGGGTTTAAGTTTTATCAACACTTATTTTCTACACAGCATAGACCTACTAACCATGGGCATTACACAGAACATTATGATGAAGAAAGTGCCGCTGAAGTTGCTAAACTATACGCAAAAGACATAGAGTTGTTTGGGTATCAGTATGAAAAATAATTGTATTGTATCGCAGATACACATTCCAGATTATGACCCCCAAGGTAGCCTTGGGTTTTTAGCTAAACAGGAAATAGTAGATACAAATATTCAAAGCTTAAGAAACAATAATCCTGATGCGTACATAATTTTAGTTGGACATGGACACGAGCCCTATAACTCTACAAAGGATATTTGCGATAAAGTTATCTGGGAAGACTTACACCCAGTTGATAGCGGCGGTACTGTAATCAATATGCCAGCCCAATACAAATCTGTATCACTAGGAATAGAACACGCAAAAGAAAAAGGTTTTGATTATTGTCTAAAAACCAGGGGTGATTCTGTAATAGCAAAGCAAGATATTATATCGTATTGCCACGACATAATAAAATCAGAAGATAAAATGATTCTCTTGACACAGCAGACTGGTAAAGAACTGTATAAATTTGGCGATTGCTTTATGTATGGAGAGATTGATCTATTGGGCTCTATATGGGATAAAAACAATGAACCATTTCATGCTGACGGTTTAAGACACACAGGTATATCATTTGTAAAATACTTTTCTGGTAAAATCCCACCTATGCCTTACAACCCACAAGCTTTACTCTACGAAGATAAGAACTGGCCAGATTTACTAAAAGAGTATTGTTCATTTAGAGATATTGGCGAGATAGGATTTTGTGATCTTAGGTGGAATTATAACCAGATGCAGCCAAACTGGAAAAACTATAAACAACAAATATTAGACCTCAAGTATGATTTTGAAGAGATATACTGGGGTCGAAGCAATGGCTGGCATAACTTCAATAGTATGGGACATGTGGTAAGCCATGGTGGTATGTGCAACTGGGCATACACTAGAGCGGAGTTTTACAAATAATATGTTATTAGTATCTCACAGGGGCAATCTTTTTGGACCAGAAGAAGAAACCGAGAACAGCCCTGCAAAAATTGCTGAAGTAATCAATCAAGGATTTGACGTGGAAATAGACGTGTGGTCTATTGATAATAAAATATACCTAGGTCATGATAAGCCAACACATCTTATAACCACAGATTTCTTATTACGCCCAAAATTATGGTGCCATGCTAAAAACATCGAGGCACTAGAACATCTATTAAACATAGGTGCCCATTGCTTTTGGCACGAGTCTGATCACTACACTATAACAAGTAATCGTTTCATTTGGACATATCCAGGTAAACAACTTACCCCAAGATCTGTTATAGTATGTCATACAAAAAAGGAGACTGACATGGTATTATCAACAAACGCTTATGGTGTGTGCAGTGACTACGTGGGGTATTGCAAATGAAGATAGTGGCAGTTACAGGGTGCATGGGGTTAATTGGCTCACATGTTACAAGTGAATTACTCCAACGAGGCTATTTGGTTCTGGGTATAGACAAACTAACATATGCGGCTAATATGGAAGCCGTGCAAACATTCAAGGACTTACCAGGTTTTACTTTTTTACAAAAAGATATTTGTGATCTTGAGACTATCCCTGATTGTGATTACATAATAAATCTAGCTGCCGAATCGCATGTTGGGAACAGTATAATTGATAACACAGACTTTATCAACACAAACATTAGTGGTGTTCAAAATCTACTAAAGATTATCCAGAACAAACCAAGTAATGTTTGCGAAAGACCAATCTTACTACACTTTAGCACTGATGAGGTATACGGCGATCTTGAAAGCGGGTCATTCACAGAAGATAGTTCTCTGAACCCTAGTAATCCATATTCAGCAACCAAAGCAGCCGCAGATCATTTGATCAAATCATGGAATAGGACTTATGGCACAGAATATGTGATTGTCCGACCTACCAATAACTATGGTATATTTCAGTACCCAGAAAAGTTAATTCCCTTGTCTGTAAAACTATTACAAAGAGGGAAAAAAATAAGACTTCATAACAAGGGTGAACCGACTAGAAATTGGCTCCATGCAGCAGACACTGCAAACGCTATTATTACTATTATGGAGTCTGGCGCAAAAAATGAAATTTTCAATATATCTGGCGGGTTTGAACAAAAAAACGTTGATACGGTCAAGAAGGTGATAGACTGCTACCTAGAGGAAGAAAACATTGATTATGATAAATATCTAGACTTTTCTTATGAGAGGGAGGGTCAAGATATTCGATATTCTGTAGACGATAGCAAGTTGAGGAAACTGGGCTGGGAGCCAAAGTTTGATTTCGATGAAGAAATAATACATATTGTAAAGCATTGTAAGAAAACATTCGTATGGTAGCAAAGAAAAGACACTTGGCAAAAGCGATAAGCTGGCGTGCTGTTGGGACAATAGACACAATGTTGTTGGGTTGGCTAATATCTGGCGACCCAATGATTGGCGTGAAGATCGGTGCTGTTGAGTTAATAACAAAAATATTTCTATATTATGCCCATGAAAGAGTGTGGTATAATTTCTCTAAGTTTGGGGTAAAAAAATGACAAACAACTTACACTTTCATAATACAACAGTATCGACTGAAGAGAAGATACAGAAGAATAAACATAAGCCAGCAGTATTATGGTTTACTGGTTTATCAGGATCAGGTAAATCTACATTAGCCAATGCAGTAGAACTATTATTATTCCGAAAAGGGTATCAGACCCACACACTTGACGGGGATAATATTAGGCTTGGCCTCAACAACGACCTTGGATTCTCACCAGATGATAGAAAAGAGAACATCCGAAGGATTTCAGAGGTAGCTAATTTATTGAGACAATCTGGCACAATAGTGTGTACAGCATTTATTTCACCATACCGTAAGAGCAGAAAATTTGCAAGAGAAATAATTGGAAAAGACTTTATAGAGATACACGTAAAAGCTCCTCTAGAAACGTGTGAGGCTAGAGATCCTAAGGGGTTATATAAAAAAGCAAGAAGCGGAGAAATACCTAATTTTACTGGTATTAGTGCTCCTTATGAAAAGCCCAGAAGTCCAGAAATCATTGTGAATACGGCAGAGTTTAGTGTAGAAGAGTGCGCCAATCACATCGTTGAGCACCTAGAAGAGAGTGGTTATTTCTCCACTATAAGCGAGGTTAATGTGCTAGACAAAAAAAGAACTATTGCAATTGATTTTGATGGTGTGATACACAAATATAGTCAAGGTTTCAAGGGTTTGATGAACGCATACGATGACCCAATGGACGGCGCAGAGGCTGCATTTGAGGTTCTCAAAGACGCTGGTAAGAGGTTAGTAATCTTATCGTCCCGACCATCATCTGTAATCGAAGCCTGGTTAGAGGAAAGAGGTCTAAAAAAATACTTTGATGAGGTATCCAATTTCAAGATTCCAGCCGACACGTATATTGATGATCGAGCATATAAATTTAGAAACTGGACAGACACAGTTAGAGATCTATTAGAAGGAGAAGACCGATGAGTACCAGAAGAGCAATGTTTATTGGTAGGTGGCAACCGTTTCATAATGGTCATAAATGGCTTATGTCACAAAAGCTTGATGAGGGCTTACCTGTTTTGATATGTGTCAGAGATATTCCACCTGACGACAAAAACCCCTTTACTACAGAACAGACAGTAGAGATGTTAGAAAAGGCATATGAAGATCATGATGTAGTGGTGATGGTTATACCAGACATAGATTCTGTGAATTATGGACGTGGCGTCGGGTATGGCATTATAGAACATGTACCACCTAAAGACATCGGATTTATTTCTGCGACTGATATTAGAACTAAAATTACTGAAGGCGACGATTCTTGGAAACTAAATGTTGACGAGAAAATTCATGACCTTGTTGTAAAATACCTTACCGAGTAAACATGCTTCTTATAACTTACGGAACAAGACCCGAGTACATAAAAGTACTTCCTGTGATAAACGAAATGAAAAAGCGGAACATGCCGTTCAAATCCTTCTTCACAGGACAACACACTGACCTATTAAAGAAGGCAAATAAACCAGATCATGTATTAGAAATTTTAGATAACGGTAACCGATTAGATTCGATTATACAATCAATATTAAACAAAGAAGAAATATTTGTCGATATAACATGTGTAATGGTGCAAGGTGATACTACCTCTGCATTTGCAACAGCATTGGCAGCTTTCCATAGAAAGATACCAGTAGCACACCTAGAAGCAGGACTAAGAACATTTGACAAGTACAGTCCATACCCAGAAGAGTTTAATAGATGTGCTATTTCTGCACTAGCAGAAATCCATTTGTGCCCAACAGATATATCAGCCAGTAATCTTAAAAAAGAAGGTCGTACTAATATTCATATAGTGGGTAATACTGTTCTAGATAACCTGTCCGACGTGACTATTCATAAATCTAATAAAGTTGTCGTTACATTACACCGTCGTGAAAAGTTAGATGAGATACAGGAATGGTTTAAGGTAGTAAACAATTTAGCTCAAAAATATAAAGACCTTGAGTTTATTTTACCAATCCACCCCAACCCAGAAGTTAAAAAGCATTCTAGTATCCTAACTGACGTAAATGTTATAGATCCGCTAGGACATGCAGAATTCATAGAGCAACTTTCAACTTGTGCATTTATAATAACTGATAGTGGAGGTGTACAGGAAGAAGCTGCTTTCCTCAAGAAACCATGTATTGTTTGCCGTGACTTTACAGAAAGAGTGGAAGGCCTCGATACTTTTTCGGTTCTCTGCAAAGAACCAAAATGTTTAGAAAATCTAGTAGACACTTGGGCTACTAAAGTAGACCTATCCAAAGAGGTATGTCCTTATGGCGATGGTAAAGCGTCTCAATATATTTGCGATATAATAAACAATACTTAACAACTTGACAAAAGTAGTATATTATCTTATAGTAAAAACAAAACCCTATTATGGGAGGAGAAAAAAATGAAGCTTAGTAATCAAGCAATGGGTGCCATTATGATGGCACTTCAAAACAGTCTGATGGACCAAACTGATATTGTACCTATTCTGGAATCATTTGAGTTTGCCAAGACACCTGACACGAAGCGTTGGGGCACTAAAGGGGGCGAACTTATGGTACAGAACCCACCAACAGTCAAGGCACAAGTGACACAGACTAAACCAGTATTTGAAACTGAGTAATGCCGAGATATTCTTACGAGTGTGCCTCCTGCGAGGAGGGCTTTGATGCAATGCACCATCATAAAGAAAAATTGCAGGAGTGCACACTTTGTAAGAGTACTGACATAAAAAGAATCATCAGTAAAGTCTTTATACATAAAAAAACTGCTGCAAATGATAAAGCAGGTAAAAAAGTCAAAGACACAATATCAGAAACTATAGAAGAGATGAAAAAGTACAAGAAGCACTCCACAAAAGAAAAAGAATATAAATGATAGGTTGGTTATTATTAGCAATCCATTTGTTATTCGACATAGCAATTGTGTGGTACATACGAGAGATGTTGATTAGATTTAACGCTTTATCCCAAGGGTTTGAAGATATAAACTCGGTATTAGATGAATATTCTAAGCATGTAAAAGACGTTAGTGAAATGGAAGCATATTTTGGTGATGAGGTTATCCTCAACCTACTTCGACACTCTACTGATACAAAACAATACCTAGAAGAATATAGAGTCCTATTTTCTCTAGACGAGGAAGAAGGGAACCTACAAGATGCAGAAGACTAATACTAAGACCAGAGGTAAGAGAAATAAAAGCAAAAAAAACCATTACTTTACAAAAGATACTGAAATGGCAATTGTGGAATATGCTAGAACCGACGACCTCAAACTGAGAACCAGTTTATATATTGAGCATATACAACCAGCCTTTAATGAGTTGGTAGACAAGATAGTTTACACATATAAGTTTACTTCTTTACAAAATGTGGACAATCATAAAGAAGATTGCAAAATATGGCTCACGACAATTTTGGATAAATACAATCCAGACCGTGGGACTAAGGCTTTTTCTTATTTTTCAGTTGTCACAAAAAATTGGTTCACCCATAAAGCTAAAAAGCAAACTAAGAGAAATAAGCGAGAGATTGAATTCGGTTCAGTAATAAAAGAAATTGATATAGTCAACAATAATGCTAAGGGCACCATAGAAGACAGCTTAGAAGATCATCAGTTTTGGGCTTTTTTGCTAACAGAGGTGAGTAAATGGGGCGACGAAGATCTTCGAGAAAACGAAAGAAAAGTATTAGATGCTATACAAACCCTAATGAATAACATCGAACAGATCGAGATTTTTAATAAAAAAGCTATTTACTTATACATGCGTGAGATCACTGGGCTGAATACAAAGCAGATAGTAAGCAGCCTAAAGAGACTACGACAAAAATATGCTGACTTTAGAAAAAGATGGCTTGAAGGCGAGGTATAAATGAATGGGACAAAATTTAGATGTATTGATAACCAAAGCTCTTCTTAACATAGAGCAGGACAGAAGTACAACAGAAGAGCTACTGAAAGAACTAAAAGATTATCTTTCAGGAGCTAAAGACAGATATGCTGAATCAGGAACAGTGGCGGCAAAGTTAGTAGAGACTTTACAGCGTTCTAACGAACAGTTAGTCAAGCTTGCTGCAATTGTACATAAGAAAGAGGCAACAACCAAAAGCCAGTCGCTATCAGAAGAAGATAAGGATGATCTATTTGATATGATCCAAGGACAGGGATAAATGTCCGTAGAAAATAAAAGCCAGAAAGCTACCGTGCTTGAATTGTTTCAAAAGATGCACGAAGAGAAAAGTCACAATACTGAATCATTCAGTCTTACAAATCCCAAAGATTCTGGCGAGACTTTCAAAGAGATACAACAGGAACGAAACTCAACAGATAGCTTTGCTGGGCGCACATGGGTACCAGCTATGGTGGTACACAATCTGGAAAGTAAAGTAAGATCACCATCGATTGGCGATAGAGAACTGATTGGTGGTCACAAGCTTATATATACAGCTACAGGTGACAAATCTATTTCTGTTAGATGTTTAGTGCCAGGTATGGTTCTGCGTCATCCTACATCGATAGACGATCCAATTATTAGGCAATACCCTAGATTTACATGTGACCTAAACACTATAAACTCGATACCTCCAGTTGGATCGATTTTAATGGTGATGTGGAATAATAAAAATATCAGGAATGGTGGCATCATTCTTGGTTATGCTCTAGGTGGTCAAAAACAAGAGGACGACTTCTCTATCTTTACAGCGGCTGATTCTTGTGGTGAAGTAGTGCCAACTAAGATGAAGACAACTCATGCAATGGGTGAATCCTTACCAGCAAAAAACATTGCCCAACAAGCTGAAATAAAAGTAGAAAATACTGCAACTGACCCAAAAGAGGTAGAATCTTTAACTGGCGTCGCTGCCCCAAATAGCAGGTGGACAACTACCGATGTTGCACCGTCAGGTTCCACGGCACCAGTAAAAGCCGAAACAAAAAAGAATCCTGAGACACCAGCAGAAGTACCAAACAAGATAGAGACTCCACCTAAGCAACAATCGTTTGATATAGTGTGTAATAAATCATACCAGCTTAGTGAGACTACCGATGAAGGAAACGGTGTATCCCCTAATCAAGGACAAAGTAGAAAGGGAGACTCATCAAATAAATTCTGTAGAGTAGAAGAATTGGCAAAGAGGGTGGGGATACCACCAAGATTGCTGTTAGCATTTATGGAAGTAGAAAGCAAAGGCAACGCCCGTGCTGTAAGGTTTGAACCACATATATTTGTAGGCGGAATAAAATCACGAAACATTGATAAGGCTAGGCCAGACCTAAGAAATAAAGTACCTTGGACACCTCGTAATCCTAAACCACCAGCGAGCCCAGACAGAGCTTGGTATATTTCCAGAGTAAGTAAAGAAACTAATAGAGCCGCTTTCAACAAGGCATACGCTTTGGACCCAATAGCTGCTATTCAATCAACTTCGTTTGGGCAGTTTCAGGTGATGGGTCGATCTTTACTTAAGGAGTTTAAGAATGATCCCGAAGCAGCTATGCAAGCCTATGATAGTGATCCTGAGGCTGTCTCGGATAGACTACTCATAACATGGATCGAGGGCAGTTATCACTGGCGTCGGGTTGCAAAAGCAGGAGCAAAAACAGGAAATTATGATTTCATCAAATTAGCAACTTATTATAATGGTCGTGGTCAGGCTCAAAAATACGGCGATCTTTTGAAGTTCGCTTATGATAAGCTCGAAGGAACAGACATTCTGTGCCGTGATAATATACCAGCCAACAATCCTAGGCCTGCTGCCTCTCCCCCATCAGAGGATGGGCTTACACTTGATTCTTGGGTTAGGGGTAAATTTAAAGGTGCAATCCCAGCTATTGAAATTATTAAGGATGGTCCCGTTAGATCTGCTAAGGGAAAGAAAGGCCTAATAGCGAAAAGCTTAGAAGAGCCGATCAAAAATATGATAGCAGCATATAAAAAAGATGTTCCTAATGGACCACCATTACAAATAAATTCTACATACAGATCATATGACGTGCAGCTTAAAGCCAGAAGAGACCTCCTGAAGCCTAAATGGAGAGAAGAATATAACCGCCGTGGTGGTGAAGGCAATGCTGCCGCTGAAAAATGGTTAGCCAGCCGAGCACCGCAAAGAAAATATTTTAGAATACCTGTGGCTAAGCCTGGTTATTCCAATCATAACTCTGGTATAGCAGTAGATTTCCAAACTGCCGCAGGCGGCGGTCTGGCTTTCAAGAGGAAAAAAGCAACATATGAAGAAGACAGATTTTATGATCACAGATCAAAAGCCAGGCGATACAAGGGAAAACCAGCCCATAACTGGCAAGGCACAAAAAATGATGCGGTGCAACCATGGAAGTGGATGGCTGAGAACGCCCACAGATATGGCTTCATAAGAACTGTTTCCTCAGAACGATGGCACTTTGTATATGTTGGTAGTAGCGCAACTAGTAAAAGATTTTCTAAAGTGAAGAAAAACCATGGTAGTTGGGATGGGCTAGCAGGAGTAGTACCCGCAAAAGAAAGAGCACGTCAGAGAAGAGCGACCCAAGCCCAGCGCCGCCAAGAGTATGAATTTTGGGAACAAAGGAACACTTAGGAGTTAATAATGTCAGGTGGCACAAGAATAAAAGCAGTAGACCAGTCGGGTGTATCTGCAAATAGAAAAAAAGTAAAACAGGGACCAGGTAATAAATCTCTTGGTGGTTCAAACTCTAGATTAGTAGAGCCACACGGAAATTATAATCAAGTAGATTCTGAAACAGTATATCAAGGAGAGAATAATAACTTTATAATTCTTGGTCGTGATCGCCCAACTGACGAAAACAGCGGTTATGGCGGCAAAGGTCATACTCATGCTTCAACTATTAGATTCATTGCAGGCTTACACGGGAGAAATGTAAAAGAAGAAAAAATCATTTCTGAAAACCCACTCAAGACAGAATCCCAATTTTTGAACCCTGACCCTATCTTAGACGCTGCTACAATATACTTATCTCAGAAAACAGACATAGATAGAAATTTTCATATAAGTACAGGCGGTCGATATGGCGCTCCTAAGGGTCGATCCGCTGCCATAATGAAAGCAGATTGTATTAGACTTGTTGGTCGTGAAGGTGTTAAGATAGTTACTGGGGTTGATAAGAAAAATTCATTAGGTAAGCCAATAACAAAGCCAATCGGTATTGAATTAATAGCAGGTAACGATACATCAGATATGCAACCAATAGCAAAAGGTAAAAGTGTGGTCAAGGCTTTTGAGGACATGACAGAATTGGTGAAACAACTTAGTATGATCGTGGAAAAACAAGGTATTGCTATCAACGCTTTAGCTATTGGTAATGCAATACCATGGCCAGGAAGCATCGGTACAGCACCAGCAGGTGCAGCAACTGCGCTTGTATTTAACACTATGTCTTTGTCGTTCATTGCAACCTTCCAGGCAAATTTGGCTAACTTCAAAGAGTTGAAACTAAAATACGATAAAAACAAAATCTATAGTAGATATAATATGACGAATTAGGAAATATAGATGTCACACAGTTTTGAGCAGTTATACAGTTTATACAGAGATCAGCCTGATACACCAGACGCCGAGCTTGCCTATTTTAGGCAAAATGGTATAAGTCAAATAAATGTAAGTGTTCGTGATAACCAGGCAACGGTGGTCATGGTAGACGCCAATGGACAAACTCATAGAGCCACAGGCAGGATACCTCAAGAAGAAGTACCAGCACAAGCAGCACAAGAAGATCTTGGATATGAAGGAAAAATCTCCGCAGACCCCTTATCTGTTGAGGAAAGGTCTATTATTGATCCAAATCCAGATATTACTATATTTACAAGCGAGGATGCATTTCACGGAGGCTATCCAGAAGAACGATTAATCGATCTTGCCATAACAAGTCAAGGCACATGGTTCAATACATACAGGGCAGGATTGAGATATCGTTATAATCCCCCAAGCGAAGATATAAATAATCCAACCACGCCCGAGGATGCAGTTCGGATATCGGAAACATCAAAACTTAAGTTTAAATATAAACTTATGAAACAACAAGCCACTAAGCTAGCACCAATGTCATTTCCATTTACGGTGGAAACAAGAGGAGCTAATAGGGTACCGTTCAACCGTGCCTTCCCACCAGTCAAGATTGAATTTACTTTATTGGATGCAATCTACTTTGCTACTCTGCACCCTCACGTGATAGCAGGATTCACAGTAGAAACTAGAGGTTTCTTATTTAGAGAAACAAAATACAAGTTCTTATACCTGGAAAAGACTTCTACAGAAGATGAGCCAGGCACTAGGTTAGCAAGAGAGATAATGGTTGGCAGAGGCATGTATACACAAACTGCAACTGCATCTACAAGAAAACCAGTTATACCTTTGACTGCCCAAACTATCCCTACTAAAGCAGAACAAAAAGAGCTAGACAGCACAACCGCATCTTTATCAGCGCAAGAAACTCAAGCAAAGCGAAAGGAAGCGGAGCTTAAGTCTGGTACAACAACCAGAAACGCATCACTCCAAATGGATCAAACAAAGCCACTTGGTAGGCAGATATTATATGCAAAAATATTGGCAGAAGGAGCGGTTTGGGTATCACAATTGCCTAATGCGAAACCCGCACCCGCAGATCCAAGTGTGGGAGAAACATCCTTAGTTGGTAGTATATCTAATAGCCACCTGAATAGAATTATGCAAGCCGCAGGCGATGATGGATTATTAGATGATGAAAACGATAGAAAATGGTCAAATGTAAACGAATACACAAAAGATTTTTACGATACCGCCACCGATCCTAGTAGAGAGAAATTTGCGTACGAAATAAAGAAAGTTCCAGGCCCACGCTTGGACGACGAGCCGACTGTTTATATACAAAAACTAGAAAAAGTTCAAAACGTAACACCTACTGAACAGAAGCAAGAAGCGGATGCCAATGCTATAACTTCCAACAATAGAGCAGAAGATGCATTTAACTATGATGACTGGACAACCAATGTTAACTCTGATAGAGGCGTCCCCAATTCTTATTATAATCCCAGATACCCAGAGTCAGTTGCCCTAGCCAAGGACGAAGGCTCTTATTTTGTAGTGATGAAAGCCCCAGCAGATGTTGAGGACAGCTTAGACTATCGAGCCGAAGAACCTGAGTTAAAAGAATTGATGTATCGTGCTTTGTGCAACCACCTAAACAAGCCGATAACTGATATGCCTAGCACTCTGAGTCATGAGATGAAGACTCACTTTGACCCAAGACCAAATTCAGCACCACTTATAGCCTTGATAATAAAGAAAACAGAATTTGACAAGTCAGCAGCATCTGGCAATATCAAAACTGATCTAGATGAACTAACCCTCCAGAGAGCTATATTAGCCAGCCAAAAAAGGTCAGAAAAAAATATATCTTTTACTTTAGAAAAGATGGACCCTTTATTCGAGACAGCTTCGCACATTGTTAGAAAATATGCACGCATTGTTGCTGGACAGGGATTGGGATCGGCTGATATAGGAGTCAATTTATATAGGCAATCTTCGGCTCTATCTAAGTTCACCAGTAAGATAAGATCAGCCCTAGCATACAATGGTGTATACCCAGATGCAAACGATCAAATAGAAATAGGGCTTACCAATGATTATCAAATGTTGCACATTATATATAAATCTAGGATGTACTTCAGCGGCTTCAAGAGGGCAACAATAGATAACGAAATAGCCACTACTTTAGAAATAGATTCCATACAAGATCAACCAGAGGGACAGTTTCCATCGCAGCTAGAGAGCGACAAAAACTATTTTAGGATCTATAAACAAACTGAATTTGGATATGTGTTTTTTGCAGAGGAAATAGTAAAAAACAACCCACCAAATGCTAGCGATCGAAAGCTCACGCCATGGGTAGATTTTGTCCGCCTATACACTTACCCAGCACCAACTATCAATCCAACTAAAGTTAATAACAAAAATAAACTTACTGATGATGGTGACGATCAAATAGCATCTCAGAGCCTGACAAGTACAGGAACAGAAATAGAATCAGATGATATTGTAGCAGACTCTCAGGTGGCATATACAGACCAATCAGCCACCAAACCTGGGGCACAGATTAGAACGGTTTCAGCGGCTCAAAAAGAATCCGAAGCTATCAATATACAATCTTTTATTGAGAAAAAACAAAAAATAGAAAGAAAAGCAAAGTCTCTAGAACCGCTAGTAGAAGATGCAGTCATGAACTGTGGTAATCTACCACAACTCTTAGACCAGATCAAGGAGCTATCTGACCTATTTGACTTAGTATTAGATCAGATATCATTAGATGAATTATTTGCTGCTCTGCGAGATTCGCTCCTACAGGACTTACAAAAGTTGTTCGCTATGAAAGATCTAGCAGAAGGTTATACACCAGGGGCCTTTGCAGGCGCTGGTGACCAGGGGGAGGGTCTTGATGCTACTCTTTCTACAAGAGCATCAAAACTTGTTTGCGCTCCATCTTCTGAATTTGAGGACTTTTTACAAAACGACCTGGCTTGTGCCTTAGACCAAATCGGTGATTCACTGAAGAACCAACTCCTTGGTCGAGACTTGAACAATTTACCACTTGATCAGCTAATAGAAGACAAAATTCGCAATCTATTTGGAATAAGCATACCTTTCATACCTATTGAGGGTCTTTTATCATTTATACTAAAAATAGTATCTGAAATACTCAAAGAAGCTCTAAGAGAAGTTTTGGTAGCTTTAGTTCAAGAAGCACTTGAAAAATATTTAGACTGTGAAAATATTCCACTTCTTGATGATAGTATTGCTAAATTAGGAGATATAAAAAATCCTGCACAACTATTAGAGTATGGTAAATCTCGCCTTGGTGATCTAATCGGAGATATAGATCTCAACAAACTTGTTGATGAGCTTGGGATAGAACTCCCTCTAGAGCAACTTCAAGAAATCTTTGAGAAAGTATCGGACTGTCTAAACTCCATGGAGATGCTAGCTCTATTGTCTGGAAATGCAGGACCGTTGATAATGCAGTTGGTGCGTGAGCAATTTGCTGGACTCTTATTAGAAGATCAGATAGATTTACTATTTGACAAAATCGGTGACAATGTATCAGATGAAATAAAGAAGGGCATAGTGCCAGAGGAATTTTATGTTGACTACTGCAATAAGGCAGACTATGTTAGGGCAGCAAGTAAAGCTTTAGATCTATTGAGAGATAAAGGTCTTACAGATAAACAAATTAAAAATCAAGCTGATGAAGAGATAAGGAGAGCAGCAGATAAAATAAAATCAATGTGTGATTTTGAAAACCTAGCCAACAATGCTTTGATAAATGCTCTCAACAACATAAAAGCACCTGATGCCATTTCCTCTCTTCAGGCTAATGCTTCTTCTGCAATAGCGGCGGGAACGCAAGCATTTATCACATCAGATGCTAAATCATTTATCCTCGGTCGCACACCTCCCAAATATGGCGGCTTTGATATTGGTTTTATTCCAGGCGTTGACGATCAAACATATGGATCAGAACAATTAGTCCGTGTGTCAGACGATCGTAATTTAGTCTTGAGAGGATCAGGTGGTTTAAATGCAGAGCGTGTAGCAGTTAGCTATAATGTACAGCATGACGAGTACCGTGTTGGTAATCTTAGAATAGTAGTGTCGGCACCCACAGAACCAACAGACCGAGGTCCAACCCTACCAGGTGAATTGGCTGATAAATATGCCCATGTAGAACAAAGAGATGAATTGCAGGAAATACCAAATAATATAGTAACAATTATAGTTCATGATATAAAACCTGATCCTCAAGCCAACCGCCGTGAAACTTATCTTGACGAGGAGGGTCAGTTCTTAGAGAATCTTAAGGAGGAAATGGAACAAGACAGGAATGTTTTAGTATTTTTACAAACACAACCCGATAGGAAATATGATATTCCAAACCATCATCGACTCCCAAGATCACTCCAGAGGACCGAGGTGGCGACTTTGCTGAGTGAATATCTGAGCGAGCATCAAGAAGATATATACGGATTTGGTATCTCGGTTGATCAAATAGAACAGGCACATATAGTCGGCAGCGAAGAAGACGGTGAAGCAGCATATCTAAGAGCGCCCGAGTCACACGAAACAGGCAAGTACCCCTATCCTTTAATGGAGAATCTGGTAATTGATCGTGGTAATGACATGGAAATATTCAATGCTTATTTTAGAAAAGATGATATCAATCTCAAGAAAAACCCAAGACAAGATTATTTTGAGTCTGGGATATTCAATGCAGGGAAGGCATACGAGAAGCTTTATGCCGACTTACAGGAAGAAGCTACTTTAGTCAATGCAGGACCAAACTTTGAGAAAAAAATAAAAAGAACAACTGCCACTGTTGGTATAGGCGCACGACTGATGTCATTCTTGTGTGCAATATGGCCTTTGTTTAATTCACCAAGTGGGCAAAGAATTAGATTCGCATCCAAGGGAGAAGGGCAATACAATGATCGTATCTTTAGGGAGGTTATAGAAAACTACCTTACAAGGAAAATAACTTTTGCATTAGAGGATCAAGGTGTTTTGGACCTATATGAAAAGGTATTGGCAGAGGACGACTTTGAAATAGCCGATGTTGTATCAGTATTTTTGGACGGTATTTTTATAGACGATCCTGACGAGCCTAACAAAATTTTATTTGAATCAATTGATCTGACGGAGCGAGTAACTGACCGAGGTCCTATTGGGGTACAAAAGGATTCCATAGTGGGTCAGGCTGGCAATCATAATATGGTACGTGACGATATCTCCAGATACTTATATCCAGTTGAGCCGCTTCTGGCGGTATCAACTATTTACTTAGACACCTCTTGTAACACAACTGGTCTACTGGGCACTACATTTGTAAAACCCTCGATAGACGCAGATATGTTACTTAGAAAGTTTTTTGATCCACTGATCTAGGAGAGTAAGTCTTGTCAAGAGTAGGTATTTCAGTAGCATTGCCTTTAGCCTATACAAAAGAGGATGGACCATATGGTCTCAATAAAACCATAAGAGATTCTATTCAGCAAAATTTCAAGAACATCCTTTTGACTAGCAAGGGCGAACGTGTAATGCTACCTGACTTTGGCGTCGGTCTTAGATCTTTCTTATTTAGCAATTTCACACCTTCGCTATTAGAACAGATAAGAGCCGAAATAAACAAACAGGTTGCGACGTATCTACCATTCATAGAGCTTACAGAAATTGAGTTTATATCTTCGACAGAAAGTCAGGAAGTAGCACTAAACCAGCTACAAATACGAATAAGATATGAAATTACGCCTATAAATGAGTCGGATACACTTACTATATTTGAATCAATAAACTAAATATATTTTAGTAGGAGTTTATTATTTATGGCTAAAAGACCAGTAAATTATGTTAGCCGTGATTTTGAGAGCATCAAGCAATCATTAATAGATCATGCAAAGCGTTATTATCCCGACACATTTAAGGACTTTAACGAAGCATCGTTCGGCTCTTTGATGTTAGATGCAGTATCCTATATCGGAGACAACTTATCTTTTTATGTTGATTATCAGGCAAATGAGAGTTTTCTTGATAGTGCAATAGAAACAGATAATATCACTAGATTAGCCCGCCAGATGGGTTATAAGCAGACTGGAACTGTTGCAACAGAGGGTATCATAACTGTGTATGTGTTAGTACCAGCCTCAACTACAACTAGAGGTCCAAACATAGATTATATTCCGATTATGAAGAAGGGCACCACCTTCAATTCCGAAGCCTCTGGTATCTTTACTTTACAAGAAGACATAGATTTTTCTGATCCCTCAAACGAGGTGGTGGTTGGTCGTGTCAATGAGGCTACTGGTGATCCCACTTATTACGCAATAAAGTCCAAAGGGAAAGTCATATCAGGTGAATTGAACCAAGAAACATTTGCCGTAGGAACGTTCACTAAATTTCTTCGCCTCAAAATGGATGGTCTAAACATCAGTGAAGTTATTTCAATAAGAGACTCAGAGGGTAATGAATATTACCAGGTGCCATATCTATCACAAAATGTAATATATGAACAAATTGTTAATAATGCTTCTGATAAGAGTGTGGTACCTTATAACCTAAGAATAAGGCCTGTACCCAGAAGGTTCATGAGTGAGTTCATTGATGGTGAAGTATTTTTACAATTTGGTTTTGGATCAGAGGGTAATCTAACTGGTGACTTAATCGCAGACCCTGCCGATGTAGTATTAGATGTACATGGTAGAAATTATGTAACTGATGATAGTTTCGACCCTAGTAACCTTATAAAGAACGATAAGTTTGGTGTAGTGCCAACAGATACGATCTTAACAGTAATTTATAGGTCCAACAGTACAGAGACAGCAAATGCTGGCGTAAATACAGTAAACTCACCTTCGGCTGTCAATTTGGTATATAAATCATTATCTGCCTTAGACTCTACAGTCACTGACTTTATTGAATCTTCAATTGAAAGTACGAATGAAGAACCAATAATCGGCGACGTTTCGGCACCCACCCAAGAAGAAATAAGGATGAGAGCTTTTGACTCTTATGCATCACAAAACAGAGCAGTAACCAAACAGGATTATATTGCATTATGTTATAGGATGCCAGGAAGTTATGGGTCTATTAAAAGAGCAGCTATAGCACAGGATAGAGACTCATTCAAGAGAAATCTTAATCTTTACGTCATCTCAGAAGACCAAGATGGAAACTTTATAAATCCGCCAACATCGCTTTTACACAATTTGAAGCTGTGGTTAAATCAATATAAGATGATCAATGACACAATAGACATTTTACCTGGTAAGATAGTTAACTTAGAAATAGACTTTGAAGTTGTTACTGATCTAGAATCAAACAGGTTTGATGTAATTAATGAGTGTATAAATCGTCTAAAAAATGATATGGTAATCAAAAAGAATATTGGAGAACCTTTCTACATAACGGATCTGTATAAGACTCTCAACAGTGTACCTGGGGTAGTGGATACAATATCGGTGAGTGTGAACACGAAAACAGATGCTGGCTATAGCCAGTTTCCTTTCGATATAGAAATAAATACCAGCCCAGATGGTAGAATTCTATACGCACCATCAACTGTAGTTTTTGAAATAAAAGATCCAGACCAAGACATACAAGGAGTTGCACGATAATGGCTATTAAATTATATGATGCGACAAGAGATACAACAATCACTAATGCATTCAAATCCGACCTAAAGACTAGAGCAACAGGGTCTAATATGGGTGCGGCTGATATATTAGAATCATTTGTCATACACGGGCAAACTTCGGCTAGCATTAACTCACAAACTGCCGAAGAAGCTAGAATTTTGTTACAGTTCGATATAGATAGTATTTCTACAGACAGAACAAACGGAGTACTCCCAGCTTCTGGTAGTGTTAATTTTATATTAAAAGTTAAGAACGCCAAGCACGCTGATACCTTACCTGATAATTTAACGTTGGATGTTAGGGTTGTATCGTCTAGTTGGGACGAGGGTCGTGGCATGGATATGGATGGGTATAAAGATATAGACCAGTGCAGTTGGGTGAAAAGAACTTCTACTGCAAACTGGAATGGAACAGGTAGTGATTATTTTACCGCCCAGGCCACCAACAACTTCTCAGGCTCTGTATTATTCCCCAACGGCGACGAAGATATGGAAATAGATGTAACACCCGCTGTGGAGGAATGGATTGCAGGCACACGTAACAACTATGGCTTTTTGATTAAGAATATTGATTCCGCTATTAGCGGCAACTTAGGCAGTTTATTCACTAAAAGATTCCACGCAAGAAGTACAGAGTTTTTTCTGAAAAGACCTGTGTTGGAAGCACAGTGGGATGATTCAGCAAAAGATCAGAGAGGAAATTTCTTTCTTAGTAGCTCTGTTTTGTCCGCAGCGGATAATTTAAATACATTATTCCTGTACAATAGATTTAGAGGAAACCTAACAAATATAAGCGGTCTTACGAATGATGCATTAAGTGTATCGTTCTACACAACGTCAACAGATGGTATTCCTACTGGGGCACCAGTTATTGTAACGGACGCTACTGGGTCAGCCACCACAAAGATTGAGTGTGGTCGTGAGATCAGAAATGGTGTCCGTGCAACTGGCATTTATACCGCCTCTTTTGCGATCACCAGTTCCGACGCAACATTATTTGATGTGTGGTTCAGTGGCTCTAACCAATTTTTTACTGGCTCCTTCAAGCCGCAGTCATTTGCACCAAATCTTGAAGACAGAACAGAGCCCTATTTTAATAAATTGACTAACCTAAAGCCAACATATCACAAGTTGGAAAAACCAAGGTTAAGACTCTTTGCTAGACCCAAGAGATGGCAGCCAACAATTTATACAGTAGCATCAGTCGATGTAGAAAATACTGTGATCGAAGATGCTTACTATAAAATATTTCGTATAGAAGATAATATAGAAGTAGTTTCTTATGGCACTGGAACTATGAAATATAGCAGGCTTTCATACGATGTTAGTGGTAACTACTTCGACTTAGATATGAGTCCTTTAGAAGCAGGATATTCTTACGGAATACAACTTGCGTACTACTTACAAGGACAGTACAAAGAGCAAGCAGAAATATTCAAATTCAGAGTTGAAGAGCCCTAAACATGAGCATAAAAAAGTTATTTGACGCAAAAAAAGCGGGAACACTTGGCGGTACAACCCGATCAACCCTGAAAAAGCTCGGTGATAATATAGAATCACCAGAACAGATCGAAGCCGCTTTATCAAAAGCCAGGGCATTTGTACCTAAGATTGATTTTTCAGACCCAAATAACTTTGTTAAGTATGGTTCAGCCTATCGTTATTATTATGATACGTTTGTATATATCAAAGATTATTACCCTTACGATGGTAGCTCAAAAGAAAAGCTTGATTTCTATAATAATTTATCGCCATTTGAGCAACATATCTTTGATAATGAGTACCCTAAGACCACTGGGTATGTCACTATAGGTGCGATTTACGGCACCGACGGCGCATCTAAGCAGGGATATACCACCCCTACAACTGCTGAGCACATTGAGTTTAAAGGTGGGCCACACAGTGGTACTTTCTTTGTTACAGGTTCTGGACTATCAAACAATCTTGAATTTGGTGGTGTTAGTGGATCAACAGTAGAATTTTATTATAATAAGACAGAATTTGATAGCTCCACCTCCTCGCCAACAGAAGTTGTATTGGATGTCTGGAATGGAGTAGCTAGTGGCTCTCATGATTATGGTCGCCTAACAATTGAAACAGACTCGGGCTCTGCTGACAGATTTTATGTATCTTATCAATCAGGATCTAGTGGTGTCTTCAAGGCATCAATTCCGACCGCTGGCGGACTAACACTTGGCAGCGGTTCTTGGGATCATTATGCGTTTGTGTTTTCTAATAGCGGTGCTTCTACCTCCATTGATTTATACGAAAACGGAACTTGTAAGCAAAATAATATACTAACTGGATCTTCAATCAATTTAGTAACGGGAAGTCTAATTGGTCGCTTGGGCGCATTGAGAACTTCACCAGGACCAATTCAGCCAAGTGGTTATGGCACCTCGGCAACTGCCACAGATGCTATTGATATGGCAGGGTATCAGGGTGCTGGTGATCCCTCGATTAAATTCAACATGACAATACCACTCGCCGCTGGCGGGTCTAACACTGCGATTACAATAAAATTTGATATATCATCAGGCGGTAGTCCCTCAAGCGCAGGCGCTAACCATATAACTATCGGTACCGCTGGCTCAAGTGATGCTGCAAATGCGGCTCTTGTCATAAAAGCAATCAACGGCGAAACAGATAGCAGAATTACATATGGAAACGGTTCAGGCGATGGGTCTTCAGGAACAGGGGTACAAGGACTTGCGGCATCAGCAGGCAGCGCAGGCACCAAAGTTACCCTAACAATTAGCAAGGGTGGTGTATCGGGTAATATCACCAGTGCTGTTGCCCATGGCGCAGGAACTGTTAACGTAGTTGATGTGACTGACTTTACTGGTGGTGCGGTAATACCCGCAGGCGACGGTAAACTATCAGCGTCTTTAGATGAATTTAGATTCTGGAAAGAACCAAGAACATCAGAACAGATAGGTCGTAACTGGTATATGGGCGTCAATGGCGGCTCAAACACGACAATAAATAACGCTGGACTAGGGATATATTATAAATTCAATGAGGGTATAACCCTGGACTCCGCAACAGACAGTGTTGTGCTTGATTATTCTAGCAGACTATCAAATGGCTCTTGGACTGGTTACTCTACATCAGGGACTAGAAATACAGGATCTGCTATAGTGTCATCTAGTGCTGCTGGCTTTGAGACAGCAGATCCTATTATTTATGATACGCACCCAACATATATTTCCTCTAGAGATGATTTGTCATCCTTAGGGCAGCAGTATGATTATACAAATAACTCTAGTCTATATTTTACAATGCCTGGGTGGATTATTGAGCAAGACGAGCAAAACGGCGAAGAGCTAGCTAAACTAACACAAATTATGGGAAGTTACCTGGACACTTTATATGCCCAGGTCGGCGGCGTACTAACAGTAAAAGACGTTAGCTACCCTACGGGAAGTATTCAGGAATCTCCAAACAACGATAGACTATTGTCATCATTGGGTTTCGAGGCTCCTGATCTATTCGATTCTGTTGGAGAAATAGTTAGATTTCTTGATAAGGATGACAAGAGACCATTAGAAACCTCTATACATCAAATTAAAAATATTATCTACAAGAACATCTACAATAACTTGTCATATATTCTAAAATCAAAAGGAACTAGAAAATCTTTTGGCAATACTCTGCGTTGTATGGGAATCGATGAGAAGATAGTAAAGATTAGTACCTATGCAGATAATGTTGAACAAACCCTAACTAGCAGTTATAAAGCAACCGCAACAGAGAAGAAGTTTGTTGACTTCAGTGGCCTTCGCCGATATGATGATCAAGCCGCTACAGTATATCAACACTATTATGCTACTGGTTACGACGGCGGCTCAAGCGGTCTTATCTCAGGCAATCTAGATCTTGGGGATAATGCTTTTACGCTACAAGCAGATGTTTTATTCCCACTTAAACCTACTCCATCAGAAACATCGTATATCGAGCCAACCTCACCTAGTTCTTCTTTATTCGGGTTCCATACACCAAAGACTACAACAACTACATCTACTGATGCTGCTTGGGCAGCAAATACGATAGACTTTGGTCTACAAGTATATGCCGTTCATGCTACAACAGACTTTTCTGAAATAACAAGTCCCCAGGCAGCTTCTAGAGATGCATACTTTGTTGTCGAAGACAGGTTTGGAAATATACTTATCAAGACCGATACACTCAAAGAAGTTTATCATAATACAAGATGGGTCTTTGCATTATCAGCTAGACCAAAAACTTATCCATTCTCTCAAGAGGTAGATGGAACTGATAACGATGATCAGTCATATATCATTGAGCTATATGGAACAAGCTTTGACCTAGAGGATAAAAGATCATCTTTTGAAGCCAGTAAAATAGTTAACTTTGTAACTGGGTCTTCTACGCTTGCCTCAGCAAAGCGAATATATGCTGGAGCACATAGACAAAACTTTAGTGGTTCGCTATTGACCAGATCCGATATCAGGCTTAACTCTTGTCGCTTTTGGAATACTTTCCTAACGGCGTCTGTTGTGGATCACCAAGCCAAAGATGCTGATGCATATGGTGTTGTACATCCTTACAGAAATGTAAAAACTTTCCAAACTAGTGGCTCTAGTGTTTTTATACCAGCGATAGAATCCTTGGCACTAAACTGGGATTTTGAAACTGTTACGGGTAGTGATACTAGCGGACAGTTCAGGGTAGATGATTTCTCTTCTGGCTCTAATTCAACTGCATATGAAAACAACTATCAAGTTGAGTATGCGGGTTCAGTTCAGCGTCATCACTCTGCTCGTGGTGATTTCTTCAAGGCTAGTGACACTCCAGTAAGGAAAGAATATTTCCCTTCACTAAGATTGCAAGCACCAGAAGAATTCTCCTCAGACGATATGATAACAGTGATTGTAGAGGGTTCGGATGATAGTGTTTATGGGCGTTCACCCAGACCTATAAGACACTTTTTTGCAGTTGAAAAAAGCATGTACGATGCAATCTCAAATGATATGCTTGAAATGTTCGCATCAATAGATGAGTTCAATAATCTTATCGGTGAACCAGTAAACAGATATAGAGCAGAATATAAAGATCTTAAAAAACTTAGAGAGATATTTTTCCGTCGTGTTACAGGACAACGAGTTGATCTAGATAAATACCTAGACTATTACAAGTGGTTCGATGGCGCTCTCACAAATCTTGTGGAACAGTTGTTCCCAGCTAGTGCCCCAGTAGCCGAAAACACTAGAAATGTTATTGAGAGTCATGTCCTAGAGAGGAACAAATATCAGCACAAGTATCCAAGTCTTGTGATGTACCCATTTGAACCATCTGGGTCAGTTAAGGGTGGATATGAACAGCAATATAGTTGGCGATTCAACCATCACCCAATAACAATGACAGGATCAGTTGCGTCTGCTATAGATGCTATTGATATGAATGGTTACCAAGCAGCCGCAGATCCATCAACCAGATTCACTATTCAGATCCCAACAGCAGCAGGTGGTTCCAACACTACTATAACTATCAAGTTTGACGTGTCGTCGGGTGGTTCACCCTCTAGTTTTGGCGCTAACGCCATCACTATAGCCACAGCGGGATCAGGCGACACAGCGAATGCCGCTTTGGTGGTCAAAGCCATCAACGGTACCACAGATAGTAGAATTACATATGGTAACACGGCAGCAGCAGGTGATGGTTGCGCAGGTATCGGTGTTCTAGGCATTACCGCTGCGGAAGGCAGTAACAATAAGAAAATAACTTTGACCATGACCGTAGCTGGCACAAATGGCAACATTAGTAGTGCTGTAGCACATGGCGCAGGCACAGTAAACCTTGTTGATGTAAACGACTTTACAGGTGCTAGCGATGATATCATAAAAAATGATCAAGGCGAAAATTGTAGCTGGTGGCTCAACAGAGCAGAAAGGGATAACTTTCCCTTGAATCTTGGACCTGCTGCCGCAGTTGGTGCTGCAACAACGCTAGATAGACAAAATCTTTTTACATCTGTGCGTAAGAAAGAGCTTGACAATCAAAGAAATAAGTTCTATAAATTTGGTGGTGCCGTAGAAAAGTCTGTTGCTGGCGGACATAATCAATCCTTCAACAAGATAAAAGCTAATGTCTTATCATTTGACGAGGTATCAAATCAGAGTACTTGCACAGATGAGGAAATCCCAGCAGGATCACCTTTAGAAAAATCAAGGCAGAAGTTTAGAGTCTCAATTGCTGGGCAAACTTATAAGGGCGATCGTATGGCTCCGTTTAGTTTATACAGGGCGCTTGTAGCTAGCGAACACAATAAGCAATTAACTAATACGGGCTTATCTGGTAGTCACATGACAAACATTCATGAGGACTCATATTACGGCAGCGGGTTTGAGGTGCCAATGCAGGGTCCTTTCACTAGCGAGCACGTTGGTGGTCTTTTATCCAGAGTAAGGTCAGAGCAGATTCAAGGCACAGTAAATCTTCGTCGTGAAAACTACAGACTTACAATAGCTAGCGGGACAGGTAGCCTAGCAAGGTTGGACACCGAAAGCGGCGCTAACAGTTCAGGCAAGGGGCATTATTACAGAGGTATCACAGCTAAAAGGCCTGTCAATATTGCTAATATAGCCCACAAGACAGGCAGCCTTGGAACTATAGTAGGAAACTTTGATAAAAATTATCAAGTACTTCAGACTTCAGGAAGAAGGATAAACAACTTAGATTTTAGAGATGATCCTGATGCATATAATCCAAGTGTCTTCTTGTCGCCATATGTAGGCGGTTTAGTAGAGACACCAGTACCATCACGTAGAAACACCGAGTACACACTGAAAGCAAGAACAGTAAATAAAACGGTATTTGTAAATAGGTTCTCCTCACCAGGCAGCGTAGAAACAAACACGCCTGCTTTCTTGGATTTTAACGCTCAGGAAATAGCACCTAATAACGCACTACCATTCAGAAACCTTCTGGTTCGATCCATCAATCAAGCCAACAATACGCTATCTCAGGGTTGGGGTGGTCACATCTTCGCTATCCAGCGATCTTTTCTTGGACAAGGATTCTCGATCCAAGATCTAAATACGGGTAGTTTTTCTTCAGTAATAACATCAAGACACGATGTAAATAGAAATAGCAGACCCAAGCCTCGCTTGGCACAATTCGACTTGACTGCAATCGGTCAGGGACAAATTGAATTTATTAACACGGGCAGCGTACAAAACAATAATTTTATTACAACTCCAATTCCACAAGCGGACAACTTATCTTGGTTCTTGGCTTATTCAGGATCTGATACACAAACGTATAACCACTTTTTCCATAGTGGCGGACTTATACCAGAATCTGTAATAGTGCCCTCTCCATCTAGTCTAGAAGGTCAGTCTGGTATTACCCAGGGTGAAGCATTTTCTATTAGTCCAGTGGCAGAATTATCAACACTTGGCATCGATGCCAGAGGCTCTGGCGCTGGTGCTGCTTTCAATAAATTCATTTTATCTGGTGCAGCCTGGATTATATATGATCATACTGGATCATCGTGGCTATTCTCTACAGACCTTAGTGGCGGTAGCGGACCAACAGGTCATGAGACTCTGTTATCGGCTGGAGTAGTCAATAATATACATTATGTCAATATCTCTGGTGTGGGCAATGCAAAGGCTGTTATGACTGCTATGTCTTCCGCTATTTCCGCATCGGGTATAGGTCAGGTCAGTACTGATGGTAGCGGGGATATTAACCCAACAGCCTCTATCACAAACCTGACAATTCGTTCCGATAATAACCCAGGTGTAATGGAAATTACTCAGTCAGCACAAGCATTTGCCGATACCTTTGTTTTACCAGCGGAAGTAGGTGGCGCAACTTTCTTAGCCACAGAAAACGATATTAGTAAATATACTTCAGCCGCAGGAGCACAGGAAGCTATGGGTGCGTCAATTGATGTCCAAGGTGTAGACGCAGCAGTAGGGTATCTCCGAAGTCTACCATTTGATGGCTTGACTGATTACCGCTCAAATGATGCATCGCCAATATTTACAGCCTCTAATGGTCAGGTACAATATCGCTGGGGAACTGGCAACAATCACACTAGCTGGCAGCAGATAAGACAATCTCAGCTAAGATCGAGAGAAAGTATTGTTAAGTCAAATCAGATTAATGTTTTTGAAATATCTATGAGCGAGAGCGGCAGGCAGGTAGAAATCCAAAGCACGCTTGATGATCCATTTCTTTATACTTCAGCAGAGCCAATCAAAACGGTTTTATCTTTAGTAGATGAAAATAGTCCAGAGGATGGGAGACTGAAGTTTAGAGATGTTACAATCAAACATTCATATGGTAATCAGCGCCAAGGATTTATAAATGGTGATGCTAACGTAAAACATATGTATACTGGCAAAGGTGACAAATTTCTTTATGATAGTCTAAGAGACATAAGATCAGTTTCCTATAGCAAGAATCTAGCCCCTGAGGAAACTGGAATCGGCAGGATAAAGAGTCATGAAATAACCCAACGGATATACCCGCAATCCAAGAATCAGTTTATGTCAGAAAGTATGCTGAGAAATAACTTCCTTTATACTCGTTGGAAGAATGACGATGATGCGATTAATAATAAGATACAAAACAACTTACACATAGTGTCAGATCTTTTCCAGGCAGATATAACAAACCCCGATACAGATGATAAAGTGGCGGGTAGAGTAGAGCTTATATACAAAACTCATAACAGGCAAGTCGATCGCTTAGTAATAGGGTATACCAATAGTCAAGATTATACACTAGAAGAACATTACCAACACCCATTTGATATAGTGGATGGTATTGTTGCCAAAAGAACTGGCAGCGGAGGAGCATCAACTGACGGGACAGCCTCTATATGGCCCTTAGATTCTTTCCTATTCAGCGATTCAATATATTCTGGCTCTGTAGCTATACTATCAGGTGTCACGGTCGGTTCTGTATCAGCTAGTGCGCAATTCGGAATCCACGATGCAGTACGATGGGACTTGAATTTCTTTGCTAACCTCGGCGCAGGCGAACTGATGTGGTTCAGAGCAGGCGCACCCGCTCGAACAGGTAGTCAGGGTTATGCACCGCAAGGGTGGTATACAAGAAGAAACTGCCAGTATATAAATCAGATGGTACATCTTGATTTTGACAGCATAGCTTCAGGGGTCAACTATACACAATCTGTGTTTGGACCTTCCATGGGCGGCGCACTGTTTATGCCACCCTGGACAGCAGGTCGAGATCGCCGAGCGGTTGATGGTAGTAATAAAGGCAGCCTAATTGGATCTAGAGGACCGTTCTACAATACTTATCAAGACTTTGCTGATGGAGTAAAGCTAGTTGGTCGTGGTATGGGAATAATACCAGAATTTAGAATTAGTGAACATGTAGATCATTATGAAAGCACTAATAACGGTGATTATCTAGCAGCGAACACAGCGTCATATTCCATAACAGGTTCGGCACTTGCGAGCTTGAATAATTCCGCAGATGACGGTTTCATGAGAAGATTCCAAAATACTGACTTTATAAAATATCTATCTCAGTTCATGGTAGAGGATCAGGACCTCAACGGCTTGCCAAGCGACTTTAAAATGGAAGCCCAAGCAGTACAAAGGCTTTTACCTTATGACGGGTTTTATCCTGTTATAAGATCTTTGCAAATAGCTACATTGTTCTCGCAGTCTTATGCACCAGGCTTGTTTCCTGTAGCAGGCGGCTTGGGCAGCGCAAATCAAGCAGAAATATCAGGTTCAGGATGGCAAAACATATTGGATTATTTCTATGCTCCAGGTATTATGTATAACTCCATCAAGTCTGGCATTGCAGTTGATCACCCTGTGTTTACAGTCAAAGAAGATAGGATACCTAGAGAGAAGGGGACTATAGGTGAAGTACTATCAGGCTCCACAGACGCCCAAACATATGCAGAAATTGTAAGCGATACTAAAAGAGCAGCAGGACTTAGGCAGTCAGATCATACAATCGGACCTTTGACTTCAGGCGGCGGAACTCGTCGAGAGGTAAGTAAATTTTATAAAGATATAATTCTACCCAGACGACTTGGTACCGCAGAGGAAGTGCAACCAACAGGTAGTGAAGAATTGTTAGCCCATCAAATTTACTTCCCAGACCGCATACCGTTTGAGACTATAGTCAATCCTACGGATTATTTGCTGCAAAATAAGTTTAATAGTAACCAAACATATGACTGGTTTAGAAATGACACAACATCTTCTTTCAATTACTTTGAAAACAATAAATATGTCAAGGGCGCTGGCAACTTCTTCGGCGCAGTTCCAGAGGTCTTCCTAGAGAATAGTAGGCTTACTACAATTGCCACAGATCCTAATTTAGTCAACCCAGAGGCTATTTCGGTCCAGAGTGGTACATTGTATGCCATGGAAGTTGCTCTTAGAAAAACAGATCAGTTCAACTTGTACTCTAATCCAATAGCCTATGGACCACCAACAGCAACTGGTTCTGCCTTCAACAGCGCCGCTGAAATCCTGGCTACACAAGGTCAGGCTACTCATACGTTTGATGATGACATGGCACAGGTTGTAACAGGTGATTGGGGAATGGTTAGGTATGGATACCAAACTACAGCCAAGAACTTATTGAATGCTTCTTTGACTGGCAGTATGCCCTCAGGCAGTGGCTGGCCTTTACTACACGGAAATCATGCTCCTTACACACCTCCTTATTGGTACGGTGAATCATTTGCAAGAATATATTACTCCCCTACAGCTTCGGGCATGGTGTCAATAAATGAGATCCTCGAAGAGGCGCAATATGAGTATGGCAATGTAAATGATTATCTGTTTGACTTTCGATATAATGACCTAAACAAGACGGATGTCAGTGCATCATTTGGGTCAGCTAATCTTAATCTGCCGATGAATATTGTAACAGAAGGCTTAGGCGGTTTAGGTATTCCACCATATATGTGGAACCGAGCATGGCAGAACAAGATGGAAATTAAAGCGTCTCTCACGGTTAACAATAGACACCCAGGTAACGTTCAACCAAATAATGCCTGGGTTATCATGCCTAAGTGGGAATGCCCCATATTAGATTTCCCAGTCAGAGCAGAGCCATGGGCTTCTACTAGCGGGTCTTATAACTTTACGGCTTCATTCGCTAAGGTCGGTCTTGGCGACCGTGGGTTATTGCCGTTCACATCACCAGCTAATGGTAGAGAAGTTGTACCACAACAAGGAATGTGGCACCAATACGGGGTAGTGCCAGATGCAGGAGAAGGCGTGCAGATGGTGCTTAGAGATATCTCATCAGGAGATAAAGAGAAGAGAATGAAAGCTCAGATAATTTATCCTGGTACACAGGGACAGCCAAATGTTATTGGCGCAGCAGAAGAGAGAATGCTACCTAAAATACCAAATTCGTTGATGGATATAACAGCGTTTGGGGATAGGCAGAGAAAGGTAAGATCATTGGCTAAATTGGTAGGTTTCCCATCAGAAGTAGTCAATAAGCCAGTTGATCTGGGCAGATTAGCAAATAAGAAGTCAGTCCATGAGGCAATCATTGCACTACCTTATTATGAAGACACCGAGGCTAACATACAGTTTATACCAATCCCGCTAAAAAATGAATCAAATCAAGTGGTTGATGAGTTTGGTAAGCAGACTGCCAGACTTAGAAAATCGTTAACCAAATACGTATTACCACCAGTTATTGAACAAAGAATGTCTTATTTGGTACCAGAGTCTTACCCGCAGTCTTCAGATGGAGAGGACCTGTCCAAGCGTCCAGAGAGTGCAATTTACGACAACGATAATCCACCACTAGCAATGTATTTATTTGAGTTCACCACTGAGCTTAATAAACAAGATTTGGCAGATTGGTGGCAGGGCATAATGCCAGAACCAAGTACAAAATTTAGTAATACAACCATGAATATATCTACGATTGATCATGCGATGCCTGGTATAGGGCTACAAGATTTTGGAGCCAAGCCAGGCGCTGGTGGTGGTAAGGTAGATGAAAGACTTCGTGATCTTCTAGATACATCGAGATTAGTACGAGGCGGTTCCAAAGACGACCCAGGATTCAGACCAGATATCAGATGGATGGTGTTCAAAGTCAAACAACGAGCACCGTCAAGTTACGAAGAACTTATCAAAAAGAGTCTTACAGAAGCTGGTGCCAGAGTCCCAGGTGCTACAGGACAAGCCGCTTATGAAAATAGGACCAAGGGTTTCAACTGGCCATACGATTTCTTCTCTATGATTGAATTGGCAAAGATCAACACCACAGTTACTTTTAGACCAGATATTGATACGATAACGGTAGAAGAAAAAGAGAATACTGAGGATGTCAAGAGCCTGGAAGGGTCTAAAAGAGAAGAGGCACAAGTACCACCACCAAAACGTGGTCGTCCAAAAAAAGCACCAAAAGATAACCCACCAAAAGCTAACCCACCAAAAGGTAAAGCACCAAGGAAGAACCCACCTAAAGAGCTTCCACCTAAGGCTAAAACAAAAGATCAACGACCTAAGACTGCTGCCAAGAAAAAGGTCTTACCTAATAAATCTAACAGTAATCCAAAGAAAACACTCAAATAGTTTTGACAAAAGAGTATTTATAATATGACCACTTATTTCAACAAAAAAGAGGAAGTGATAGCAATAGAGTTGACTCAATATGGTAAGTATCTACTATCCAAGGGTAAACTAAAGCCTGAATTTTATAGCTTTTACGACGATGACGTCTTATACGATGGCTCGCATGGCGGCGTCACCGAACTACAAAACGATATTGTAGGCAGAATTAAACAAACGCCGTACCTAAAGGTGGTTTATGATTTTTCCTCTTCTATAGAATTCCCTACTCCATATTCTAAAGAGTCAATGGGGGTAATCGATACCAACCACGGGCTAAGTAAACCTATTGGTACAATAGATTCAACAAAAGATTTCAAGCCCGCTTGGAAAGTTAGAAAAGCTAGAAATAGTGCTGTTAGCCCAACAGGATCGCATCAGTATATTGAGACCTACAATAGAGGACAGCGAATCCCACAAATGGAATTTACAGGATCAATCACATATTCTAGTCAGTCATATGGCTTGATCGTCGAAGAAGAAAAACCTGTAGTATTAAACGTAGAAGAAGTAAACAGCGTATTTAAACCAAAGGGTAACTTTTCAGTTGAAATATTTGAGGTTGTTTCTGGAGCTATAGAAAAACAACTATACTTTATACCAGAGATGAGCGCAAGAGCCGAAGATGATTTTATCAAAGCATCTGAGGAAGAGCTATTGGAGAGATATCCAGATCTTAACAAGACTTTTGTGGAATACTATTTAGACATTAGAGTCGATCGTGAAATCGATGATGCTGATCAGGAAGTTGATAGTGTGGATGTATATACCGATGATGATGGAACTGGGGAGGTCTGCTAATGTCGCAATTTCGTTTTGACAGTTGTGTCGCATTTGATGGTCTAACACCAAATATAAGCATTAGAAAGGTAACCTTTGAGCCTTCACTCGACCTCGCCCAGGCGGATAGTAACTTTGGGTACCTGGCAGTAGATAATAGTTTTATCGAAACCGTAGAGAACGAGGCGCAGGATACTTGGTTTGATGATCAAGAAGGTCAACAATACACAAGCATCAGAACTCTAGTTTCAACCGACTCTAATCTCACTAAGCAAATAATGAACGTTATAAGAGCCGTTACAGAACAGAGAGATGGCTTAGATGGTGATTTATCAATCCTCTCAGATTTAGTTAATGGTAATCATAACTTTTCTATAGAAGAAGCAACACAAGCAGCAGAGCTACTAGGTCTTCTGGGTACTCATCGAATGGACAATGGTCATTTCCACCCAGGTGAAAGCCATAGAGATTTTGTAGCCGCTGTAAGACGATTAGCAGCATGTATCAGAGTACTAACCTCAAGCCCATTTTTCGGCGCAGATCCTGATGGCAGTGGTCTATATGGTGCAAATGAAAGGTTTACTTTAAACGAGAACGGTCGCCGCCAAGTCTTAACCTTTGGCGCATCAACTAATAATAATTTATACGTGATAGAACAGTCAATGGCTTCCCTCCTAGAAGACACTCAGCTTGTAGCACAAATGGAAAAAACAATAGATGATAACGGTGCAGAGGTTAGAGTTGCTAACATGCCTAGGCTTCAATATGTTAGTGTGCCCCTGAACGCAGATCACTTGACAGTCTTGTCATTTGCTTATATAGACACTGAAGCACTCCGCCAAGTTTTTGACGAAGTTGCTCAAGGTGAGAGATTAGATTTTACATTTACTAACGTAACGACAGCAATTGTACAATCCAATGTATTCATTACCCCGCTGTCCGAAACTGCGGAAGATGCTTTATCACCAGATACTACTAACTTATCACCTCAATCTAATATATTTCAAGATCTACGAGGAGTATTTGCACTATCCAACAGGACCCTAGATACCAAATCAGGTTATACCAACGGAGGGACAAGCAATGGTGTAAATCTATCTGATTTTGAAGATGAGATAAGATCGATGACGGTTGATGTTGACGAGGGCGTTCATAAAGCTCTTGCACGCAACTCTACGGTGTTTTCTGAATTGTGGGCTTCTAGGAGACGTGATGATGCGATAGACCTATCATTCGTTTTCAATGAGAGGTTGTTCTTGAAACAATCCAGTACATTCCCTAAATTGTATGAGAACGAAACCTTCTCCTTGTTAGCACTAGGCTTAGGCAGCGGAGTATCAAGGATAAGATTATATAAACAACAAATAAATCCAAACATTCTAGTAAATGACAATTCTTTATCAACAACTAGCAGGATCAGCTTGCTATCAGGTCGTGACCAAGAGAAAGAGTATATCTCTATTGGTTTAGATAATGAAATGCTTATAAATAATTTTTCCGAGGATCTATATTTCGGCTCTACAACACAAGGCAATGGTGCAACTAGAGGACTGATGTTCTTGACATGCACAGATTATAATAACCAAAATGCTAGAAACACCATAGGAAATACCTTCCAATATGGCGTAGAAATAGACTATGTAGACCCAACTGTTGACATGGTTCTGAAAATGACAAACGGTCTATTAGAGCAGGCCCAAAATATCAAAAACATAATTAATGACTTAGTTAACCAACCATCAAGCGACCCAGCCGACCGCCGCACCCTACACTCATCTACCACGGATAGATTGGATACAATCATCGACAGGTGGGTACCTATGATGGACGCATTAGCGAGCGTTGAAATAATAAGTGGGGCAGGATCAATCAGTGATTATATAGATAAAATGGCAGGGACAGCCGATCAGACGGTGTACGAACGAGCAGAGAGCATTGGTCGCATTGTTGATATATTTGAATTCTATGGTTCTGAATTAGAAATTGAACTAAGAAAAACTGTGCCTGGTATCGAAGTTTACCCTGGCGACGATAACCCAGAATCAGCTAGCTACGCCACTTCTGGCGGCGGTGGCGCTGGGAGCACATCTAGATCGATTAGCTCAATAGATTATAAGTTTAATAATACTTTATCTGCGGATCAAGGTTCTGGATATGACTACCTTAGATATGAGCCAGTAGCTACTACTAACCCAGGATTAGAAGTAGTCACTCTTACAGATTATCTTGATCGCTGTGATATAGAAACAGAAAAATACTTCACGAACCCAGAGCGAGTGCAAGGTATAAATGCAGCAAAAATTAAATACTTTACTCCGTCTGTTATCTTAAACCCACTTGGACAATCGATAGTTCAAGTTAAAGATAATGTAGGTGATTATAAGAGTTATGCTGATTTTACTGCTGGTATAATATCGTATAGAAGACAGAAGGATGATCTAGTAGCTGTTAATAAAAACTCGCTGGGTCCTGACATAAGTCTTGACACGGCAGATATTTTTATGCAAGAGTTACAGTCTAGGGGCGTTACAATAGAGTACGATACAGACAGGAACAGAACTAGGGACCAAGTAAATAATAGGTCATCTTTTTCACAGATAGGTTTAGGAAATTCCAATTCAGATGAGGTAGAGAATAACCAACAAGATCTCTTGGACAGAGAAGGAAACCTCAGAGCAAGAAGAGGCGAGCAGCAGGAGACAAGAGAGGTACAAACAAATGATAGGGACGTCGATAAGGCTTTAGTTAACCTCCTAGGACCTATGGCTTTATCTACCAATAACGCTGGCACCCAACAAAACGACAAGGCAAATTCTTTTACTAAGGTTGTACTAAAGGCACCAGATAAGATGCTCGAAGATATAACTAGATTCCCAAATCAACTTAAGGCAATGGTGAATATAGTTCTATCTAAGTACAACAGTGATGAAGATGAATATCCAAATTATAACTATGATTTTGAAGAAATAAGGCAACTTATAGGTACCAACAACCAACAAACAGATCTGACAGATCCGATGCGAGACTATTCTAAGTATGCATCCTATTGGCTCAATTACAAACAACTCATGAGAGTGGAAATATTGAGTGGCTTTGCTCTTACCGCTGGCGAGCAGATAAGTGTTTCATCTGCTGCTTGGCGAGAGATATCAATTCAAGACATTAATAGCCTACCGATTAGGTCTGTCATGCTGTGTAGGTTCACTTCGGCTTTACCTTCGTTAGGGCGCTTAGGCGATATGTTGGGGATTAGTTCTCCAAGCGGTCTTGATCTACCAACATATAACCAGTATTTTATTTTGACCCGTACCGACGCTGAGGCAGATATTGTAGTTACAGAGAATAGCATACAGATAGAAGAAGCACCATCTCAGCAAATTGAACCAATCATAAACCAGCAGCAGCTTGAACGCTTCGACTTATCTCCAGGACTTTCTGATATGGGGTCTGATATAGGGGACAGGGGTCAGATAGCTAGAATGTTAGAGAGATTTGGTAACAACGTAATACCAAAGCTGAATGTGCAGGAAATTATCTCACCACCACCTGTATCTCAAGATCAGGCCCCTAAAGGTTTTATGGATATGCTCACCCCAAAACAAGAGCTACAAGAAGAAATTGTCAGACCACCAGCGCAAAAGCAAGCGGCTCCAAAAACAAGATTTGAAGATTTATTAGACATTGTACAGCAGGCTCCTAAAGGGAAACAGGTACAAGAGACACGACAATTTTCACAACGTGGTCAGTCGCAACAGACTAACAGGAAGACACAACGCAACCAGCAGACACAACGCAACCAGCAGACACAACGCAATATGCAACAGTCTCGAATGGGTCAAACCCAGGCTAGGAATTTCCAGAGAACAAAAGTGCGTGTTAATACACCTATGAGAAACATGGGTCGTCAGCAAGGCGGCAACTTCGGCGGCGGCGGAGGAGGAGGATACTGATGAGTATAAGAAACTTGACATTTTTCGGAACGACACAAGGAATACCTCTTGAATCATTCGATGATTTTGCTCTAACTCGTGGCTTGGATGATTTACGCCGAGTCGGTAGGGGGCAGGTAGTATTTAATAAAAGGCGAATACAAGTCGATCAAAACACTTATGCCACTGAAAATAAAGTAAATATTGATCTAGATGCAATAAGGATTGGTGTTGATGATGACGACTACCGTCGTTTTGGAGATCGGGAACTAAGAAAATTTGAAGAGGCACTTGCTGATTTTTATACTGAAATAACTGAACCAACTGAATATAACACGATAGCTATTGACATAGATCAGTTGCCTTGGGTTCGGGACACTAAAGAAACTAATGATTATCTAAAAACAGTTGATGCTTCAGGTCAAATAGTGGAGATAACGCCAACATATAATTACTATGCTGGGTCATACGAAGAAAACTTGCCTATGCTTGATGAGAGAATCCTTCCTAGCCTATATGAAACTGAAATCTGTAGAATACTAAGCGAACGTGATAATGATTTTTATGTTGGCTCCCCTAGGTCGCTGGCTAGTGCAAGAAGTCGTTGCAATGATTTACTCCCTCAGACTCCTGATGACTGGAATGACTTCGGAACTCTTCTACGTGAAAACCAAGACTTTGATCCCAATTCAACAAATATTACTGTTTTCCCACAAACAGAGATCAAACAAATATTAAACTTACATGATAAGAAGAATCTGTACCCAATGTATGTGGATATAACATTCCCAACAGCCCCAACAGGACCATTCATGAAGGCGGTAGAACAAGCCAAACTAAGTACAACCTTATTCGATACAATAATTGGTATACAAACAGGAGTTGGGCCAGCAACCTATCCTATTAAAGGATCTACTAGTACTATAGTTAGACTTGATGAAGAGACTATTGAGAGCCAGCCAGCATCATTTACTGGACAGGTGGAGGTGCTGAGAATCGGACCTGCAATTGAACAAATGGTCAGCCAGGCAAGAGCAGGTCAAAATGAACAAGCAGGAAATGCAGAGTTCCTAACTCTCAGAGGGAACGAAAGAAACCCAGGTCAGGATACTGGTAGTTGTCTTAGTTTGCTCGATCGAGTATATATGAAAGCTATAACAGATAGGATTGATACTATTATCAATCGAGCAACCGCACCAGGCTTGATCGATAGGTTAAACAATAGGACGTCAATACATCCAGCAAAAATTAGCTTACCCAATAATCTAGCTGAAGACACAGGACAAGAAATTATAGCTTACTCTGTAGAAAAACGCTACGCTAATCGAGCGGCAGTCTTATCTACTCACATATTCCCTAACAGTGATGATTTGGGAGTTCTTAAATATGTTGACACGCAGGTAAAAAATGAAATAAACTACGAATATGATGTGTATGCACACATATTGACAACCTCCGAACAAGGCACCTTAGAATTTGAGTCTAATTTTAATACCTCACAATTTATATTAAAAACTACAACACAAGCTAAAGAGTTAGTTCTGGTCAAGGTCCCAGTCGCTTCTAAGAAAAACTTTGTAGGCGAAGAAATATTAGTAAGGGGGCGTACTGTAATACCAAATGGCATATCTTTTCCAGAGATAAGAATAATTGATAGACCACCTGTCCCACCTAATTTTACCTTTATACCATATAAGGGTGTAAAAAACAAGCTCTTAATTAAACTGGAACGCCAAACAGATGAACTCACAGGACAAAGAACTATTCCATACATTCCTATCTTATCAAATGATGCGGATAGATTTGAAGTCCTTCGTGAACACCAACTAATAGAAAACTTTGACTTACCTGAAGGTCATGTTGAATTTAAATCTGAAGGTGAAGATACAACGGTTGTGCAGGTATTTAGAACGACAGAGGAACCTGGGTATAGCATAGACCCAGAAGAAGGTAGCATAACAAACATAAAGAAATCCGCATATGCAAACTTCTCTGATAACCTGTATAGAAATGTAACTGCCGATGAAGGCTTGGCTTTTACTGACACCCTAACTCCGAACATAAAATATTATTATACGTTTAGATCTGTTGATTTAAGTGGTAATTTTTCCAACCCAACCGCCATTATGCAGGTAGAAATTATAGAAACTGAAGGTATTACATACCCATTGATCAAAGAGTACACACCAAGTCGCATCGAGCCAAATAAGCAAGACTCCAGAACAATGACTAGATTTTTACAAGTTAGACCATCTTATTTGGTGTCCGAGCCCCTGCCAGATGGTCAGGGCAACTTAGCCGTTGGTCAGCAACTTGACGATACAACATTCGGCAAACACTACAAAATCAGAATAACATCACTAGATACAGGTAGGCAGTTTGACCTAAACTGTACCTTTGAGAAGAAAATGCAGGAAGAGTCATGATAAGGGCGATAAATAGATTCGAGCACTACTTATTATTGACGACCTGTCCATAGGAGAGTTATAATGGCATTTCTTGACAATAGCGGCGATATTATATTAGATGCCGTACTTACCGACACTGGTAGAAAAAGATTAGCAAAAGGCGACGGTAGTTTTAGAATTACCAAGTTCGCTTTCGGTGATGATGAAATCAACTACGAACTTTACAATTACAACCATGCAAGTGGTTCAGCATACTATGATTTGAATATTCTTCAATCACCAGTATTTGAAGCTTTCACTAACAACACAAGTGTTATGAAGTCAAAGCTTTTGACCATCGCCCGAACCGATCTTCTGTACCTCCCAGTAGTACAGTTGAACACCTTCGGTGATGTAGGTGCTGGGCCCACTACAGATCCTTCTGAGGCAACCCTTGCGGACAAAACAACGGCTGGATCATATGTCATAACAGTCAATGATGCAACAACAGCAATATTTGCTGGTGACAATACATCCAAAGGGCTTATCAGAGGAGCTAGAGCAGATCTAGCTAATCAGCCTGTAATTACCTTTGACCAAGGTATTGACAACAATGCATTAGGTTTGATCCCGTTGGGTGTTTCCAACACTCTAACAGAGACCGCCTATGTGATAGAAATTGATAACAGGCTTGGAACAATCGTTACGCCCGATACAGATGCTGAAGACGCAAGAGTATCATTTGTAGATGATGATCAAATTGCTAGTTATTATTTCTCCTTACAGGGTAGCCTAAATGATAGTTCTTACTTTGATTCAATTGGGCAAAACAATGCTCAAACCGCTAACCTCAACTCCCCAATCGCTGGACGTGCTGGACTGAGGTTCAACTTCAAGATCCGTGCAACTGACAATCTTGCGTCGAGCGATTATTTGTTCAACACACTAGGTGGTTCTACTATGACTCTTACCACTCCTAGCCAAGCATTCAAATTTATTGATAGTACAATAAGAGTCACAGGGTTTACTACAGGGTATCGTGTGGATATACCTGTTAGATTTATTAAGGTATAATAAGGGATAAGTTATGGCGACTACATTTAAAACACTTCTACCAAGCGACGTTGTAGACACAAGAACTAAGTTACACGAAAATATTCCAATTACAGGAACGATCGTCTCGGGAACATACAATAACGAAAACATACAAACACATACACACGCTATGTTTACCGCAGTATATGATTATCCCTATCTCAGTTCATCAGCAAACCATATCTTTGATGTGACGGCTGGCTATTCATCCAACTCCGCTCTTAGTGGCACACATATAGTTGGCGGAAATCTCAGTACTCAAAAAATAAATCTTTACAACCAGATGGCACAAGTTCTTGTAGGACATGATGCTTCTGGCGCTATTCGTGAATTCGATGAGGATGGAAACTTAACTGGCGGCACCAAGCTTAAAGAAGTTTTCTTTGTCAACTTTTCACGCCTACTCACAAAAGATGAAATCAAAAAAGGCACATTCCAAATGGATATGTTTGTCAGCGGCAACCTACTGGTAGGTTCGCAGCCCGACGGCGGCAATGACGCAGGTACTGGTAAAGCTCGTGCTAAAAAGGTAAACCTTAGAGACCTCAATGCAGGAACTAACTACTTTGTCAATTCGCCCGCAGGCGAATATGGAATTCTATATCAGAACGAAGGTTCGTTTACAGCTACTTCTAACTCAGTTGGTCTAGTATATTATCAGGCTGGCATAGCTGTCCTCACCGCTTCCTTATTCGATTCGGGTAGCACAGGAACAGGTACATCACCTCTCAAACAGAACAGTATTGTACCAACCAATACACATCTGCTCGCTACAGGAGCGATTACAGGGTCAACGGCTCTGCTGGTAACAGCAAGTCTCAATAACATTGCTAAAGTTATCAATCACAGAATAGATAACATCTCCTTCAACAATACGACAGAACTAAACTCCTCAGTCTACTTCTGCCGTGCTAACGCCAATGAGTTTAACTATAGCTCAAATCCAACGTACCTAAGTGCTAGTCAACTACGTGTCAAGAGCACTGCCACAGACACACCAGTTTCGTACATTACAACAGTTGGCATGTATGGTGCTAATAACGAATTGCTGGCGGTAGCAAAGCTCAGTGAACCTATCAAAAAGACACCTGCTAATGAGCTAACGTTGAGGGTCAGGCTAGACTACTAACGGGGGTAAAAATGTCTTATCTCCATCGGTTTAGTCCAGATGATGTATATCATAACCAACTAAAAACACACCCGCAGTTTAAGGTCACGCTGTATAGCGGATCTGCATATATCAATGACCGCAGGAATGAAAATGTCAGCGACGGCGTTGTAGATCTATATGAAACAGTCAACGGTGCATTCCCATTTGCTGTGAAGGATGGTACAACCACTGTCTTGAACAGCACCACACAGAATACTTTCAATACTTCAGATTATGGTGACACCTTTAACGGCACCTACCCATTGTCAGCATCTGTCGATAGAGAGCTAATCCAAAAGCTTGGTGATCGTAAGAGGATGGCAGCCCTCCAAAATACTATAAACTATTATGAGTACCTAAATAAGCACCATAACTTTGCAACATATTTTACGGGCAGTGATGTTAATCTGGTTAGCATACCCAGTATAATGTTTGGGTCATCAATAAAAAAAGGTAGTGTAAAATTAAACTATTTTTTTACTGGCTCATTGATGGCAACAGCAGAGGATTCAAAGCGTAATGGTGAACTAATAGAAACTAAAGGACCTAATATTGGTAGTACTGTTGGGGTCGTATTATATAATGAGGGCTTTATGCTATTGACGGCCAGTTATCACATTTCCAGCGTCAACACAGATTGTTACTCGGGATCAGCAGCAAGTCAGTTTGCACCTAACTGGGTTAACTTTGCCGCCCATAGTACAGGGACATTCCACCCCAGTTCATCCATATCAGAAATTAATTTTGAGGGTACGCATACAATCCCCACAGTAACTATGTTTGCTCATGCTCCTGAAGGTCAACTCAATGCTTCAATGAATCCGACCTTTTATACTGACGGGCAACAGTTCGACGCAATCGACTTGTCTAACACATCGTTTGTAGAGCCAGACAAGGTTAATATAAAGAATACTATGGAGTCAGCCTTTTGCTCATCAAGTGCGCAAATGGAAAAACAAGTATTCATAAGCAAGATCGGTATTTATGATCAAGACAAGAACCTGATAGGAATAGCCAAGTTAGCTAACCCTGTGAGAAAAGAAGAATCTCAGGGATTTACTTTTAAATTAAAGCTTGACGTTTAGATAACAATAGTATATAATAGTCTGTATGATACTAGGATTAGATATTTCATCCACTATGATAGGCGTTGCCGTCATAGATTCGACTACTGGTGACTTAGTGCACTGCAAGGGCTGGGACCTGTCTAAGATAGATAACAGCTACACCAAATATGAGATGGTTGGGTCAGAGCTTTATGCTCTGAGAGGAGAATATAAATTTGAACATGTCTTTATTGAGACAGCACTGAAGAGGTTTGTCCCTGGTAGATCAAGAGCAGATACTATTATTAAACTGGCTAAGTTCAATGGTGTTGTGTCTTGGTTATGCTTTAGTGAATTGGAACTTGAGCCAACATTTATTAATGTCAACACGGCTCGATCTTTATATGGGCTATCTTTCCCTCGTGGCACAAAAGGACCACAAAGAAAGAAGATGGTCATTCAAGCGGTCATAGAAAGAGAAAAGACATCATTTCCTTATGAAATGGCTAGAGGCGGAAAAAACTATAAACGTGGAACAGACGATCGAGCAGACGCAGTTGTAATTGCTAGGGCTGGTGAGTTTTTATTGAAGAACAAGGACAATAAAGGTTTCCTGACAGATAAGATAGTTTTGACAGAGTAGTGACTACTTACTAACAGACGCTTTGCGTCCCGTAAGGAGAAATACTATGAAGCTCACAAAAGACATGATCAGAGATTTGATCAAAGAAGAGATCAACACCACCAACATCCAAGAAGAGCCAGAAGCTGAGGCAGCGCCTGGAGCGGATGCTGATGTACCTAATCAGGTTAAGGTTGCCCTTAAGCAAATAATGGGCGACGGCGGCGATGTGAAAGTTCTAGAGAAGCTTAAAGCATACATGCAAAAACAAAACGTTGCCAGACAAGCAATGGTTGCAGATACTTTGCTGAATATGATCGGGCTAGATCTAGAGCCTACGAAACTTAGAGCGGCTGTTACCACCAATGCATAACGTATTTGCAGTTTGGAAGAATTTTATCAACGAAGAAAAAATGTCTGACCTGGGCAGCGGCGGCGCTTATGTTGCTAAAGTCGGTGGTTTGAAAATTGTTATAGATCTGGATGATCTGGATTTACAGGCTACCAAACATAGCAAGGAAAGACAATTTCGCCATGATAAGAAGATTTCTAATGAGGCGATCGTCGGAACAGTAGAGATGGCATTAGGTAAAATTATAAATGATTACGCAAACGGTGAATTAGCTAACGATGAGGCGTTTCACATAAAAGGGGTCAGCAAAGCCAAATCGGTTCCTGATCTTAATGTGATCGGTGTACTTAACATGCAAAAAGGTCCTGATACACTAAAGGTCATCACAGTGATGAGAAAAGACGACTTCAAAACAGATAGTTTTGGAGGAGGTCAGCAGAGAACCTACGTTGTAAACCCAAGACAATAATGAGGAGTCAGGAATATGAAGTTTACACATGACAGCCTCAGAGAACTTATTCGAGAAGCGATCTTAGACGAAAAGAAAAAGCGTAAAGCTAAGAGAAAAGCTTCTAGCCGCCGCAAAACAAAAAAGAAAAAGAGACGTGTTAAGCGTAAGGCGAAGCGAGATGCTTGTTATCACAAGGTCAAGTCAAGGTATAAAGTTTGGCCATCAGCTTATGCATCAGGTGCACTTGTTAAGTGCCGCAAAGTTGGTGCTAAAAACTGGGGCGAAGGCGGTAAAGATAAATGAAGTTATCTCGTTCTGATTTAAAACAGATGATTCAGGAGCAGTTACAGCAACTGCTAGCGGAACAGTCTGAGAATCTTGACGAGAAAAAAAAGAAGAAACGCAAGAAAAGAAAAGTAAAGCGTAAGAAACGTAAACTCACCAGCAAGCCAGGATCAGAATCGAATCTTGGTGATTGGTTTGGACGCAAGGGCGAAAAAGGAAGTAAGAGCGGCTGGGTAGATTGTAACACCTGCCGTAAAGACAAAAAGACAGGCAGAAAGAAATGTAAAGCTTGCGGTCGTGGCAGCGACGAAAAGCGTTCCAAGTATCCAAAGTGCAGACCCACACCAGGGGCATGTAGCAAACGAGGTAACTACGGTAAAAAATCAAAGGCAGGGAAAAAAGGATGAATTTATCTCAAGACGAAATACGAAATATTATAAAAGAAGAAATCGCCTCAGTGATTGCTGAATTTGATAAAGATAAAATGAAATGCAACAAAAAGCGATATATTAGAAAAGGCGAGACTGGTCACGGCAAGAAACAAAAAGTTGTCAAGGCTTGCGAAGATGGTAAAGAAAGAATAGTTAAATTCGGTGATGCTAAGATGAGAAATAACAAAGACAAGCCAAAAAACAGAAAGAACTTTAGGGTCCGCATGAATTGTAAAAGCCCAGGTTCTAAACTTAAAGCAAGATATTGGGCCTGCAAGGACTGGTAATGAAAAAGATAATCGTAAAATGGAGAAAGTTTGTTGATACTGCCAAGGAGTATATTTGTCCTCCCGCAACGCAAGACTTAGAACTTAATACTAAAAATCGGGATGCTTCCATCAAAGCAGAACACATTCAGTATGGACCGCTCAATGTAGATGAGCCAGGTGATTACTGGAAAGATATTGCCGAGTATTGGAACACAACTGAAGAGGCAGCTAAAAAATCTAACTGCGGCAATTGTGTTGCATTTGACATCTCACCAAGAATGAAAGACTGTATGCCAGGGGAAACATCAGATGATGATGGCGAACTGGGCTACTGCTGGATGCATCATTTTAAGTGTCACTCAGCCCGCTCGTGCCGCACATGGGCTAAGGGCGGTCCAATAGATCAGGATAAGGTGTCCCACGACTGGCAGAACAGAAATAAATTCCCAGAGGAATGATATGTTAGCAAAGCACCTGAAAGAACAAGACATGACATACCTCCAGCACCTACTACATGCTGGCAAGTATTCTGCCAAGCTAATGTTATGTGCGGGTGGCTTACTTATTCATGCAATATTTCCATTTATATTGGTAGATTTTGCATCAAAAAGAGTGGAGCTAAAGTAATATGAAGCTTCTTATGGAACAGTGGCGACAGTTTATAAATGAGGGCTCAAAGTTCAAGCTCAAGGGTGACTCGGAATACTTTCGTATTGACCTTCAAGGTATTGGTTATGCCCAAGGGATGCAACACCTAAGATTTAAAGAATGTCAGTCAGATGTTGACGCTCTTATGGAAACACCAGAATTTATAAAAGCTAAAGAAAAGTTTGAAGCCAACAATACCACCAAAGATATGGCACAGGACGAAGACGGCAATTATATAATGAAAGAAGTGCCAGCTAAGTTCAGACCAAGATTTTACGATATAGAAAATGCCTGGATCACTAACCCAGAACAACGAGGCAAAGGGTACGGCAAAGAAATATACAAAGCATTTATCGCTCAAGCAGCAGAATACGCCAAGTCTTATGGCGGTGTATTTGTAGGGGCACATCACTGCACCATAGGCTCAGGAACTTCGGCTGATGCCAGGAGAGTGTGGAAATCACTTGCAAGGGATTACACATCATCAGGCGATGTGATATTTATAGGACTATGAAAGAAATACTAACAGAGTGGCGAAAGTATTTATTGTCCGAAGGGATGAAGACTATAAAAGATCTCCCTGAAGGATCAAGCATACTTGTTAGCATTGGACAAGATATTCAATTGGCTTATAAGCACGAGGGTCAAACACTCTACCATGCAAACGCTGGTGATCCTCCTCCACCTGACGATGCCCCTTGGGGGTCCATGACTTCAGTAAAACTATCGAAGCCTTGTCTAGACGGCTATCAGGTCGTACAGGCATCTGCCAGAAAAGGCTGGGGTCCACTTTTATATGACATAATGCTAGAACTGACTAGCGAACTTGGCGGCGGGCTTACTGCTGACCGAGGCAGCGTTTCTAGAGATGCCTATCAAGTATGGGATTATTATATGCGGAAACGAAAAGATGTAGAGGCTAAACAACTAGACATTACCAATCGTGATTTTGAGAAGGTTACCCCTGACGATGAATCTGATGACTGCGAGCAATCATCTTCAATTAGGTGGGCAAGAAAGAATAACCTTGATAAGGAGTACGGCTGGTCATCCCAACCCACAGCTTATTTATACAGCAAGGGCTCAACTCCAACATTAGACGCTTTGCGTGCGGCAGGTAAATTAGAAGAATGAAACAACTGCTAACAGAGTGGCGGAAGTATCTGAAGGAATCAAAGTTCCTACCAGATACTTTATATCATGGCACCACTGAGGTGTTTGATAAATTTGATGACAGTAAGGCAGGCAGGAGAGATAGTGGTAACTTAGGTAGGGGTATTTACTTATCGATCGATAGTGACATGGCCATGAGCTATGCAGAAGAAAATGCCAAGAGATTTGGTGGAGACCCAGTTGTCCTAGAAGTAGAACACAGCCTAGAGAACGTAGCCAACTTCAATGATCACATAAGCGACTTGAAACAAGCGGGTGTAAGCTTCCCGCCAAAAGCAAATGACCCTGAAAGATCAGCAGCATTAACAAAATACTTTACAGAGAAAGGCTTTGATGGTGCCCACTCGGGTCACGAAATAGTCGTCTTTGATGTTAGCAAACTAAATATAAAAGGCGTCGGTGATATTCCTTCAACCAAAGAGGCTTGGAAGATCAAGGCAAGAGCTAAAGCTGACGAGCTTGGAATACCATATGAGGATTTAGGATTATGAAAAAACTATTAAACGAATGGCGACAATTTCTAAATGAGTCACAAGAGTTTGACGAAGAAGAAATGGTTAACGCACTAAACAAAAACGGTAGAGATTTTTATGGATTAATGGATGATCTTAATGCTCTAGGATATGAGGCTGAGGGCAGTCCTGCTCTGATACAAAAATATATTATGGACAGAGACAGAAATTATAAAGAACCAAGGGTGGGAGAGTTTATAGCAGACCATCCAGAGGGTGTCTACATAATAGTACACCAACCACTAATGGGTATAAACACCATCAACCTTCTTATAAATGGTGATCAGATATCTGGAGATCAAAAGCTAATAGGACCAAAGGCTAAAGCTGGTCCTCTTGGTGTTGTAAAGGGTAAAGAAGAATAAAATGAAAAAACTACTAACAGAGTGGAGAGAGTTTTTGAAGGAGGGTCTTGATCCTCGCATCCAGAAGCAGTTGAACGCTCTGCTAGCACTTGACGATATTGGTATTGTGCTTGACGTCGAGGGCGGCGGCGATGGTGCCCAGGTAAGATATGTTCGCATTGAGGATTATGAGAATAAGCAGTTTTCAGAGTTAAAACAAAGCAAGACAGGCATACCCTATGGCGGTTTGCAGGTTGACAGGGCGATAGAAGATGAAAATGGACCATGCTTTAATGGACATGTTGTTGTAGGTGCGAGAGCGGAAAGAGGCTGGGGACCATTATTATATGAGGTGATTCTAGAATGGGCTTCACAAAACGGCGGCGGTCTTATGCCAGACAGATTTTCTGTATCTGATTACGCCCTAGCCGTATGGGACAAATATGAGAAACGCTCAGATGTAAAACCAAGCCAAATGGACGTTGCTCATGGTCTAGACTCAATCTCCTCAAAAACACTTGATTATTTCCCACAACTAACTCCAGATAAAAAAGAAGACGATTGCGATCAGACTGTGCCAATTGGCAGGAGAAGTACTGACTGGCCTAAAAGCCCGCTGTCTAAAATTTATTCTAAAGGCTCTACTGAAACTATCGAAGCACTACAAAAAGCCAAAAGGTTATTTGTAATATGAAAAAACTACTAACAGAGTGGCGTAAGTTTATGAAGGAAGAAAACGACTGGGCGGCTGAGTTCGGCGGGTTTTCTGATGATGAGCGAGGACCTGAGATCCAACGCTCACCTCATCTTGATGATCTGGAGGGCTTAGACAGAGGCGATACTTTTACTATCGGCAACCGCAAGCCTGTTTATCGTGTTATCGGAGCACTAACAGACAAAGGGATAGCCAAAGGTCAGCCAACCAAGTTGGTGGTCGTTGACGGCTCTGGCGAGAGAAAGACCTACGAAGTCAGATCCCCACGAACGGGAGAGGAAGGTGAAGTAGGAGCCTTCGGGAAAAATGACAAGAATGAATATGAAAAACTCTTCGGCAAAACAGGATTTGTTATGAACATTACCAAAGCTGCGGAAACAGATAAATAAATGAAAAAACTACTAACAGAGTGGCGGAAGTATTTAAGCGAGATCAAGCTTGACATTAAAGTTGGCGATGTGCTCTTGGGTGGTAAATTCAAAAACAAGCGAGTGATCGTAAAAAGTATTGGAAAAGATGCATTAGGGCAGCCAACAATCAACGGTCAATCTCTGCTCAAATTTAGAATTGAAAAGAGCCTACCAGATAGCAAGAAAAGTAAAAAGACTTTAGAAGCTGGGAACAAAGATGAGTCATAAGCTTATAATGGAGAACTGGAGGGATTTTAGAAAAGTCCACAAAGTAAACGAGAAGATTTATAAGCAGTATGCCTCCCGCCTCAGCGAAGATTCGCAGGAGGTTTTCTGGAATTTGTCGGAAGACCAAAAAATATTTGTTATTGAAGACTGGATAAAGCAAGGACGCCCAGCCCAGCATCTTACCGAAGATAAAAGTCTAGTAGGAAAAATAGTAAAACTTCCTCGTGGATTATTTCCCGCCAACAAAGGCAAAGTCCTATCATTTGATGGTGAGTCTTATAAGGTAGAAGTAACCGACAAGAGAGGTAGAACAAGTGTTGTTACAGTTGGACGAGCAGCCATCAAAGAAGAAAAGATGGCTGACCTCAACGAGGAGCTTCTTGATGAGGGGCTGAGAGATTGGCTGAAAGATAAATCTACATCAGCAATCAAATCTATTAAATCTAGCTTGGCAAAAGTCGGGCAGGAAATAAAAGAATCTGGCGAAGCGGGTAAACTTATATTAAAAGCAGCCAAAGGCACAGCGTTATCCGAGGAAGAAAAGTCATTCCTAAAAAGACAACTACGAGACATTGGAGTGGGCGCAATTTTGTTAGCACTCTTTATACCCCCTGGCGGTGCAATTGCAATTGGCGCTCTTGTAAAATTGGGCAAATATTATAATATTGATATTTTGCCTAGTGCATTTATGTAACATAAAAATTTATAGACTATTTACTGTGAGGTGTTTAACATGAAAAAGTTTAGAGTACGAATAATCAAAGAAGATAAAGAAGCTTATGGTGGAGATCTAGGTCGCCACGGAGGTTCAGGAAATGTCAGGATGGCCCAGTCTCTCAAGAAGGGCGACATTGTACAATTCCAAGTAGCCGATTACAGAACTAACACCCGCAAATACTACAAAGGTATTCTAATGATGCTTAAGGGCGAGAAAGGCTATACTCGGGTCGTTTCCGACCGAGCCCAAGTTAAAGTAACCCATGAAGCAGAGCAGACCTATAAATCTAGTCATGACCAGCAAGGAACTATATCTGATTTTGTCCCAGTTCCAGAGCCATATATCACAGAGATAGTTGCTGATGAGCTTATAGCGGTCAAGGAAGGCATGAATGAAGATAGGTATTCGCAAGATATCGATATAGAGGGTAAGGCTAGAGAACTAGCTGGTCTTCCAGAGGAAGCCATTAATGATATTGCTTCCATGGCTAAGCAAATGAAAGATAAAGATGGCGCTGGCAACCGTCAGGATAATTTAGGAGAAGCAAGATTCTCCGAGTATGGCAAAATCGATGCAGAAATGGGCAACCCCCCATCGAAGATTGGTCGGGGCGACGAAGAATATATGAAAGCGTATAACGCAGTACTTGTTGCGAAAGGTGAAGAACCCCTCTCTGTAGAGAAGCCTGATCAGAAATATCTTGATGCACTTGAGCGTGGTCAATTGTCTAACGACTATACGGCTCGTAACCGTAAAGATGAAGGATACCGAGGCTCAGATGAAGAGAAAAAAGCAATGAGTAAAATGTCCAACAAAGATTTGTACAAATATGTCACTCGTGACAGGCACACTGTACCAAACCTAAAAGGCGACATGGGACCACTCCCAGGACTTGAAGGACCATTCCAGTTTGAAGATGGGCAGGTATTATATTACGATCCAAAGGCTGGTAAATACTACGATCGTGGTAAAGACATGTTTGTCGAGAACCCACCAGGGAACCGTAAAGATGTAGAAGAATCTCATTGTGGTGGTAAGCATTCTGGCAACCGCCGTATTAAGGTTAGAAGAAGAAAATAAATTATAATCTCTTGACAACCCACCAGCATATGCTATTATAGTGTTGGAGGGAGGTGTCCCATGAGATACCAAGTGTTTAGTGATATGGATGGTGTCCTCGTCAACTTCGAGGATGGTGTCCTGAGTTATATGAATAAGCGGTTGCGAGAACTTCGCCACGAGCCTGATCATCCTGATTATAAACTTGCCCGTTCGGCAGCCAAAGAGCTTGGCGGCTGGGACGTCGAGATCAACAAGTGGCACATTGCTCGGTCTGATCAAGAAAGTAGCCTGCCTCGGAACTATCGTGTCCGAGATTTCATGTACCGAATGGTTGAAAACGATGTTGACCTCTGGGCTAACCTCGGCTGGGAGCGTGGCGGCAAAGAACTTTGGGATTATATCAAAGACATCCCAGGGTTGGAGATTTTGTCTGCTCCGATGGCTGAAGGCTCAAAGGTCGGCAAGAGAATTTGGGTCGCTCGTGAGTTAGGGCTTCCAGTTGAAAAAGTCAACTTGTCTGACAGTAAGAAGCCCTACGGAGTTTGGAACGGAAAGCAAGGACTTCTGATTGACGACCGTGATAAATATGTCAACGAGTTTCGTGAGGGCGGCGGCGTCGCTATTAAACATGATCCAGATAATGTGTATAATACGATTCGGCAACTAAAAGAACTTGGACTGTAGTTGAAAGATGTAACAGCAGTAAAGAAAAAGAGAATATTAGATCAGGTCCTTGGAGGTTCAATCCGTCAGGGATCTGAACTTTTATATCCATGTGTTTGTTGTGGTCATCACAAGCCAAAGCTATCCGTAAACATTCTTAAAGAAGCTTTTAAGTGTTGGGTCTGCGACTATAAGGGTAAATCTCTACGCCGACTTGTCCGCCGCTATGGCGACTTTAATCATGTTTATCAATGGCGTGAGTTTGAAGAAGATCCAATAGACTCAGATCTGAAGGATCTATTTGTATCTGTTCAAGAGGTAGAGCAGGTTATCGAACTACCAGAGGAGTTTATACCTTTGGCTCGACCACCAAGACCAACAGATAACAGGGCACGAAAATATCTTAGATCTAGAAACGTGACCAAGCAGGATATGCTCATGTGGCGACTGGGATATTGCCCAACAGGACAATATGCTAACAGGATTATTATACCTAGTTTTTCTGCTAGAGGAGAATGTAATTATTTTGTAGCTAGATCGTGGGATAAGAAGGACTGGCCTCCATATTTAAATGGACCTGGCAACAAGGATATAGTTTTTAATGATCTGCTGGTTGACTGGAACAAAGAAGTAGTACTGGTAGAGGGTGTGTTTGATGCCATCGCTTATGGCGAGAATGCCATTCCTTTATTAGGGTCCACTTTGCGTGACGATAGTAAGTTGTTCCATAAGATTATTTCTAACGACACACCTGTCCTTATGGCACTGGATGACGATGCAAAAGATAAAAGTTTGAAAATAGTTAAGTCTCTCTTAACTTACGACGTCGAGGTACGCTTAATGGATACTTCTGGTTATAAAGATATCGCTGAGATGCCCAAAGCTGTGTTATTGAGCAGAGCAGAGGCAGCACCGTTTATGAATCCAGCAAACTACTTAATGTTGAAGGCTTCTGGTCTATAGGAGGATGAAATGAAATTCACCGAATCTGAACTACGAGAAATTATTAAAGAAGAGCTTATGAGCGAGCGATCTGGCGTCACGGGTGCTGAGATCGCCCAAGCGAGAATAATTATTCAAAACCACCTAAAGCAGATGTTTAACGAATTAGGCAGAGACAAGCTGCCCAAAAAATTCTCAACAGAAATACTTATCCAGCCAATTTTAGACAAGTGGGCCCAAGGTCGCCGTGGTCCTGTGAAAGCCTATAATCCGTTGACACGGAAAATGACCAACTAGTCTATAAAACCCTAAACACCTCTAAAAATACCTGATACAATAAGATACGCTTATAGAAGGAGTGCGCCTATGGTGCGGATAGCACATTTTGGGGATACCCATATCAAAAATCTTAAATATCATCATGAATATCGTCATGCATTTGAGGAAATTTATAAGACCCTGCGAGCAGAAAGCGTAGACTACATCGTCCACACAGGCGACTTGGCTCACACCAAGACCCAACTTTCACCAGAGTATTTTGAACTAGCCACAGAGTTCTTGAAGAACCTGGCTGACATCGCCGAGACGCACATCATCCTCGGGAATCACGACGGTAACCTGCGGAACAGCAGCCGCCAAGATGCCATCACCCCAATTGTGGAAGCACTAGACCACGCAAGCCTTATGCTTCACAAGTATTCGGGTGAGGTTCAGCTAGAGGACGACTTGACTATTAACGTTTTGTCAATCTTTGACGAGACCAACTGGCAAGACCCAACAGATCCAGAGTCTATCAACATCGCTCTTTATCACGGAGCAATTAATAATAGTAAAACCGACATGGGTTGGATCATGGATCATGGCGACCACGACATCAAAGTGTTCGATAAGTTTGATTACGCTATGCTGGGAGATATCCACAAGACTAATCAGGTTCTCAACGAAAGTGGGACGATCCGCTATTGTGGCTCTACTATCCAGCAGAATCACGGCGAGACAAACGACAAGGGCTTTTTGATCTGGGATATCCATAGCAAGACTGACTTCTGCGTGGAACATCATCTTGTAGAAAACGTTAAGCCTTTCATGACAATTGAGATGACAGCCAAGGGGAACATGCCTAGAAACCTAGACATTCCCGAAGGAGCCCGACTTCGTGTGGTGACTCACCACAAAGTCTCTCTAGACAAGATTCGTCGGGTGATGGACATTGCCAAGAGCCGCTTCAAGCCTGAGAGTCTGTCTTTCGTTAACAAGGCTGGACTTAAGCGTTCCAGTGTAGATGTTGATGACTTGGGCAACACAGAGAATTTGCGGGACCAACAAGTCCAAGAGCGACTTATTCGGGAATACTTAAAAGAATATGAACCCGACGCTAAGACCTTAGAGAGAGTTTTCCAATTAAACTCACGCTACGATGCTCGGGTCAACGGCGAAGACGCCTCCTTACGAAACGTGGAGTGGTCCCTCAAAAGTATGCAGTGGGACAATCTCTTCAACTACGGAGAGAACAACACCATTAACTTTGAGAAACTGAACGGCGTTGTCGGTGTCTTCGGTAAGAACTACTCAGGCAAGAGTTCCGTGATTGATAGTGCGTTGTACACGATTTACAACTCTATCAGCAAGAACAACCGCAAGAACCTGAACATCATCAACCAGAACAAGCAAGCTGGCTGCGGTCGTGTTGAAATTGATATTGACGGCAAGGCCTACATCATTGAGAGAAAGTCGGAGAAGTATAAAAAGAAACTTCACGGCGAAGAAACTGACGAAGCCAAGACTGATGTAGAGTTCTCAATGATTGACCCAGCGACTGGGGAAGAGACAAGCCTGAACTCGCTAGACCGCAACGGCACTGACAAAGAAATCCGTAAGATCTTTGGAACCATTGATGACTTCTTGCTTACGAGTATGTCCAGTCAGATGGGTGCGATGACTTTTATTAACGAAGGTTCAACCAAGCGCAAGGAAATCCTAGCCAAGTTCTTGGACCTTGACCAGTTTGAGAAGAAGTTCCGAGCCTCCAAGAATGACAGTATTGAAACCCGTGCTCTTCTCAAAAAGTTGGAAGATAATAACTTTGATGAAGATATTACGCAACTCGTCGGACAATTGACCGATAATGAAAAGGACCGATCTAAACAAGAAAAGAAATGCAAGAAACTAACTACACAGTTAGAAACCATTTCCGA